AAAACCTCATTTCCTCCTCATGCTTTTCCTCCGGCGATCTGTTATCACTTACGCTGTAGCATGGTGATGAGTGTATCGGTATGGGCTTCATGGCATCTATGGCTAATTTGATAGACTTTTCTTTGATATCGCTCATACTATTTTCTTTTTGTTCCCAGATCATGCCGCTATGAAGGCAATTAGGATCATCAGCATGATTTATTAAACAAATCCCTTTGTCGTAAAAACAACATCCCGTACAACTCTCTTCTTCTATCTCAGGGATAGCTATGTATTCTTTCCCTTTATATATTTTAACTTCTCCTTTTCTTATCTTATTCATCTTATTAGATTTTTATATCCTACATGTTTCAACTGCTCTTCGGTAGCTTTCTCCTTCGGGAACTTCCCGTGCCATTTACCGGGCACCACGACATCACGGCCGTCGGGACTGGTAGCCAGCCTCCCGCATTCGCTGCACAGCCCCATGCCCTTGTACGGCTGTAGCTCCTTGGCATACTTGAATTTGTCCACCATATACTCGTTTGTCAACATCCAGTAACTAGACGTGGCGGTATTATCGACACAACCGCATTTGGCGCATACAAACAGGCTCATAGTAAGTTCTTTTTTGCCTCATTAAACAACCGTTCTACCATATTCTCAAATTCCCCATCAGGTATATCTATTACATCTTTAGCCTGTACTTGGATGTTTTCATCTTTTGATAAAGAATAGTAATTATTCTTGACATCGCAATGAGCTACAGTACCATTTATGTAAATAGAATCATCTGGTTCTAAATTATCCGCATAGCCATTCATACAAGATGTATGGACATGACATATATCATCTATTCTTATCATAAAAGAATCGTCATGTTTAACATATTTTCCAATAACCCATTTATATTTCTCTTTTAGATCAATTTGTACTTTTATTCTTTCCGCCATTAATTGGGCTTCTAATTCTTCAATCTTATTCATATTCTATCTGTTTTAATGTTATTGTTATTAAATCTGTTTATCATCTCATCAAAGAATTGACGGTCTATCTCCACAAGCAGGGAGTCCCTTCCCTCCTCGTAAGCCGCTATCCCTGTCGTTCCGCTCCCGGCTACCGGATCCATTACCGCATCTCCCGGATTCGTGTATGTTCGTATCAAGTATCTTAGTAACTCCATCGGCTTCTGGTTGGGATGGATGGCTGATTTTTGCCTGTCTGTCTTAAATGTCATGACCGATAGCGGGTATCTCTCCGTGCTATCGTATGTAGTGAGACCGGCTTTGCCATATAATTCCGTTTCCTTGCATCCCGCTTTACTGGAGGCCTTGGATACTTTCCTGACATGACCATAAGTCTTTTGGGGATTATATGTATGCTTCCCAAGTGGCATAGGTGAGAAGATAAGTATCAACTCATGATTCCTTAATGGAGCTTTCTTGGCGTTAAGAAAACCTGTAGGGGTAGTCTTATGCCAAACAAGGTCGTACCGGTACCATCCCGCTGGGGCGACCCTCATGATCTCGACCGCCGCCGTGATGGAACAGGTGACGGCTACCACCCCGTACGGACACAGCATTTTTTGGATTACCTCCCACATCGCCTTATAATCAAATCCCTCCTTGTCGTATCTTGCTTGGGTTATCTTATAAGGAGGGTCGGCAAAAACAAATCTTACCTTCCCTACCATATCCTTGAATACGGACATCGCCATACCCATATCCCCGTTAAACGCCCTTACTTTCCCGTTCATCATCAACCCTCTCCACTTTAATTGTTCCCATATCACCTGAAGGTAACGTAATATCGCTATACACGTTATTCCAGTTCTCGTCAATGGCCAACTGATGTAATATCGACCTATATATCTGGTAGGTGTTACCGATAAGTCTCTTCCTATTTATCTTATCCTTACTGCCTCCATCATACCCTATATGCTCAAAATCCTCAAGATCTGGGAACAACCTTCTTCTTATCGCTCGTGAGTTATTGACTATAAAGCTTCTTATCCCCAGCGTTTCCGTTCTATCCATATCATTTATCAAAGTTTCCGTGGTATGCTGAAGATCCATGTCTCCGGCTGCGTATCTGCTTATGTCCTCCACGCACCGGGATATCAGCATCAGTTGTTCCCTTGTCAATGTTATTTTATAAAGTTGTTTGTTGTTCATATCCTTCTATTTTATTTATCATCTCGAATATTTTCACCGCTATCAACGGCACTATGGCATTACCATAAGCCTTTATTGATTCTTTTCTCCATTTCCCGTAAGGAATGGTAAGGTTGTCCACATTAAAGGGTAGCCCATCATTTCCTCTACAAATAGGGGACTGAGTTGGAAAACTCTTCCATTGAGTCGATCCCCGTCCATCCCAATCACGGCAGGCATATTTCTTAAAGAGTCTGTTCTCGGTGCTCCGTTGCTTTTTGTCATCTTCCTTATCGTACAAGAACCTGTGTGATCTGAGGCCACTGGTGTCGGTAATAAGTCTCCGTATTTTATCCCTTGTTTGGGAAGTGAACTCAAATCCATTAATCTTGTCTTCCCGTCCTTGTCGCAAACCTTCAACCCTTGCGTCTGAACAGTCGGAAGCAATGAACCATATCCTATACCGTTTATGTGGCGCTCCGACACCGCAAGCTGGAACAATGATCGGTTGGACGGAATATCCTTCACGTTCAAGATCGTCGCAGATGGTATTGATGATATATTCTTGCTCAAGTATCGTTTCCTTGTAATTTTCTTCATCTTGATCACTTTTCGTTTCCACGTCAGTTTCACTACCGGGTTGAACCATATTGGTGATTCCAGCAACATTCTCGCCAATAACCCAGAGCGGTCTTGTCTCTCGTATGACTCTAAGCATTTCCGGCCAGAGATAACGGTTATCATCCGCTCCCTTTCGTTGTCCAGCGACGCTAAATGGTTGACAAGGGAAACCTCCGGTGAGCACGTCGATTTTCCCTTTCCATGAAGTGAAATCAGTTCTTTTAATATCTTCATATAATACTGTTTTTGGAAAATAATATTTTAATACACTTTGACAGAATGGATCTATCTCGCATTGAAAGACATTGTTCCATCCTACCTCTCTAGCGGCTAAATCAAAGCCTCCTATACCTGAGAAAAGACTAGCGTGATTCATTCCATCTTATTTGATATTAATTTTTCTTTTATATGTTTAGATATATCAATTATCTCATCTTTTATATTGCAGTCATCTTTTAATAATGAACCAAATATACATGATATGGCGCCCTTTAGACCTAGCGCTATCCCTATCTCCAATATTTTTTTATCGGTATTAGAGATGCCTATAGGTTCATATAATATTGATGATATTCTGTTAATTACATGTATCACATCATTTTCATTCATTGATGTAGATTTATCGACAATAGCTATAAAATCTTTTATAATCATAATATAAGCTATTTTTATTTCTTTTATCGTATCATCGCTTAGATGTCTATCTCTTATATGCCTTTCAACATACTTGTTTGCTAGATTCTCTATTTTGTTTGATTTGTCCATTTGTACTATCAATTATTTAGTTAATAATAGATCATAGTCCTCTTCATCTATACTCCCATTATTGTTGACATATATAATGAAATCATTTAAAAGCACGGACTTATCCCTGGATAAGGCTTTTATAATAAGCTCTCCATCATCTTTCAACATCACATGCACAGTATCCCAGATAACATATTTTTAACATTCTTTCTCAATCTTCTTGATTGTTTTAAGTATTATCTTATACGTATCCTCATATCTTTTTACTATTCCGCAAAGTTCAGTCGTATTATATTTACGTATAGCCGTGAATATATATTCCTTTTTGCAATCCCAGCATTTTATCAGTCTTTCTGATACGCACGCCTTATCCTCGTAGAAGAAGCAACCCTTACATGGCTCATTATGGTCGTAGCTTAATACTACAAGCAGCTCCACGCCATTCTTGTATATCACGTCCCCTTGTTTCATCTTGTCTATTTTATTAATCTCATTATCAATATAGTAAAGTTGGATATTATCCATACTATAGATATCCAGAACGTTGTACTTAACATAAGACCTATATTCTTAGGTATAGGATCTACTCTCCTGAATGTCAGGATCATGTATATAAATGTTTTTATATTCATAATTTACGATATTTTTCTATATAGTTAACTATCAAGTCTTTAACTCCTTTTGGAACATCTGTTAGTTTAAGTTTTCCTTGGAATATATCCTTACCGTACTCGTCCATGATCTCCCCGAATGAAGGATTCATGACTCTCGTTGACATGCATATCGGTTGATCGGTATCGAATTTGAGAACAATCGTTTTCCCGCTGTTTATCACCTTTTTTAAAGCCACATAAAGTTTCCTTCCTTTTATTATATCACAATTCCCTTTTAGGATGTTGGACATATATATAACATGTTCTTTCTTGATACGGGGAGCTTGCTTCCTAGGACTTGTGTTATTTATATAAACAATATCCCCCCCATTTAACTTCCATTTATCGAAACATGACAAACATATACCGTAATCCGCCCATTTTCTTATTCTAGGCAACATCCGTTTACTTCCTGCCGGCATCTTTTCCCCGCAGCATTTGCATTCCCAATCTTTGATGGTCCTGAACTCTGCGTAATCATCTATTGAATACTTTCTTTTAACCATTTCTTTCTGTTTTCAAAATTATCATCACCATAGTTGTAATTAGGACAAGCCTTATTGCTTGGCCGTCTCACATAAGTCTTTTGCTCCCTATTATATTTTCTATTAGGGTTTATATAATGGTCGCACACTTGCCAAACGGAGCAACATACTTTCCCGTATCTTTTCGCCCACTCCTGATCATGTAGATGTACGCAAGTAGCGCAAGTTGGATTCTTGAGCTTATCCTTATTCTCATCTATAATCTTATTGACCCGATCAAGAATAACGGACATATGCTCAGTATACATAACATTGAATACGTCCGGTTCTGGAAGATATGTCATCGAGCTTATATCTATGTCCATTTCCTTAGACTTATCGTAAGCCGATTTGTATTTCCTTATTATCAAATCCTTTAATTGATTTACTTTTCTCTCGTAAGCCCTCATATTTCATTCAGTTTTCCATCCTTGTTTCTTCAATAGATCCACCATCATCCCCTTTATCTTAGGACTGATAGCCTCGGTAAGTATATCAGCGGCCAAGTTAATAGAGAAGTTTGTCATTCTGGATTCTCCTATATACTTCTCGCTGGTAACTTCTTTCACATAATCGTGGATATCCTTAATCATCTCATTTTGAGATCTTAGGAGATCCAGTATCTCATCGAGTTTATCATTCATTTTTTTTCTCAAATATACCTGACAATAACCAGACAACCACTATCAAAAAGAAACACAACCCAAGCGCCTCATCCGGATAATCATGCATCGCCTCTAAAATGTCCCTCATAGCTTAATGTCCATTTTGCCAATTATACGATAGAAAATATCCCTAGTCAGCTCAATATCGTAAGTAGCGTCATGAAGCTTATTCTCGTCGATCTCAATACCCATAGTTCTGGCTACGGTCATCAACTTAAAGTTCTCCATATCGTTTCTTACACCCATCAGGAACGGTGTCACCATAACATATACATCCATACAGTTAGGATAGAACCATGATCCGAAATACTTATCCCCACATTGCTGGAATAAAGCCCGTAGGAAGCTGTTATCGAATCCAGCGTTGTTATACCCCACCAAATACATTTTATCCCTCTTATCGAACTTATTCACGTATTTGGATAATATACCAACTAACTGCCTGTACCCTTCTTCCATAGGCTGATACGACTTCACCTGCTCCAAGGTAACGCCAGCCACGTCCAGCGCCTCTTGCTCTATCGTGGCGGCAGGGTTCGGGGCCAGGCGGATGTCGAACCTCTCGGCCTCCTGCCCGTCGATATCCACGATCCCTCCTATTTGGTGTATCCCGTTTCTCCAGAACTTAACCCCGGTTGTCTCTAAATCGAAAAATAGTAATTTGCTCATATCTATTGATTTTTAAAATGTTCCTTAATCTTCTCCAATGCCTCATAAGACAGATAGCTGTCTATAGTATTATCGCTATCTATTTCCAGCAACTCATTAAACAAGTCTTTAGCCAATGCTTTCCACTGTTCTCCCCAATCACGGAGATTCTCGACCCTTGACCGTATATCCTCGAAATAAGAATTTACGTCTGATTTGATTGATTTTGAATAGTATTTAACATCCTTCTCATCCCCATCCATCATATAATCACATTGTGCCCTGATATCTTTTATATAGTTATTTATATCACTGCACATATAATTAACGGGTTTACGTATATTGAATATAGCTTCTGACGTAAGACCGGTTATATCTTGTATGTCTTTTAAATTATCCATAATTTAATCAATTAAATGCCAACCATCCGCCTATATACCCCATCGCAAAAACGAACAATGTTATAACTCCCAATAATATCCAACATCTTACAATTAGCTTATCGTCATCTAGCTTATTGTCATCTCTCTTTATTTTATTAAGATAATCATATATAGCTGTATAGACAGCATGGTGAATATTCTCATCTCTAGCCCTTACGATATTATCATATTCGTTATATCCTAGATTATGGATAGCACTTTCGATCCTCATATTCCCCGTAACTTTTTTGTTTACATCAAAATCGAAACTAAATACCATATCAGTGGTTAGAGCGTTTGCGATTCTGCTTTTTATCTCATCATCACTGAGATTGACATCGTGCACTAATCGCTCATAGTCTTTATCGTCAAGAATTATCTGTTTTTTAATGTTCATATCCCTAATATTTCTGTTACATAAACAAAACCATAACATATATAATTATCAGCGTCATGCTCACTATAATCAACATGCCAAATAACAGCGCATGGGAAATAGAGTGGCATATCCTCAGCCATAGGCTCCTCTCTATGGTCATCAATGTTTATCTTCTCCCTCCACCTCCACAGGTCTTGGATATCGTTCAAAATTAATTTCTCCATAACTATGACGGATGTTAGATGTTAGTAATTCAATAGCTAAGCTGATCATAGCTCCCGCTTCAGTAAGTTGATTCATTTGGGCGTACATTCTATGCTCTGCACTACGATAAGCCTCTCTACTACTTATGATGTCTAGTAAATCATCTATAGCGTTTCTAAGAAGATCGGTCATCCCATGCCCTCCTATGCCCTTGAAATAATAAATATCACGACCAGCGTAAAACATGTCCTGATATCTTTTAGCTACGTACTCTATTCCGGATAGATGGTATTTCTCGTTGTCTATCTCCACCTCTCCTTCTTCTATAGCTCTCAATAACTTCCAATCTATCGTTACATAAGTTTGACGATTTTTTTACCTTTACATAGGTATATCCGCCATAATGAGAACCCAGCGTCCTCATCGTAAGTTCATTGACTTTTTGTTTGTCTCCATCCATAATAATCTGGTTTTTAATGTTGATACAAAAGTAAGATTTAAACAAAAACAAAAGCATGAATAATATTAAAATAATATTAATCATGCTTAAATATAAATATATTCCTTCTAGTTCTCACGGATATACGTATTCGTACTCATTTGGAGGAGATGTCTTATATTCAACATCGCACTCCATATTGGTGTAATAGTTATCCCCTTTTCTGTATACTAACGCTACCCAACAGTCATATTTTTGCTGTATCCTATAAGAGGGACATTGGCCATAGGCGGATTATCCCCCGTTTTGTATCTTATTCTTGTTACTTGTTTCATGTTCTCATGGATATAGATATTCGTATTCTTCCGGTGGATATGTTTCAAATTCGGTGTCGTACTTCATACAAGTGTAGTACTTGCCTTTGCTTCTGTACACTACTGTCCACGGACAGTCATATCTTTTGTTGTATCCTAAAAGAGGAACACCTTCCATAGGAGGCTTATCTTTCGTTTTGTACCTTAATTTTGTTATTTGCTTTATGCTCATATAATCTTATGTTTAAGTAATTCCATCATCATCGAAAACAATGTGTCTACAAGACGTTTCTCGCTACTCCAATATATAGGGATCTCGTCTATATCTCTATACGCTACAGACCATGCATGTTTTAGCTTATAACATTCTAATGTACAACCCTCTATCTCATATGGGAGCAAATTCAGTAACGTCCCTACATCCCAAACAGGGTTGAAGACGTCCGGTGTAACGACCTCGATAAGTCCTATGCGGCCAGCTTCGTCCTCCATAGAATGCAGTCGATCTAGGTATCGGTTCCTAAACCCGCTGGCGGTGGAGATAGGGAGGCCGGCCTCGACCAGCGCCCTCCCCCTGTTCTTTTGTGGTGAATATCCTTTCTTTCATCTAATCCTTGATCTTTTTCTCTACAGTAACGATCGTATCATTATGCCATCCCCCATGAGCCACAAGAAGAATCTCCTGCTGCTCGAAGCCAAGCCCGGCCCCTATACCGCCGGAGTTCCACGCGCAGGTAATGACCACCCCTCCTTTCTTGGTGATCCTAGCTATCTCCTTCTTCTGTCTAGCCCAATAACTAGATTGTGTTGTTTGCATATTAACAGATTCTCCAAGCTTTTTATATGACTCGGATACCTGTCTCGCGGAATATGGTGGATCATATAGTACCATATCAGCTATATTATCCTTAAGACCACACAGGAAGTCCGTGGCGTCCTTATGATGCATAGCCTTAGTCTCAGGATCAAGATCGTTGGTGATCGTCCCTATGTCGCTGTTTCTGGCGAATGGATCCACTATAACCATCCCCTCTTCTCGATATTTATCTATAAGTTCCCTTATCGGTCTTATGCTGAATGTCTCTTTATTCGGCATCGACCATGTCTTGTTTATGATCATATCGCTGTAATTGTGCTTTAAATATGAGTTTCATGGTACTTCTAGGTATAGGATCACATATATCCTCCCACCAATTCTCGTGCCCTTTCGGCGGATGTATATCCTTTTTCCATGAAGATCCCTTAACTGTCTTGATTCTTCCGTATGGTCTCATTTTGCTCGTGTTTACCTTCACATATCATAATTGTTTATTTATTCTCAGACCTAAAAATATCTTTTGCGAACATATCAAGGGTAAGTTTATGTATCTTAGGTAAGACCTTAACCAATTTAATACCAAAATTTTCTCCCCTCTTAACAAAAGTCCATTTACCATATATGATTCCATGCATCATATTCTGTATTACTTCCTTACTGTCTGTCAAGAATACTTGGTAATAGACACTTTTGGCATAATTAAAATCCTCCCCATGATCATTTGCCGGTCTTAATATCATTACAGCCGAAGAGCGTCCACGAACGAATCCGTGTATCTCAAGGCATTCATCAAACTCATAATTATCACGTTCCTCATCATGAACATCCTTAACCCATTTACATGGTCTCCCGTCCTTAAACGGGATCTTTAACTGTTTCTTTGCCATCTTTTAAATTATATTATAATGTTAGGTACTTATATACTTTTCTACACCAAAAGCATATTTTCATGCTTCATAGGGACATTGTTGAATCCGCTTACACGAAACTGATTCTAAAGAGGTCTCTTCACGTGCTTTAATTCCCGGCGTACCTCCGGTATCGTTTGTTAATCGTAACTATATAAACCCGGTGTAAAGTTATATATAATCACCATTGTCAGTTATATTGATATCACTCCACAAGTTCAATCTTCCCTTATCATCCAATTGCATATGGATAAAACCTTTTGTCACCTTCTTCCCGGCTTTAAGAGCCTCTACGTCTTTATCGGTAATCTTTTTCATACTTTCGATATTTTATCGTTACAATTAAATTCATCTTTCATCCTGATCTTTATGCCTCCATATGATAATTCCTTATGAGCTGTGACAAAATAATCAACCGCATCTTCATCTAATAAACTATGCGGACACCTTTCCCATACAGGGTTTTGATCTAGATGATCCCATGTGGCTACAAGTAACCTATTCTTGTCATCATCAATAGCTATTTTGTATGTCCCTGTAGTAGCCTTACGTTTAATGATCGCTCCATTTAACATCTGTTTCTTAGCCCAGCTCCATGAGCCTCTCAACCCAAATGTTTTTATAACCCAGTCATTTATCTTCTTCATTTCAAGTTATTTGTTAAAAGTGTAATATAAATATAAATACATAAATTGGATAGGACTATTCACCATACCCTTATCAGTAGGATCATCGTATTTTTCAAGCCAAAAACGAAGCGCCTCCCAATCGATATCCTTACGGTCACATACCATGCAGGCTAGGTTAGCCCCGAACAGCTCCCCGTCGCCGCCCAGCGACTTGTTAAACCTCTTGGCTAGTCTTTCCTTGAATCCCTTATCATACCATATCCCGGAAGTAGCGGCATAACAATAATAAGCGTTGTATTTCATTTTCACGCCCATCTTCTCAAACAATGGTGTATGCCATATCCGATCTAAAAAGAATACTATTCCACGATATATGAAGGTTCGGAGATTTTTCCTGTATTCTTTCCCCAAGAAATTATCCACACAAGATATAGTCCCGCCTGAATAATACCAATTATTGGCGCCTCTCTTAACCTTATCCGTCATCTTGAATTTATTCTTTCTGTCTTCCACCCTATCCCAAGGTTTCAGCTTATCCTCATTAAATGTCGGGCAATAATGATAGTAATGATTGATCCATGACAGATATGGGTTGTATATCGTGTATCCATTATCGCTGACATATGAGTTCATATCATACCCAAGTTCCTTGGCTAGAATAGATCCCTCATCAGCTAATACCTTCAATATCGGGTTCAAGTTCCATATCTGATCTTGACTGACGAACATCGAGTAACATGGATCCTCATCCTCCCCATACCATCCTCCCATCCCGCTCACTATTTTATCCAAATCAAGTGAATAATCTTTCCCGGGTAAAAAATCATCTCTAAGAAAAAAACCTCTATATGGGATCATATCATGTATGCCGGGTTGGTCGTCAAATATGAACTTAGCGTTCTCGATCAATCTAATCAATGTTTGCAAGACAGAGGATATATCTATGGGTGCATATTCACACCTATAGACCTTATTATTTATCCAAAGATATTGAAGAAGCTCGGCTATATTAATAGTCCCGTCCTCCACATATCCTGTCTTGTTATCGAAGTTTATTTTGGCTAGAGGTATATTACTTCCTTGTGGTTGATCACTTTTTTCATTACAACAATGCACGAACCTGTCAAAGAATATATCTTTCCAGCCAAAATATTTATCCATTAGCGTCATGGGCTTATTTTTTATCGTATAATGACATGACGTTGATAAGGTCAGCCTTTCTAGCCATCCCCTCAAGTTTGTTAAAGCCATCCATATTATCTCCACTGATGATGATAGTAGGGTATACCTCTATACCGTACTTGGATATCTCCTCCTCCGTGGCCTTGTTCTCCGGGATCTGGTTCAACGTAACCTCACCCTCATACTCCTGTAACGTGTTGGCGATAATATATCGCATGTAATCGCTGTACTCAGCGTCTTTCTTCGTGAAAAAATCGATTCTTACCATCTTTAAATAGTTTTTAATTTGTTAATAATTAAATCCGCTGTAAATATAGCATTATCTATCTCATCTACACCCATCTTCCTCCCATCGAAACTGTTAGATAATAAATCCTTCACGATTTGATATCTTCTCAACTCCCAATCTATGTCTATATCAAACTTAAGATGCCTTACACGATCATAATTCAGCTCTTTATGATTCTTATCGAGGTATTTAACTGTCGAGAATGGGGTATCATCATCAATAGTGCGCTTGATCACATTAATGTATCTACCAGTCCTTTTGTCGATAGCTTTTAATTTCTCATCTACTGTTCTTTCTCCTGACTCTCCCATTCTATTAACCCTTTGTTATGTTTATCGTAATATAATAACGCTATGGCGTTCCAGCATACGGCGGATAGATGCATGAACCCATCCTTATCATATCTCTCCCCTTTCGTATAAGCGACCAAGTGTCTCATGAGTGCACCTAGATAACGATTGAACCCATCAGGTATATCTTGCCATGAGTTATCAGCATACTTCTTGGCACCTTCCGTATATACCCTCACGATGTCCTCTATCTCAGCCAAAGGAAGGAGGTCCCACCGAAGCTTGCCGTCGGCCCGGTCATCCTTGCCGCTGCCGTCTTTCCCTACGAGCGGCCCGCTTTCCACCACCGCATCTCCTATTTTTGGCTTCCCGAAATTCATCACCTCATCTGCCGTCTCATCATCAATAAGCCTTAACTTGATAGCCCTGTTTAACGAGACAACCATCTCCTCATCAACCCAAATGGATTTATATGTCTCATCAAATAACGGTTCTATTTTCATCATCCCCGTATTGTCTGCGGTCTCAAGTACCTCAAATACCTCACCATCATAAACGACCTTGTCGTATTTGTTAAATTCTTCTTTCATCTTAAATTCCTTCTTGTTTTATTATTATTACTGGATCATCATTAAAAGGAGACAGTATTCCAATATGCAGCAATATGCTTCGCTCATCCCCATCATTCTTTTCTGCTTTAAAGCCATTGATAACACATTTGTCACTAGATATAATAAAACCGCTTGTATCAGGATTATTTTCAATTGTAACCCATCCCTTTTTAATCGGTTCATATCTCTTTAGTTTACCAGCATCATCTTTCGTTAACCAATATTCCTCAAAAACAGTATCCGGATATTTGGTCTTTATTTCCTCGTAAGTATCATACCATGTCATATTTTCATGTTTTAGATTAATAAAATTCGCTAAGATCCCTGCATTCTGGTGTCTCACCTGTTATGGAATAAAGCTCACCAGATGATAGATATACGCAATGCGAGGTCTTCCCGTCCCTCCACTCGCTTTGCTTCGTAATCCCGCAAATAGCGCAGCGTTGGATCCCCGGACCTGCCTTTACCCACGAGTGCCGTACGCTCCTTTTCCTTGTCCTGTTGGTGTCGTCAAGCTTTCTCGTAATCAATCCTCCAAGGTCATTACAATCTTATCTTTCCCGATAATAGCCTCATTCCCGCTCCTTACATCAAAGCATCTCCCTTCATCTGCCTCCTTGAAATAAAGAACGCCATTGTACTCGAATAAACCGAAGCCGTAATCGTCTAGCTTCATTTTGCTAAGTTTTTTGAACTTATATACGTTTTTCATATTCTCCATATTTTTAATATTTCCTTCATTCATATAAAATATTGATGCAGATATTGATATTATTCCTATAGCTATCATAATTAATCCTCCGTGGAACATACCTCCGTGTAAATCATCCCAGCCTTTCACCATTACAGCTATGGATAACATAATCACTGCCATACTAAGCAAGACCCATATCATATCACATTTTCTTTGTCTTTAGAAACTCCATCATATCCTCCACACCAAGCTGGAAGCCGGCAGCCGCCTTATGACCGCCGCCACCGGGGTTGGCCTTGCGTGCCAGCGCCGAGACACCCACCTCCTCCTTGGTGGTATAGAACGAGCATCTGAAGAATCTGCCGTTCCAGCAAAATGGCATCATCAAATCATGTTTTCTAGGATCGTACATAGACTCGAATGTGGTGGAGTTAAACTCCGTAGTATTCATACATATCGCCTTGTATCCAAATATATCTGCCTCGAATGAGAACATCTTCATTTCTCCTCTGTTTTTCTCGATGATATACTCTATTATGGCCTCGCCATTTCTTATCATATCGGAAACAAACTCACCATTTGCCTTGTTTAGCACCTCCCTGACCATGTCAACGTCAAGCCCGCAATACCCTCTCATCCCATATTGGAATGAGAGCACGTCACTCCATTCGAAGCGATCATGATCCCATACATCATAAGCGCTCAATAATTTTACCACATTGGGGGTTTCGATATCATCGAAAAGATATTCCCACGTAAGCTCACAAGCCGCCGTTCCGATACGTCTTTTGCCTTTGACATTATAGTCCTTCACAGCTTCTATCGCCGTCTTATGGTGGTCTATCCATGTGACATCTATCCCCTTGTCTTCCCATTCGTCGAATAAGAATCTCGTTCTATCGCCAAATGATACGTCAACTACAAATACCTTATCATATTTATTCACGTCAGGTATTTCCTTGCCGTAATTGTAAGGAAGAAGATCAATGTCCCCTTTGAAATACTTTTTTACTATAGCCGCTGACATTACTCCGTCAAGGTCAGCCTCATGATATATACATCCTGTCATAATCTATTGTTTTTGATTAAAAAATCTATGTATTCTTTTATATCCTTGTTCCTATCATTATCCCAGTCAAATGTCTCGTTTATGAATTTGAAGTACGATACCGGAATTGAATGCAACATCCATCCACAATACTTGCCGAATGTCATTAACGTAGAGCCAAGTGGATGGTCCGGTCTCCCGGGGATAGGGGCGGCGGTCACGCCCTGCGCCAGCCCCCTCCTGCGATCTTTCTTGGCGGCTTTGATATCCAGATCTGTTTTCGTTACTTTATCCCCCATCGGAATATTGGTAATTAGTTTATCGCCGATAAACATTCCCCATCCATACCCCTTGTAGTTCTCTATACTAAGTTTCCTTATATCACCGAACCTTGACGAGTTGTTACAACAATCAACGACTAATGCGCTGCCCTTACCGTCCTTTATCCTGACCGCCCTGCCAAGCCACTGATAAAACGATGAGAATGAGAATGTCGGTCTTCCTACTATCACGCAGTCCAGTCCTGGGTGATCGAATCCGGTTCCGAGGGCGGAATAGTTGAACACTACCTTCGTCTTACCTGACTTGAACCCCTCGACTATAGCCTCCCGCTGTTTCTTTGGCGTGCCTCCGTGAACCACTTCCGCCATGCCAGCGCATATCTTTGCGTTCATCCATTCGGCGGCGGTATTGCAGCTCTCAACAGAATCCATAAACACCAGTATAGATCTGCATACGTCTTTTAATACCATCAACCGACGTAAAATAAGGTTGTTTAAGCCGTTTTTTCTCACCGCCTCACTAATAGACTCGGCCGTATATTCGGAGCCGTTAGAATTAAGTTTAAGGGCATCTCCATTGAAATCCCATGTCTCATATTTAAGAGGTGTCCAAAATCCTTGCCTTATCATCTCCTCCACCTGTATGACATGGATTAGGTTCTTGAAATATACTGGTCTCATACGAGTGATGAAATTAAGCTGGGAATATGACACCTGCCCTATCGACATCGTTTTAAGCCTGCATGGTGTAGCGGTAAACCCTATCACCTTTTTCGGTTTCAGTTCATTCATGAATGTCATGAACTCACTGCCGTCCTCCGGGCTATACCCGGCATGAGCCTCATCTATCAATACGTTCCTGATCCCCATCTCCTTAAGCTGACCAATAACTTTCTTGACAGATCCTAACGTGGCGTATATCATGTTAGATAGTTCTTTCTTGCCACAGGAGGCGGAGTAGATGGTAGCCGGTATGCCATATGATGTAAGCTTATCATAATTCTGCTGTAGCAATTCTTTTGATGGTTGTAAGACCAGTGTCTTATCTCCCATCAATCTGGCCGCTTCCGCTATCAACAAGGATTTCCCGCAACCTACTGGGCCTATAACCAATACCGGATCATTCCTATCGGAATTTATATAACTTGAAATGCTTTTAACGCATTCCTCTTGATATGATCTTAATTTATATGCCATCTTGATATGTGTTTATTCATGAGCCAGACTTTTGTTAAACTCCTCGATCTTGTCCCTATCCGTCTCATTAACCATCTCTGCCTCCTTACTGAACACGTCATACCCCTCACGGATATTATCCCCTACCATATTCTCTATCATCTCTCTCATTTCATCGCTCCTTACGGCGAAGGATATCTGGAACGATTTACTTGTGCCTTTCATCAGGTAATCAATCTCCTTCTTACATTCTGCCATTAACCGATCCAGATTATCGAACTTAACGAACTTGGAGTTGCCATTGGCTTTTCTTACCCCATCCTTGAAATCCTCCAATATCCCGTTAAATACATCCGCCATACACATCATGGAATGTAGCCATACCAGCATATTGAATTTATATTCATTATCAGCGTTATTCATCAAACTCACCAAAGACTCGCTTTTTGTCAACATGATCTTCGATTCCCGGTCTACGATATCCTTTATCTCCTGCCGGCATTTCATGGCACCAACGAAATCCATTTTAGAATAACATTCATTTGATTTCTCTACCAATTTCCTAATATCCTTTCTAGACATCAGAAGATCCAATACCTGTTTTTCTCTTTCGTTTTTATCCATAATCGTTTATTTATTGACACAAATATAATTAAAGCCTAGATATTTACCTAGGCTTTTTAATAAAGTTAATCTTTTTTATTCTTTCTTTTTGACTCATCCCAATCCGATGAGTACCTGCATGTCCCTTGTTTGTGGATCGAGAAATCGCACCAAAAACACAAGGGCTTGGGGCGGGGTTCAAGGCAGGCCGGCTGGCGTCCCATGAGGTAGCGCTTCTCGTACTTATACCCCTGTTTGGCGTCGTCCCAAACGTGAGCTTGATAGCTATCTATTTTATTTGTCTCGAAATCATACATGTCAAGGAGAATATCGTTAAGTTCCTTGACCGATCTCTCTACTTTCTCCTTATCTACCTTCACGTTCTGATTGTCCAGCATGCGGGTAAAGAAATAGCTGCACATATCCGGCAATACCTTATATTTTCTGAGTATGTAAAAGGCGTATATCGGATGTTGGAGATTATGAAGCAGCTTATCTTCATCGAATAACTTTCTCCCGGACTTCCAGTCTATCGTATACATGGCTATCCTGTCCTTTGTCTTATACTCTCCACGCCAGTCCACCGATCCTATGATATGTACCTTATCGTACGTCACGCCATCCAAAGTAAGGGGCTTGGGCAGCTTATAAGGCAGGACGAAGCCCTCCTCCACGCCGGCCGGTCTCGACCCCCGGATTACCTTCTCCATTGGCGTAAGATCGGACCATGCCTTCTTATAATTGCCAGCAGCATCCTTCTCAAACAACCCCACAATCCATCTTATTAGTCTAGCCGCATGTTGCATGGACTCGATTTGGGATTTTACGCTATCGAAAGGAATCTGCTCTATATCGGCGTAGTAGTTGAATGCCTTGCTCATATCCTCATAAGAAGGCCTGCATCCGTTCTTGAAGAAATACTCCATCGTCTGATGGATAACCGTGCCATATGACGTAGCCTCGTGCTTCTCCGTGGATCTGTGACCCTCCACGTAAGTCTTATACCATTTATATGGGCACTGGACGAACGTGTCTATCTGCGAGTAAGAGGCGGCGAGAACCTTCTCTCCGTTTATAACCTTACATAACAAATTATTCTCCGGTATTACCATAAAGCTTATCTATTTTTATGTCATGTCCGTATAAATCCATTAACAGGTTTTGTAGATGGTGAAGATCCTTAATCTGAATAGGATCGCTTAGGTCGTCTCCCAGATCCCTAAGGCTAAGATAATACCCATCATCAAAAATCTCTATAGATATTCCGTAGCCTCGATATACATCCCGCCCCTTATCACGCTTGAAATAGATAGTATCAAGTATATTATCATCTATCTCAATAGGCATGACATCATCTTCCCCGGAATACCATTTCATTATCCCATCATCAACCTCACGTTCAAGGATTAATGACCCATTTTCATTACGCATACCGGTAACGCACCCTACTCTCCATATATCGCCAGCCTTGTCCTTTACAAGATTACCTGGTCTTAATTCCTTAACCGAAATCATATTCTTCCTCCTCATGATCGTCATCGCAATCATCGACAAGAGGGGTCTCTAACCCCTCTTCCCAATCATCATATCCGAAGTCCATTACTTACTCTCAAGCCAATCGTACAACATATCCACAAAAATCCCTACAGTTAGTTCATCGACAGATTTATCGCCAAAGACATCATCCGGTATCCTTATATCCATCTTTTCTTCAATCCCTATCAATACCTCTAATAAATCAAATGGATCCATAGCTAGATCAGATGACAAATTACTGTCTTCTCTTACATCGTCAATTACCTCTATATTATTAATGTAATTGAACTCATGCATTTTCTCGAATATCTCTTTCCTCACTATCTCCAATATTTCATCTCTTTTCATAATCCTCTAAATAATCACCCAACATATTTATAAGCTCTCCTACCGTCAATTTGTGATAAGGCTTGACGCCAAGTGCCTCATCGGGGATACAATTACCCGTTTTCTTTTCTACTTCCATTATGACTTCTGCAAAATCAAAGGAATCCATAGCCATGTCCATATCCAGCTCATCCTCGTTCATTATCTGAGCGGCATGATCAAGGCCATTAAATTCACCCATCTTCTCGAATATTGTTTCCTTGACTACTTTTTCAACTTCTTTTCTTTCCATACTAAATCGACATTTTCAATCTTCTACCTAATTCTTTTTTTATATCTGATATCCTTTCGATATCCATCTTAACATCGCCCGTAATGGAGTATTCCTTATCCATCCTCTTGGGGGGATCCGGAAGCCGGCTTATGGCGAACAACCATGCCAGTTCCTTGTTCTTGTTCTCCCTAAGATATAGATCGGATGTCATGCCATACATTTTTATGATCGTATCGAATAACGTTGATTCCGATAAGCTCATATGTACGCTATAGACATTTGATGGCTTCCATATAAGGTTATCCAACCTCATCGTATACTCACGTTTAAGATCTATGTGGGATATTACGGCTCTTACTATAGGTTCTTCCTTGAAGTTAGTATTAGCCACGAACCATACGAGCCGTTTCTCTACCTCCTTGATAGCTCCTGTATCCTTACCCATATCGTTATATACCCCAACGATACGGTCCCGGATCCCCTCGACCTCCGGTGTCAGACCGGGTGTCTCTATCAGCATCAGCAGCGATCCTCCCCTTGGTGTTATCTTCCACTTCCCGTTCTTTTGAGACTCGATATAACCAGACGCCTTATAGCTGTCTATTTTCTCTTTTGGAATGACGTCAGCCATCTCCTCCTTTTGCCTGATCATCAAAAGATACCCGACATCGGACATTGTTAATCCTGATGTCATCATCTGTTCAAAATTAATATACATAAGTTAATGAGTTAAAATATTGACCTAATCTTTCTAGCTATTTTCTCTACTATACCAGGATGATCGGTATCGTTGTATATGTTAATCAACGTGCGTAATATATATAGCCTTGTATACTTATCGGAAAGATTGAACCAAGCTTCCTCTATACGACTATTTATCGGCTTAAACATCCTCAACTCAGGTATAAGTTCATATGCTAAAACTTTTTTTCTATCCACTAATCCAAGCATATTAGCCGTTTCGGTTATAGCTGCACACATAGTTAACTCACGTCTACATTCTATAGCATTGTAAGCTCCTATCAATACCCTAAGGCCGTCTGCTTTCGATAATCTCTTTCCCTTTCTCATATTGTTTTACTGTATAAGATTCATTAGCCATACCAACCCTGCCAACTGATATGGATTGATTTATTGATTGATTAAGATGTCCTATAACCGACATCTTAGCCCTAACCGTATTGGCGCATCTTAGAAGGATGCGATAATCCTCTAACGCCCTCTCGTATCTTACGTCCACCCTAGCCCTTTTATCAGCATCAGTCATGCTCTTACATGTTCCGTCCTCCCTCAGGCTTATAGCGATCTTGTCCCGTATGATTCTGATATCATCCTCGGCTATCACCAGTTCGGCGTCAAGAACCCCCTTGTATGAGCTAAGAAGATCCTCCACCGCCACAACTTCCCTTTTCAGGTTCTCCAATTCCAATATCATTGAGTTGTCATTTATCCTTTTATACTCCTGTACTTTATTGGATACCTCATCACAGATACTCATGATCTCCTTTTCCCGTTCCCGATTTATGATATATCTGATGCTGTATTTAGCCATTTCCTTTAACGAGGATATAATTTCCTTTATCCCCATCTTATCCTCAACCGACAATACGGTCTTCAAGAACATTTCCAGCACCTTTATCACTACAAGCAAGTAGTTATGTCTCAATCTCATGTCAATAAGGTGTTTCGTCATGCACTACATTGAAATCATCACTGGGCGGTATATATTGTTGCTCCAATGGAACACCGGGAGGTGGGGGCGGAAGCGTCACTACGGTCGTGTCCGGCTTGCCGCTACCCACGGGGGCATCCGAGCCTCCCGGTCTTTCTTGGCGTACCACCCCTCCATCAGGATAATATCGCTCATATCCTTTCATGATATCTACATGTATAGCATCAATCTCCTCTAATGACCGTTGACGGACCTTTACGATATGATGGAATAATAAGCCATCCACACGGAAGGATCGTCTTGACTCGCTCTTGAAACGTTCCAGATTAGGATACCATCCTTGCGGAAATTGCATGTATGAGGAGTACCCGTATCTTTTCGGTATATTTAACGCTACCATAGCCGTACATAACTGTCCCAATGTATCTGATTGATAAAAATCAGATTGCTTTGGCATATGATCCTTTGGATCCCGCCGTCCTTCGATATCACGATTGAGTTGGGATATTATAAGAAAGAAAATATTAGGAAAAGTTCTTTTAGCGATATTACACATGGTTATCAACGAGTCGATATTTCTTTTGGCGTCTCCTGAACCTTGTACTAGAGCCGTATGATCTATAGACACGAATACCATTTTCTTATCCTTGTTTATTGGCATATACTCATTCCATAGAAAGTTTTGAAGCTCATCTACGGTTGATGGTTTAGGGATGTATGTTATTCTGCTAGAGTTCTCTTCCTTGAGGCATCTCTGCATTTCTTTTACCTCATCTTCTGACATCTCGTTAAGGAGTATATCTTGTATGTCTTTCCCCATTTTTTTTGATAGTGAACGTAACATCAAATCTTCTGGGTTCATCTCAAACTCACATCTTAACCATACATAATCATCTGCCTGTGGATTGATATTGACATTCATCACATTGCTCATGATCTTTTGCGCCAGATAAGATTTGCCAACTCCGGGCCTAGCGCCTATAGCCACCGCATGTTGTGGGTAGAACCCGCCCAGTAACGCCTTGTCAAGATAAGCGTATCCAGTACGAGCCGGGAGAAGCTCTCCCGACTGATACTTTCTTATCCTCTCATAGGCATCCATGATGATCTCCTTGGATGACCTCCATATCCTATCCTCACTCATCCTCTTGCGTTTCTATCGCCAGCCGTATCGGATTTAGATCCTCTGTTAGCTGATCTTGATTTATATCTTAACCCCTTAGCCGTATGGCATAGGTCCTTCCCTTTCCGATAAGCCTTCCCCTTCAACTTATCGGTCTTGTAGTTCTTGCGACCCAACTCCCGTCTCTTGGCTTTCTGTTCAGGACGAGCATTAATCTTCTTGTCCGTCTCAGCCTTCTTCTTTCTGGCTTCCGGATGTGTCCTATAATATTCAGTCGATTTCCCCATCCTCTTCGTCCTCCTCATCATAATCATAATTCTCTACGATAATATCCTCTCCATCCAGATACGAGGCTTTATCCCCGAGTCTATCTCTCATGCTCTCATAAGGATCGTCTCCATCCTTTATCTCCCACACACATACGTGTGGACCTATTATATCAATCAGCATATTAGCCTTATCCTCGCTTATGCCTTTTTCTATCATCTTATCCCTACATTTGTAAAAACCACATGTCTTGTTAAACACTGATCCTCCTACATAAAACCCTGTCTGTTTGTGAATGAAAATTACTTTCATGTTCTGTCAATTTTTATTAATAATTATTTTTTGTAATCACCGTAACTCATGTCAGCGTCACACACCACCAAGTCAGTTACCTTATCCACTACATGGAATAGATGCTCCGGACATCCGTGGCATGCGCTACCTCCTATCGCTATCACCTTATGACTAGGGCAGTTATTCCCCCTCCCTCCATCATATATCTGTATCCGATTATCACTATATGCCTTGATATGTCTCATGATTTTAAGTAATGATGGCAAAGACATCTTGTAAGGGGATATATGCTCCTCCGGTATCATAAGCTCACCGGATAGTTCTTTGTAAAGATCATGTCTATCCTGTCCTGTTTTTATTAAGAATACATTGATCTCGGTCATTACCATATCCATAGACCTAAGGAGATCCGGCTTGGCTAACCTACCTACAGGTTTACCCGTAGAATCGGATCTCATCCAAGCCCCACACTTCTCGCACCCAACTTGCTTCCCCTCCACCGTATTTATCATAGTGGATGGGTTCTTGCAATACGGGCATACGGATCCGTTTAACATAGCTTTCTGGGCTAAAGACAGTTCTTTCATACCTTTTCTTCTATCTCAACATTAAATAGATTGCAGAATCTATCAAAATTTCTGTTCTCTATTCTCATATCCTCCTCATACCTGTCAACCGATTTGATGAAATCATTATAACAGTCCTCGCACACCCATTGATTGATTACCGCTACATAATAGCCCACGGACGTAGGTCTGTTACACATATCGCAAATACCTAAGCACCCATATCTGGTGAGCTTATCCATCATCTCCTGTCTTGTTATTTCAAGCACCTTGAATTTCTTGTAATTGTTAACTACCTTTGCCATTGTAAATTTGTTTAATAATAAAATAATCCGCTATATCCATTCCCTCATTTATATTGGGTTTTGATTCTAGAAAATTACTTATCTCTATATTCATCCCCCTCATATCCTTGTCTACCTTCTTTCTCCATTCGTTGAAAGCGTCGCCCTTATCCGGGTACAGGACTATCCGCCTCCTACCCAATGTCTCTATCATCTCCCTCTTCAACATATGGATACCGCCACAGGCCATAAACAACCTACTAGGGTACACAATATTGCAGATAACAGCCGTCTTCTCTGACTCTACTATATACACCGGAGCGTCATTGGGATAGAAGTTGATAAGAAACTCCCCGAACAGGCATTGCCTAAGCAGGTAATCCTGACCGTCCAGTATATGCACCCAACATACATGATCCATGGGAACCTTTACCCTCTTCCCGTCAGGCCCGTAGTCCATTATCTTCCCGGTCCGCACTACCCAATTCTTATCCAGTTGCCAGAACACACAGCACTTACCCCAGTCCCCGAATCTCATCATCCCCACCTTATACAAGCTAAATGCCCTATTGGTATGATACGATCCGAAGATATTGGATAGACAATCCTGAAGATCGGATGTCTCGAAAGGATTAAGCGTCTCAAACATCTTGCTTACCGGAATGCAGTTGGCTATATCCGGATCCATAGGAGGTCTGTACCTCCTTAATACTTTGTTTGAATCGGTAAAAAGATCATTGTTCCCAAGTTCGCTCCCTGTTGGATATTTAAAGTAACCACATTTATTTTTATGATCACACATCCCAAACTGCTCTCCAACGATCTGACCGGTGGTTACGTCCACGTACGGCGTAAAACACTTATCCTTGCCGCATTGCGGGCACGTCAGCTTCCTTCTTGGCTTGCTATGATCCAGCTCATACCGATGAACGCTCTTATTGAACTCCCTAAATTCCATCATCCTCTCCTCTCACTCATCACTCTATATATATAATCTCTCAGCGACTCTTTTCTTATCAAACCATTCAACTCAAAATCACCCTCTATATCTAAAGACCCGATCCTTGACGTAACCGTATAATTGGTTTTCTCAAACTTATACTTACCTTGAAGATATACAACCGTAGCCATATTAAGTATAGGATTATCGGTTTGTCTCTTCAACTTATATTGACTTGTCTTAGCGGTAGGATCACCCGGAGCGAAGTTATATATCTCCTCTATCTCCAATATCTTCCCGTAGTTCTCCAGTATCATTCTTCTATATAGCTCAAGCTGGAAAGCGTACTCGTCATAGAAATTACCTTTCCTGTTTGATTTGAAGTCCAATATAGCGAATATCCTCCTACATCTTTTTACTTTCTTTTTCTCCATTTTAGGTTGGCCTTTCTTGGCTCCCACCTTATAAAGCTCTCCTGTCTCGACCTCTATCTCCACCATCTCCGGCTCGCTATCCATCTCCACCACGGCGTCCACCGAAGAAGCCACCTTCAATCTGCTTGACCTCAGCATCTTTTCGATCAATACCGGTTTAACATGTCTTTCCTTGCAGAATATAGCGAATGATATCAGATCCTCTATCAGCTCATCAATGTTATCCACTAATATCCGCTCCATCCTATACTTGTCTATTCTTAGCTTGGCTTCCTTGACCACCTTCCTGATCCATGTCGGGATCAGCTTTATGTTAACCCCGGTCAGATACAACCCAAATAGATAATGCATGATAGTACCCAGATCAGCCCTGTAGTTAGCGTACTCATCAGGATCCTTACCCTTGAGCCTCATCTCATTCTTCCACTTCTCCAAGGCTCCGGACGTATCACAATACCCATTGGCGATATTGTTAGTGGCTCCATCGTATATGATAGGATACCCATCAACATCCATCTCATAATACACACGTTTGCCGGCGACAGTCATTCTATATAACACAGGTGTCGGGATATCCTTTATCCATTCAGCGGCATAATACTGTTGCTCTGTCTCCAGATCATACTCAACCTCCATCTCCTCATTAGGCTCGTTTTTAGGCTCTTCAACAGGCTTTTCCTCCTCGACCATATCTTTCTTCGGGACCGTTGATAAAACGTCTAATATGCCAAAGAAAGCGGTAAATTTAGGATCTGTATGATATGATCTTAATACTGGTAATGATGATCGCCAATAATATGACGACGCATTCTCGTCCTTTATCTTGCCTAAAGCCGAACATCCTATCTCTCCATCATCCGCAATAGCCACATTGTGTCTCTCGGATAAACGAACTTTCATCTCATCAAACAATTCTTGATCGCTTATGACTTCTATGATCGTCCCATAACTATATACTGTGTCACTTATAGCCTTATATCCTAGGTCTAAAAGTAATCTTTGTTTTCTTCTATCCATGATAATAATCTGGTTTTTAATTTACCATCCTCCTCGACTCTAGGTGCGAGATCCCTCATCCTTCTGGCTGCCAACAGCCATACGTTGCCAAACTCGTCCAAGAGCCGGCTGAAATCCATCGTATCTAATAGATAATCGAATCTTGTATGCTCATCAGCCGTCAAGTAGATAATGTTATCATTATCCTCAGCAACTGATTTATATTTCCGTTTAGGGTATAAGTGGCATATGTTGCTTACCCCCGGGCATGGTATGTATGCGCCGGTAGCAGATCTCCTTGTCATACTCAATCTAGCCACATGGGCGCCAAAGAAAACGGCTAGGCTCTTCCCCTTTGGCTTGGCCTTCACCCGTATCGCCGCCCTTTCCTTTGGTGGTAGCTCCTTGGCTCTGCATGCGGGACACAACCCCTTACTCCTTATAGCTACCATCCTCCCACATCTCTCACACGGCAACATCCTACCTCTCATGCCTTTTTCTTTTTATAACTTTTGTTGAACTCCATAAGGCTCATAGCCCTATACCTCTTAAGCCTATCTATTTTGCCCTTCGTCCAATCCTGATCCTTGAAATTGATGATCGTGTCGAATATCTGAGCTAGTTCCCGGATATTAAAACTCCTGTTTTGTATCTTCTTATAGAACCCCGATCTGCTATATCCTAATTTAGAAGCTAGATAAGTTTTGTTAGACAATGTGAGGATACGATAAATCGTACCCTCCATCTTGCTTATCTCCATCAACTTCTCGGCGACGGATGATGTGGTCTCATAGCTAGCTTTACTGCCTACTATCCTCATTTTTCTCCGGATTCCTGATCTTACCATCAAACTCATAGAAGTCCATTAGCTTCTTCTCCTCCTTGATACAGGTAATGACAAAATCTGACATAGTACCCTTCATGCCTTCCTCGAAATTCTTTTTGGCATGATCAAGGTCATTGGCCCGAACGATGTAGTTAAACGCCTTGCGTTTCTCATTGCCCGATTTCTCGTCTATCGTAATATAATCAGCCGTGACCTTATAGAACCGGTCTCCATCCATGGCAAACAATTCCGCTATCCTGAATCGTTTGATATCAACGCTAAACTCACCGGAGATGAATGGTCTCATTTCCTCTATGATTCTAGCCTCACATTCGGTATAAGAAAGGGCATCTACTAAATACTCTTCCTTTACCTTCTTCTTCATGCCGTTCTCGGCATCGGTCTCGTAAGAAACCGTACATTTAAACCAATTGTGCATCTTAATCTATATTATTATTAAACAACGGATAATCTTTTATCCCTTCACGAATATATCTTTCCGTATCATCATCCACGTCATAAGCTTTCTTAAAAAACGTCATAGCCGTATTCGTATCATGATCCATCAACGGAAGATATTCCTTCATAAAAAGAGTTCTAAGATGATTCATGTGATCAATTTTGCGCCTTACATCAATTACTTTTGACCATATCTCGGCACGGATTTCATCCATCTTTTTTGTATTCTCCTTGTATTTATCCACCTGATCTTTATATTCCTTCTCGATCTCATTGTTCTTGTCCTTGATAGACTTGTAGGTCTCCTCATCTTTCGTGTCAAACATCGGAATATGTCTGATATTGATTATATCTAACTTACCGTATAGTTTCTCATTGGATACAACGAAATCATATCTAGTCTTATATAGATCAAATTCACTTAAAAACTTAGCTATCTTAATAGCATCATTCTGATCAAGAACGGCTATATTCAACCCTTCTAAATAGTAGAAGAAATGTGATGGAGAAATAGGCTTATAGTCATATGTCTTCATAATTGGAGGCTCATCTATGAATCTAACACCTTCCTCGGCGCATTTTATTACGATCAATTTCTCTACCTGTTCGTCAGTAAGATCATATATCTCCTGATCGGTCATCTCATTAATTGTCTTCATCGTCATCCTCCTCCATCATTATAGCCTTTACCGCCTTTTGTTTATAAACCTCACTCATAAGGCAGGTAAAAGCACTATCATCCATACTAGCCATAACATTGGCTTCTACTTCCAAATTCATTTCAATGTTCATTGTCGAGATTTCATAGTTATCACCATCTTCTTTATAGAAAATGACTTTACCACCATACTCGAAACCATCATCTTCAGTCTTAACCATATCGATGATCTTCTCCAATGCCTTTACAAACTCACTCTTTTTCATATATGTAATTTTTATGTGTCTACAAAAGTAGACATTTTGTTTTTGAATTAAATTAAATAAACATTATTAATAGTTAATACTATCCTTTCTCCTATCATTCTCCAGTACAACAGCACCGCGAACAAAAACCCAGTTGTTCCGACTCAGGCTTCCCTTGAAATTTCACCGCCGCCCTGTACCATAACGGAGACAACACCCTTATCTTTTCGGGAGCAGCCGGCGTCATGAGCACCGATCGCAGCCTTCCTTTGGCATCCTCCCTACCTCTCATCTGGATTATCTTTTAACAGCTCAGCTATCTTCTCATCCTTCAACATATTTTGCTTTCTCATATTATCCACGATGAAGGTAGCAAATGCCATATCATACCTTTTTCTCAACTCATCGACAAAAGATTTAGCTCTTGAGCTTATGATTGTCTCAATGCTGCTGTCTACGATTTTCTTGATCCTACCTCTTATAAGCTCATCGACCGTCAGTTCCTCTTCCATATAATCTATTCTAAATTTATATTTCTTCTTGCTGGCGTTCTCGATCAGCTCACTCATCGACTCCCTCGCTATATCCTCAAGCTTCTCTGATATCGGATTGGATATTTCCCTCATCAACTCATTCTTGAACTTTTCTTTAAGCTCACGTACTACGGCTAACCTGACCGAGCTGGTAAACTCCTCTTTCAACGTCGCTTCGTTGTACATAGCTTCCTCGAATACATCTTCCAAATTTAATTCTACTTGAATTTTCATATCATTATATTTTAGGTAATTATATATAATAACTTCACACTTCAATTATAATATAGAATAGGATATAATTGCCTTAATAATTATACCCCAACATCTGCTCCATCTTCTTTAATCCAATTATCTGTATCGCAATGCCAACAATATCCTGTTTTGGAATCCTCTTTATGAGAATGAGACCCACAAGTAGCGCACCAATAATTATCATCCGTATCGTATGCGTAGCTTTTATCCTCATGCATCTTAGCTACTCTGACCATTCTATCTTCTAGCAGTTCTTTTAGATAAGGGCATTCATAAGGTCTATCCTCCTCCCGTAATATCCAAAGCTCGATATCCGTCATCTCCCCCATCCTGTCCGTGCACATCCGCTCGGCGGCATGACGTACGCTATCTTCCGGCATCCCCGGGACTATCTCCCGGATCACTGCCTCCATCCTCTCTTGGTATTCGGTGTCTACCTTGACCACCAAATCCTCTAATTTATCTATTAAACTCATGATCTTTTTACCTCTTTATATATAACGTCTATATCATCTTTCCTATCTACATCAATACAATGGGTATCCTTACAGTAATAATTCTTACTATTATTAAATACGCATCCTTCACAACTAGCATCACTGGATTCAACCACCTCCAGTTCTACTTCTTTCGAACCAATATTATATTTAAATATAGAGCCTATCTTATGATACCCTATATTCTCCAAAGTTATACTATTATTTATCATATCCTCATGTCCGAATACGCTGTTAATAAAATCAATCATCTCATCATTGAATGATCCGCTTTCTTCTTGCAGCTCCCTACATTCATCCTCGGTCAATCCACAAGAAGACACCAGTTCCTCTGCGGCCTGCGTCCATCGCCCGTCGTGAGCCAGCTCCTGAACCGCCAGCCATATCCCTTGGTTCATGCCCTCCATTCTTGCCTTATCTAAAATATCCTTATCATTCATATCCTCAATCATTTATATCCTTGTTTCTTACAATAATCTCTATATTATCCAACATCTTATCTCGTAATACCTTTTCTACCATCCTTGAAACGATGTTAAAATCTCTGTTTTGAAGCTCATTCTCCACCATAACCTTAATCCACCGCTCTAAATTATTATCATTCCCGTAAGTATTACGTATACACCTCTCAACATATTGTCTTATATCAGATCTAATTGCATTGATTATATCTTCCTTCGTAAGCCCAAGCTCATTATGGATATAATTCTTTATCGCTTTATATTCTTTACTTGTTTTTGTACTCATATTTATCCCTCCTATTCAGTCATTTTTTTTAACAAAATTTTCCCATAACATATCAACATCATTGTAATGTCTACAACAAGCATTCTGTATTCTTTCTATCAACGGGATGAACCATAACTGAGTTATTCCGTAACGAGTTTGAATTATTCTGTATAGGTTTATTTTTATTATCTCCATGTCATCAATACTAGGAGATGTGTTGTTATCATCACATCTATCTAATATTGTTTGAATTGTAGCCAAATAATGATCCATGTCTTAAATTGTTAATTATATTACCATCTCCCATTTCCCGGCGTAAACAGTATCTCCCCTGTCCTCACCCAATGATTCCAGTTATTTTTAAGTTCATCAATATCATACGCCTCAGCCGACTTACCGTTATCAGATCTTTTTATGACCGACATAATACTTTCCGCTTGCACGCTCCAATGACTATAACAGTCTGTCCCGCACCCGCACGCCGTGGCTCTCCCGTTATCGAACTCCCAGACCAGAGGCCGGAGGCCGCATCGTGGACACGGCAACCATTCCATTGGATTCTCCGGCTTCTTGTAAGCATCAATACACTTATATTCTTCTGCTATCATAGCCAATCCTACGGAATTGATTTGAGTTTTTTTGATCTCTCATCTCATTCTTATCCTTAAACATCATTATCCTATTAACAATTCCCTCCGATTCCATGTACGTCGAGAATCCATGCATTCTTAGATATTGGATTGCTGATAGTGATTTTTCTAATATTTCCTTATATTCTATATCTGTTTTAACTGCTTTCCCCATGATCTTTTCCCTCCATTTCTTCTAATATGATTTTAACCAGATATACTACCTCGTCTATCTGGTCGTAATAAACATTCACCCCATCAACTTTATCATTGTTTTCATCATATCCATCAACCATCAAATTATCTTCCCCCGATAAATACACGGATGTTATAGATAAACAAATCAACCCAATATCGGTAAAGACCCTTATTTCAGCCGGAAAATCATCTACATGGGTTCCGCTATCCATGTCAAGATCAAGTCTCCCTGTTCTCTTGATCAAATCAACCATAGCTCCATAAGCTACTACGTTCGCATTTAATAGCATTTTATTTAATGCATTTACTCTTTCTACGTCCTTCATAATCTCTAACCCCTTTGTATTACATCGTTATACGTTATTCCGTTATCTTGAATTAGTTTCATAAACTGATCTTCGGTATAAGCCAGAGATTCCCCTCTGTTAGCCCTCTCTATATTCTCACTCATCATCCCTATAGCCTGTATTAAGGCTGCTGAGGAGTTGGCTATCAATTGAGCTGCTTTCATTATCCTATCATCGTCCATAATCATATTACTTTAACTTCCTCGTTTCACAAATGTCTCTTATATATCGGAGTGATGCCAATCAGAATACCAATATCTCCACCCCAATACTGAAGTGTTTTGGACTCAATTTTATGATGCAATTCTTGTATTCCTCCTCTGCTTTTGTCGTAAGGAGAAAAATCGGATAATTCTACTGTTCCCATTTCCTTATCTTATTTTACAAAAGATGTTCATTACCTTCATAAGGAATACAATAGATCCATCCCGTCCCATTTAAGCATTCATATCTTTCTTCTTTATATTGAGCATCAGCAATTTTCCTAACAAACAAACTTACGTGCCAATCATCGTCTTCTGTATCTCTTACTAAAACTCTATCAAATGGCTTGAATTTATATTTCGGTTCTATTTCAATACCAAAGAATTGTTTCAAGCATATTTTGGCTTTAGGTTCTTCGCTTGTTTTAAGAGCATCAACAAACCTTTGCCTTTCATCCTCAGTAGCAAATCTGTATCTCTCAATATTATTTTCATTGGCAGCTCCATTGTTGAAATATAAACAACCCCCTTCTTGCCAAGAGGCATGATAAGACGTAAGGTATTCCCCGTTTGTATTCAATATGAATAAGTAATCACCTTCTTCATTACTCAATACATCCCCATTCTTAAATGTTGTATATTCCGGAATATTAATACAAAGCATACATCCTCTTGCTCCTAGCCCATTATCAGAGAACCAGTCAGATATTATACCGCTATCAGAATAAATCACTCCTAGTGTATTATATATCCCCCCTATCTTTATTACTATACACTAACTCTACCTTATAATTATGCCCGAACGTTATAATCTCGCCCTTGCGTTCACCATTGCTGATTTTCTTTGCCAACTCTAAGTTAAATGGTTTTATTATCATTCTCTCTTTCATTTTACATGTATTTATGTTGTTATTTTCACTTTAGTTATATCATTACATTGTAACTTTGTTTGTTTGTTTAGCCAATCCAACGGACATGAGTGGACGCCTTGTCTTCACCGACCGCCTACCCATACACGCCGGCTCCACCGGTAACGCCACCCATGACATCTTGGATGTCTCTCCCGTAAATCTGATAGTGATTGCCATAGCTCTCAAATGTTACTTGATAGCTGTTTAATCCCATCCTAATTGTCTCGCAACACCTTCCATCTCACTATACGCTATCCGGTGACATCCGGCAGTCAGTATATCGTTTTCATAACGATTGAACGCCCATCTGTGACCGTTTACATCCAATACCAAATCGCGTTTGAACTGACCACCATCATGGAACACTTTAATCAATCCCCAAAGTCTTTTAGCTTCAGTTTGTTCTACTTTGATACCCTTACTGGTTTCGATTTTTCCATTCTTAATACGCAACCATGCGTTCGGTTGGCCATTCTCAAGACAACGATAATACAACTGGGAAATCTCGCCATATTTCCACATTTGTACCCGTTCTTTCAATGGTTTGTTACGAGCCTCTTGTTCCTTTCTATATGTTTCTATTTTTATCTTTTCTCTTTCTTCTCTACTCTTTTCAAATCTTTTGATTCTTTCTAGGTATTTAATCCACGTACCCTCTCCACAAACTTCATCAACAATCACATTTACAGTTCCAAGTACTTCCAGTGGTTGATAATTCAATAATATCTGGAAAACACGTTTTAATTCACGGATATATTCACGTTTAACCTTATCTGATCTCCGTGACAATTCATGACTCGCTCCAAGCCACTCGTTAAGGGATTATCCCCGTAATACGCAGCGAAGGCTGACACCACGGAGATAGGGTATCTAACGCCTTTTATTATCACCCATTTCATATACAATACCTCCTTATATTAAACTATTTAATATAAATTCATCTTCCTCCGTTCTCTCTTTCATAGGCTTATTTTGTACCGTTTTGACAAGATCAAGCACTTCATCCCAAGTCCTTTCTGATAGCGTCCCATTATTTATGCCACAACATCTACATCCACTAGAAAATACCGGTATCATACTTCCATCACACATCCTAACGAATTTATATCCTACATATTCATTGCATAAGAAACATCTTCTTACTGGGATAAACCTTATTCCACCTCTATTAATGATATTTATTAATACCTCACGATTCATATTATTCCCTTAATTTACATTTAACCTCCTTAACATACATAGGAGAATGCAATCCCCTATGCAACTTTATAGCCCGATCTATATCCTTTTTAGGATTGTGGTGAGATTGATATATCTCGAACATTTCCCTAGCCTTGACAGGGTTCGTTCGATCTTTGTATCTATATCTCCTTTTCTCCCGTTTAAGGCGTAATATCCTATTAACCTCATCAACGTATATCCTTTTCATCTGCCACCTCCCTAAAGCCCCGGAAGTGGCGTTATACGCTCGATCGTCATTCCTTGACTCCACGAAAGACAGGGCGGCCGCCAGCTTATCCCATACCCGTGCCTCTACCACGGCAGGCCTTGGGGCGTGGGGCATGCCTCCGTTCCCTTTTGGTGGTGTCAATATTATCATCGCCATCACAAGTAAGTATCTTATCACGTTCCCTTGTTTTTATAAAACTCCTCCCCGAATTTCACATTATCCACATAATCTTCCATACACTCATGAACAATTATATGAATATCCCCCTCCGCATATGTTACCTCGGACATCAGCCTCTCATTAGTCATCCACCAAGAATAACTATCAATATGCCGTATCTCAAATCCACGACCATGTAACAGGCACATAACATTGTGTCTTAAATCCCTACCCATCATTATACACTCATACACGATATATCCGTTTATATTTTCATGAGACTTTCCGAACGTATAAATATACCTGCTCATCAACTTATACAACTCCCTTGCCACAGGATTCGGGATCGCCTCATCCATATCAAAATCATCACCCGTATCAATAATCTTATCCACGTCCCGTTCATCAATACAAGCCCTAGGCATTCCTATCGTCCGTACATAAAGGCGTGATCGGTGATCCCTACTTAACACTGTCCCGATATACTTTTCTCCTTTAGTGTATCCTATATTATGGTTGCCGGTTATATTAAACACAATTTCATCTCCTATATTAATCTCATCCATATTCAAGATGTTTATATCATTTGTTATCTTTTTATACAAAAAGAGGATATAATGGCATAATATTATGATATCAAGACACGAATGCGTTATCTATCATATTATCATACATATCCTCTATACAACGTCATTTATGGCATTATATCGTATATGATGCCGCAGGTCATAAATACATCTAATTAACCCTTTTTTAAGGGCTTATTGCCATTTAGGTAACTAGCTATGCCTAATATTTTCGAAATAAGGGCTTTTTTAGCCTTATACTCATCGTTTATCCCTATTATCGCATATCTGTATACCATCCCATCCTTCGACACCTCCACGCCCACGTATTTAGGCGCAACGGCATCCCTATGTAATACGATAAACGGGCTTTTGCCGTCTAGCTCATTTATCAACTGATTAAACTGTCGCCTTGTCATCTGATAGTGATATTATTTCCATGTTATAAATACGATCTCTTTTTACCCTTATCTTCTCGCACAGCTCATCGAAGCACCCATCTTCTTCTAACCTACCAACATAATATGATACATTCGATTTAGAGCTTCCTTGAAGATATATATTTCCTCCTATATTCCTTGAGAAAAAATTAGGCAAGACCATCTTCTGTCTCTTATCCTTATTATCCATGTAAGATATAACAACAACCCATAATTCCGGCTCCCACTCTTTCACTGATAACATGAGATCAAGGTTTGATTGTTGATCGATATATCTCCTGCCAGTTTTATCATAACGCAGGATGGTATAATTCTTTCCGCTATTATTATCAAACATTGCAACGATAGGACAATTCCCCTTCCCATTATCACATAATATTCTTACCTCTTTCCCATTGCGTAGATATACCTTATCGTAATCTCCTCTTTTATATATTTCAAAATCAAATTCTATTATCATTCTATTTCCTCCTGTTGATGTATTGTTGCGTACGACCTTCCTCTATCTTCTCGAAATAAAACTTATTCCCATATAATCGGGTGAAACAGATGTTATACCCGAAATGCTCAGCGCGTCTGATCTGCGCATAACCTCTACCGATGTCCTTATCATCAATCAGCGTAACAAAACAATGTGATCCTACTTCTGTATTCAAAACCAGATTTTCCCAATCCTTTACTTCCATATCAAATTTCCTTAAATATTTTTTTGTTATGATTATTGTTATTGTACCATCCATCAATATCCTTATATTGTTCTGGATAAACCCCATGAGACTTACACCACATAGGTAACGGCTCGTTTAGCACGTCCAGTGCCGTCGCAAGATCGAACGTAGCTTCCTCCTTGACACGACATCCCGATCCACTTCCACGGCTCGGTATATAGGCTCTACTATATGCTACGCTCATCCCATATTCTCCATGACTCAGATACCCGATGTTGGGTGAATCAGGGAAGGCGTAATACAACATCGTATAATCACCCTTGTTCCAACTCCTGTTATAAAAATCATCCTGCCATGCGAAAACCCTGCAACCAGCTTCTTTTAATTCCGCTGCCGCTCTTTTTAAAATATTATCTTCCATACTACTTATATTTAAATTACGCCAAGGTGCCGGGAACCGGCCCCGGATCATATCCGCACACGTACGATTATGATATATCCTTCCACCCCGCCAAGGTCATGGTCACAATATTAACAAACTAAAATCTAATGTTCATATCATTACACATCTTGAAGAAAACCTCCCTTATGATCTTTTTGTACAAGATGTATATCTCATCATCATCATCATCATCGAACTCCACTCCCCATGAACGTAACAAGTCTTTGATCTTATAATTTGCTACATCTACACTAAATATAGATGGCAGAGTCATTATATAATCCTCGAAAGCTTTCTCAATCCCATCCCTTTTGATATGCTCTTTATACTCATCCTTAAATACGTTAAGCATAAAAACCAGATACTCCCTATCATATCTAAACTGCTTTTTGTAATTATCAGTATCTATATGATCTAGTATATATATTTCTATAGCGTCCCTGTCGTATTTTGACATACCTCTTCCTCCTGTTTTTGATATTTAATGACCCTTTTCTCCCCATACGCCTTCGCTAACTGAATAAGCTGGCCGGTAAACACCTTGGTACGGTGTCTTACAATCTTATCCACCAACTCCGGGCATCTGGTTCTCCATCTATAATTAACCTCGCCCTTAGCTTTCTTCTTGTAATATCTGTAAAATGTTACGGCCACTACCACTTCTCCATCTTGTTCAAAAGCCACTAAATCGTAATTGTTGTAAACTATTTCGTTCATATCGTTACTATTTTTATGTATTTAATCACCTCTTCTGGTAAGGATGCTAGATCCTTAACTCTTTTACCGAAATCGTATGAATGTCTCCTATATGGATAATAATCACCAACATATATTCCTATTCCTTGTGGATGAAATGGATTTTCGCTGCATGCAAACACAGGATAATATACCAACCCACTACTATCTTTACCCTTATCACTTACACATATTATCGTGTATCTATCTACCTCCCCATCACCAATATCATACACCCTTACTTTTACCTTCACGCCATTGACGTTTGTTATAACATTATTCATACACACCTCCTTTGTTGTTCACTATCAAACTAATCTATCTCCCTACCATATATAGTATACGATCCACACCAGCCACGATTCTCATTCGAGACCCTAATATGATCTACAGGTTTATCTCCTGCCATACAATTAACGTAAGATAATACCTCCGACATGTTTCTGAACCCGGAATCCGCCGCCGATTTTATAAGCTTTCGATCGTACCCGAATACCCATACCTTTACAATATCCCTTTCCTTTACAGTTCTTCTTATACGCATAATCTTGCCATAAAATAAACAAACATAAAATCTATTCTCTCTTTGTTATCATCCATCCTATGTCCGGTTATATCGAAAATAACCCTACGCTTTTCTATAGTTTGTATATTATCTAACTGAATAGCTATGTAAGGATATCCCATAACTTTCTCTCTATTGATGTTATTCAAAATAGCGTTGACATCTTGCCTGCGAAAATACATATTTACCCCTATGCAGCTGGCAACCAAAAGACATTCGTCTATTATCCCATCTGTATCGAACAACAATAACATATCATCCTTCTCGATAGTATATTCCATATCAAGAATCTTGATACGTTTGCTTCCGTCCTTCTTATCTGATATAAGAATCTCTATCATTTCCTTATCAGTCGTAAGGATATAATACGCCTCATCCTTTGTAATATTATCACGCAGATAAAGCAGCGCTTCATCTTGTAATTTCATAATTTCGTCCATACTATTAGTATTTTATATTACCACTCCAAAAAGAACGGCGGTAGACACCCGTGGCCTACCACGCCGTGACACCGCCGCCCGTTCCCATTGGTATTATTCTACCACCTCTAATTTCCCGTAATAAGGATAAAAACAACCGTCTCGATAAACCGAATATCTGAGCGTTTTATCCTTTGCTTCATAGATGGAAACACAACCGCTGTTATAAGCGTTGGATAGTTCTTTTGCTACAAATCCACCTATTTGTTTATAGGTTTTAGGCGTATCCGCCAACGGCCTGCCTACATATATTTTTACCCTCTTGCACTTTTTGTCGCCTACGCATATATCCTTTCCTCTAAGCTCTGTTAAATACATGAATCTCATATCAACCGATTTTAAATCCAACATTCCTCTACCTCTATCTCCATACGATCCTCCCAATTACATAAATCAGGGTTCTCTCCTTCATAAAAGTAATAGTAAGCCCATACTTCAATATCGCCCACTTTTATGCATCCATCACTGCACCATTCCACAATATCGTCATTCCTGCATACATTTGTCGGTTCAGCACCAAGCGACAACAACTCGTTTATTATATTATCGCCGAACTTTTCTTTCGCCTCCTCTTTTGTCATATCACTATCAGATTTTTAATATTACACTACCGCCAAAGGAGAACAGGGAACGGACGACCAGCGGGGCCGACCCCACGCCATCGCCGCCGCCCGTTTCCCTTGGCTCCCTACACTCCCACCATCACCCAAAGAAACAAATACACCCATACATAGACATACCTTCATACACATAAGATTCCCTTACTATAAAGATACCCTTGTCCCCCTTCCCTATTGTTTCCAAGGATCCCTTATTTCATCTCGTTTTTCCTCGGTTCACATTGATCCCCTTGACTCCTCTTGATTTACCCTGATTTACCTTGATTTACCCTTGATTTCCCCTGATTCCCCTTGATTTACCTTGATTTCCCCTTGATTTCCCCTTGATTTACCTTGATTTACCTTGATTTACCTTGTCTGGAGGTGTCCCCTCCCGCAAAACAAACCAACCCCACCAACTCCCGCAAAACAAACCAACCCCACCAACTCCCAGCATAAAACCCGAGACCCTCCTCCCGATTGTTCCACGTGGAACGCCCGATTAGTCTAGGATGTCGAGATCCTTGTTCTTGATTGCCTTATATACTTGCCTAATACAATGTATTGATAATAAAACCAATAAAAGAACTAAGATCAAAGGCAGGGCGTCGCCCGTAGCTATAACATACCGCCCCAGCTCAAACGCCATATACCCACAAAACAAGGTAAGCACCAAATATATAAATACACCCATAAAAATATACAATAAGTAACCGTAATTTAAAAACAATAACCAAATAATACAAATAATTGAGTATCAACAACATAATATATATCAACCCCTAGAGCTACCTCTAAAGAAAGACAAGCCTAGATATAGATAAAAAATATACAATAAGTACCGCCTATTATATACCTTTTAGGATCGATTCAAGCGCAAAACCATACATAAGGGCACAATATACCCGTCCGCATGGATATATATGTATACAAAATGATGATAAATAAAGCATTTTACTTACACATTTTCGATCAAGGCTTAAAATTTGCCGCCTTAACACTTTTGTGTGTAAGCAAAACATATTAATATGCTATCATTTTGTAAAATATAGGCACAAAAAAGCCCTCCCGTATTATATCATTACAATACGGAAGGGCACAAACTTTAAAATCAAATAAAAACAAACGATCTACTGTCGCAATTTGTTTGCCATGTAACTAACACGCTTGCGCCTGCATTTATCCGACTCCCTACTACAATCTAATTTATTAGACTTGTATAGCTCTTTGGTAAGCTCTATGTAAAATTCTATTTGAGCTATTTTAACCGCCTCTAAAGCCTTTTCTTTTTTAAATGCTAGCTTTCTATTCAGATTGTCAAACTTTCTCCTATACATAATTTATTTGTTTTAAATGGCACCAATAAGAAACGGGAGGCCGGGGACGACACGGCCGCCGTTATCAATACATCCGGCCGGACACCCCACTCCCTCCATATTTCCTTTGGATTTGTCCCTTTGCCCCGAACGAACGAAGCCAAATACGTACATACGTCATCCGTGATACGTACCGACAAGGCGTACCTCGTCCGTCAATTTAACCGCACGAAATACCCTTGTAAGGGTTGTTATTTACTATCCGTACACATGTTAGGTATTTAAGCAACCCTAACATACGTCGTATTGATACATTAGCACGGAAATAACACCGTAATACACTCAATGCGTGTTACTCTCACAACGCATAGACATACGCCATATACATGCGTATATACACCAATATACCCCGTATTTTACACGGCCTATCCGGAAACCGGACGTATTAACCTGCCTTGATACAAGCCCAAAGAATAACGGTTCTTATCACGACCGGATACGAACCTAAACCACATTGTTAAGCGGCGGCCTATTTACACAAGCTATCGAACGCCAACGGCTATACTCCTACCGACTTGTGTATGCTTATATCAATATGTCAAATATATTGTGTTTTTAGTCTTAGTCCAATTGCACCACGAGGAGGTAAACACATGCAACCATAACGGGCTATTATAGCCCGTTTTATCACCTGTCATTTTTAGGATGCGTTAGGTAGTAAGTGATACATTTAGCTATAAGACTAAATGTGTACCGCTTTATTGGCACGGCGCATTTTACAATACGTTTGTCAGCATCATTGAACGTTTCATAATATATGCCGAAATCAAACTCTATAGGCTCGTTGTATCCAAAACGTTTATGAGACGAGCCGAGTATTGCTACATCCTCTATTTCGTTCATTTTAAGCTTTTTGTTTTTATCCTTATTGTTTTTATCATAGTATTCGCGTTCAACTTCTTTATAGGAACAAAAGGTATTGTTAACTCGTGGTAATATTTCTTTGCAAAGTTGTATTACAATTTCCTTGTCCTTTGCTAAATTGACTAAAGCGGGTACAATTCCCTTATCTACCTTGATATCATTCCCCTTTAATATCTCATTTATCTCTTTACCAGATTTAAAAAGTTGGCACCATGCCTTTACGGCACCCGTCAATGTTTTCTCACTTGCTTTTTTTACCTCGTTTTGTACTTTGTTAAGATCTTTACCTGTCATTAGATTTGCCCCTGCCCTGGGGACTTGTATAGGCATCTAGCACGCCTTGTTTGTTAATATTGTTATCTCACATTGCAAATATAATATATGTTTTATTTTCAAACAAATATTTTGCAATAAAAATTCGACGATTATATGTAATAAATCTAATCAAATGTAAACGTATATTAAAATATTGATTTATATGATTGATAATCAACAAGTTAAATACAAAATAAGCATTCCTTTTTCGGCTCGTTGATCGTTTGCCGTTCCTATCTCCCAGCCTTTGTAGGCGGGGGGGGTGGGACCAAAAAACGGCAGCCCGGCCGGGCCGATTTCGGGGAGGTGGTCCGTCCCGCATATCCCCCCCCTCCCATCATACCCCACCTCATCTCTCCAATAATGTCCCGCATATCCCCCCTCCCATCATACCCCACCTCATCTCTCCAATAATGTTCCGCATATCATCCTCCCCGAATATCCCTCATACTTCCTCACAACCATATCACCTTCCATCTCATTTAAAGAAGCGTTGCTCTATTTAAATACACAACAGGAAGGAAGATATTATCTATTCGCTCCATATGGAACCCAATCTACTACACAAAACTATTTATGTATAGGTGTTAATGTCTCATCATTTGGGACTAAACTTTTTTATACCAAAGGACGATCTGTAGATATACCAGCATATCAATGGGTACATGTAATGGCGTCGTGGAGAAATGGGTATTTAAGGGAATATATTGGAGGAGTACTGAATTATGAGGATGCGACTAATGTGATGTATACACAAAACTATCAAACATATTATTTTAATATAGGAGGATATCCATCAGCATATAACATGGGGCTCCCGGGAATGTTTAGGTATGTAAGGATCTGGAATTATGCTAAGAACTTTGACTTGGATAAATTCGTGCCGGATACTTGATCATACGATATTAAGGTGGTGGTCGTGCCACTACCTATCTATTATTCCATAATAAAGATATATACCAAGGGAAGTAGCCGGCGGAAGCCCCGATGGGTAGGCCCGGAGGGATGAAGGGAGGTCTCCCTCCCTTTGGTACTAAATCCTCCTCATAAGATATCATGATGGTGCTACAATTATTATATTTACGTTATAGGTATTATTGTAAATGCCAGTTCCAACGGCAATAGATTGACATCCCTCACAAGCATTGGCTGTTATACAATAACCACTTGTTATAAGATCACCTTGCCAAGTTATACGAGCTTTATTTGTAATATGATTATACAATTTAGGCATGTAAGTGAAATTGATGATCTCCTCAGGATCGGTTATCTCCGTTATAGGAGTAAATTCAGTTATCCTATTCCCGTATAACTCCGCATCAGCTAAATCACAATGCACACCAGAATCATATAGATACGTAAGAGTCCCTTTTGAAACACCTCTAGTTACGCCTAATAAAACGTTGTACTCATATTGTTGATCCTTTTGAGCTATCTGTCCACCTATTCTTATAACTTCTATCTTCTTATTGCGATATATATCAAGAGAAGATCCGTTAAAACTATGTTGATATGTATCTCCATCAATATATATATCTACAAAATCAGGGCACATGCTCTTGTCTATATTAATACGGTAGTGAATCTTACCGGAAGAAGAAGTCCTGCGCCTAAACATACCCCCTCCTTATCTGAGGGTTAAAATACCCCCCCCATTGAGTTAATTTTAATTAATTCCATATTATTATGTATTTTGCACATACAAATATATGATTTATTCTCAAATCATGTCATTGAATCCAAGGGAACGAGCTGGCCTCCATCCTCCCGGGCATCCCCCGCCCTCCCACTGCCTCCCTGTTCTTTTTGGCTTCCTTCTGGTTTTATCCTCAAATTTTCATATCTTTGGGACAAAAAGATAATCATGTTTAGAGACATACTTCATAAAATCAAGGTCTTCTTCTGCGACGACGACGTTGAGAAGATACATGTAAGGGACAGTACGGTCATCCGCAACAACGAGATACATAAGATGTATGATGAGATACTTAATGAGCTAGGTGATTTAGCCACTGTCGTATCAAGGAACTACGTATATGGTAAGATAATCAGCAGGATAATAAACCATACTAAAGTTGAGGAGATATGATTAAGGATACGATGGAGCGGGATATGATAAATGAGATATCAGCGTTATTCGTGATGATATTCACGGCCGGGTTGATGTTTGTCATGCCGATGTTGGATATAGAGTGCGATGATATTATTATCATAATAGGATTCGGGATAATACTATCTTTTATATTAACCATAATACCGATATTGCTTTCTTATGACATAAGGGATGAGATCATTGAGTTGATTGGGGATATGGATAGCCAGATCGTGGTAGATACTTCGGTATATAAAACGAACCTGCCCTAGGTAATTCCTAGGGCAGATATTAATATCAATTTGACTTCAAATACGATTCTATTCTATCAGCGGCCTCATTAGGCGTATGTCCATCCCATTCCCATGCCGTATCAAGTTCAGGGATATTAAACAACTCCCAATACCGGTTCTCATAATGATTGGATATCTGTCCCGTTGGCAGTTCTGCCATTACGATAAACCACCCTCCGCCGAAGCATTCCTCTCCATCATGATGCTTATGTGATTTACAGACCTTTATATCGCCTTTAGCCAGCTCATTGAAGAAAGCGGCATTGTAAAGCATTCGATATTTATATAGTTCGTTAAATGTATGATACCCGTCGGATATATTACCCATCTCATCTTCATGTAAATATGTTTTCTCGAACATATCAGGCCTACAAGGATAAAACTCTCCATTTACCCCTTTTATGATATAATCACCTACATTGGCTGTCATAACACCTTCAAGGGTTTTTATACTGCAATCAATACAAGGAGGTATCCCTCTATCCGCATCACCTTCACGAATAACTTCTATTTTAACGTTATCACCAGCGAAATCCTTGATCTCATCATTATTAAAGCCTTCCCATTTTACGGCTTCTATCGCAATTGGTTTCTTTACATATCTATTCATAATTTTACGATTTAATATATTATTATCTTTTGATATACCTTTCTATAAGATCTATTGATAGTTTAGCTCCCAGCTCCTCCTCCAATAGGTTAAGGTAGTTCCGGTGCAGGCATCCGCCCCGCTCCACCTCCCTAAAGCCGGGCCTGTCCCGGATCCTGACTAGCCCTTTCCTTGGATCCATGTCGATAAGATCCCGAAGCTCGTTCATATTCTTGAACCGGTTCTCTATTACCTTAAATACATCGATCTTAGGTCTCTTATCCTTATCCTTGGACTTTATTTTAATTCTTCCACTCATATCAATTATCCAGTAACTTTACATGTAATATGATTCATATTATTATTACCGCAATAAGCGCACATAGATACGTAGGGAGAATATACTCTTCCACATACCGGACATCTCCATCCATACATAACAGGATTTGTTTGTTTGTCAATTTCTTTCAAGCCCTCATTAGTAGTGGATGATGTATTTTTATTTTCCATATCATTCATTACCACGGTGGTTTCCTAACCGACGTTCGCTGGTCATGAAGCCATCCTTATTTATCTTATCTGTACTTCCAAATCCATTATCACCTCTATCAGATTTTCCAAGATCTTCTAATGACTCCACTTCTTCCCATACGATACGTTCCCTCCTACGAATAAGAAGCTGTGCTACCTTACCACCGGCATTACAATAATAAGGACTATGCCTATTCATTTTTCTGTGAACTATTATAATCTCCCCACTATATCCTTCATCAATGGTAGCAGGGGCGTTTTGCATAATTAGCTCGCTATTAGTAAAACCACTACGTGGACGGATTTCCATCTCATAATCCTCTGGCAATGCTACATGTACGCCAGTATGATATATGATCCTGTCTCCGTCAAGTTCTATATCCTTAACGAACAAATCCATACAAGCATCCTGTTTATGAGCGTATTCAGGCAGCTTAGCTCCTTCTTCCAGCCATATCTTGACCTTACACGTATCTATACCATCAAGTAACTCAACTGCCTCTTTATAGCTCATAGGTTGCTCTGAGGCTAACGAAATGGCTCTTGCCAATAAATCTTTAATCTTGCTCATCGTATCTTGTTTTTAAATTCTTTCCCTTTCGGGCATTGTAATTTACATTCCTCACCACAAGCGGAACAGTTGGGTCTCATTCCGGGCACCCCTCTTCCCCCGTACGGCCAGTAGGCGTAATCGCAGACGCTCCAGAACGCCTCCATCGCCTTGATCTTGGCATCGACTGTTATCTTCTCCTTAACCTTTTTCATGCTTTTCCTGAACTCGTCTTTCATATCCTTCCCTTCTATCTGTCTGGCCTTACGTCTCTCATTCCACCAATTATAGTAGAATTTATCTGCCATCTTATAAGCTTCTGGGTCAAATTTATCACGGTGCAGGATAGGGGCATCCTTGACCTTTCTCAAATTCCTGCCACAAACATAAGCAAGCCCGGCGTACGGAGGTATGTCCTTAGGATCAACCAACCCATCCGGCACGCAGTAGTAGAAGTAGTTGGGCCGGCCGTACCTGACCCAGTTCCCGGTCTCGTATAGGGCTTGCTTCCGGGCCTCGAACCATCCTTGCATTACTTGGTGCTTTCCCTGTTTCTCGAAATCCTTGTTATAGTCAGCTAACGAGATCTTAACCTCAACCTCATATGCGTACATGGATCTGGTTATAGCCAGATAATCAGACTCCCAGTTATAGACATATAAGTTGTTTATAATCCATCTAGGAGACACCAAAAACTGTCTGTTAAGGATATCCAATATCCCTCTTTCAGTGTACTCAGTACCTTTATTTGATTGCCGTGTTCCCATCTCCAGTAAGAGGATTATTCCTATATCCTACCGCCATTATAGCGTTACCTATCAACATTCTCAACTTATCCATATCTTTATCATGGAACGAGAAAGCGGTTAGGATATGGTCATTGGTCTTATCATAAGATTTTATCATCAACACAGCCACATACTCACCCATCATCTTACCATTCATGATATCAAGATCAATTATGCCGTGATCTATTAGATCAACCACATCCCATCCTAATGGCAGGTACTTTTTTATTTGATTAATGTCCATCCCAAATAGTTATTATAAAAAGGAGGGTCGTGCTACCCTCCTATAGATTACACACGAAAAATAGAACTGAAAGCGATCTTAAGCACGTAAGATTTTGTTGATTCCCGTAGGCTGTCTACCGGTTATCGTTAATTACCGACCTACGGGAATATGTTTAAGAAAACACCATGTGGGGAGTGGGGGAATCGAACCCTTATCCACGCTACGATTAGGAATCGTAAATTCTATCCGTTAAATTAACTCCCCTTTAAGCGTCCTGATCCTCCCAGACAAGGACACTACATAAATCTAAACTCTAAACCTAATGACAAACATTATTAATCCAACTGTGGACCCGGCCGGACTTGAACCGACAACCTGCTGGTTATGAGCCAGATGATCCAACCAATTGATCTACGGGTCCTAAATACACCACATCGGCTTTCACAAGAGGATGTGGATAGGAATTTCTCGGAGTTTATATAGTAGCTTTATGAAACTATTGTCCAACATTCTAGCATATAGCGCCAATCCTCGAACGGGAATGTCTCTACACCAGACCTACCCCATCCCGTCCCCCAACTGTTCTGTAGGACGAAGCCGGCCTTGTCCCAGCCGGTGAGGATAACGGCATGACCTCCCAAGTTCTGCCCTTGGCCTTGCCAGAATCGATTACCATAATTATAGCAATACAGACCTATAACCAGAGGCCCATTCAGCATCAAAGCCACCTTAGCTGATACCGGATCTATGATCCTAGCGTAACTGTTTATTTTCTCCCCATCTACGCCTACGTTCTTGATAGACTTGATAGCGTCACGAAGAACCATCCCGTCTTGATCCTTATCCTCTCTCAGATCATATATATCGTAGGGAGAGATCTTAGCCGGTCTTTTAATAGCCCTTATACTCTTTCTCCAGTTAAGTATCTCAGCTAAGCTTACCGCAGCGCAAATAGGAGAAGATCCTTGATCCACTACGCTATCAACGTTGTTGACCTTATACTCATCAGGGACAGCCTCATGCTGCATATTCATGATAGCGTCTCTGTCATCCACAGGGGATGGTATATATCCTAACCCGTAACTCATTTTTTATCCTTTTTATGGTAATCAATTATCTTGATATTAAACGTATCGGATCTTTGCCTTACCTGTATAGACCCTCTAGCCTTTCCCTTGGCGTCGTACAGGGCGGTGAAGCCAAAGTTATCGACCCGGCCGTCGTCCAGCGTAAACCGCCACTCCTTCCATTGGCCCATCACGGTCCCGGAAGACACTATGGAATCCACCACATAAGATATATCAGTAGTATCATATTCCGTATAGTAGGTTCTTGACGTACTGCATCCGACAACCGCTAAGGTAAATAACGTTAACAAGAAAAACAAGATCTTATTCACTTTTCTTAGATTTTTTACGTTTCTTAGATTTCTTCTTATCCTCCGCCTTATTCTCGACATTTACGTCAATACCAGCATCAGCGACCTCAGGGGCGTTATTTTCAGGTATATCAATATGACCTGAATTAGGATCCATCTTATCCTCATCAACAACAACCTCATCAGGAACATCGATGTCTAAAATCTCTGCCTCAAGATATTTGATACGATCTGACATGATTTTATTCTGGGCCTCAAGTTCCTTATATCTTCTTCTAGCCTCATCGAGTAATTTAGATGATAGTTTATGTTTCTTCTCGATATCCATATAAGCCCGTTTAAGAGTTTCTTTCTCTTTTACCGACTCATTATATAGCTCTCTTGATTTACTAAGCTCATTCCCCATCTTAACTATATGAGAATCCTTGGAATCTATATCCATATCAAGAGAATCGACAAGCGTATCAAGATACTTTATTTTCTCTTCCAATTCCGTTATCTTCTTACTAGCATCCTCATGATTTCTTTTTAATCTACTTGAATAACTAATAGCCTCATCAAGATCTTTTTTTAGAGTATTTATATAACTACTCTTTACTATCTTCAATCCGAACATTTTTATCACTGTTATAAGTTTTACGAATATCGGCATTTATCTTACCGACTATAATTAACTCAGCTATATGTTTATCTTTCTCGACTATAGCCATATCCTTACGGACATTAGTGACCCTGATCATGATATTCCCGTTATTAGACGAGACGAACGGTGATCCCACCAAAGTAAGTCCCGTATCGCCGGTAAACGACGGCAGCATCATCAACACCCCTATGGTATTATCCGGGAACGATGCCCACACCCCTGTGTCTATATCAAGGACATCACCCTGCCCTAATGGGAAGGCATTACCCTGCTTGATAGGAATATCCTTACCCAACGAGTTCCATGCTTTCGAGAATCTTACGGAGTTAAGGAAGATCTTTCCCTCTTTCTCCACCATCCCTACCATAGGTTCGCAATTCAATCTAACCTCGTTTTGTTTATCATCCGGCTTCTCCTCAAGCTCATCAAGGTCTCTGGCTGATGTAAACGACTTGCTTTCCGGAAGCTTTTTAATATCCTCAATACTGGCCATTATAATTTGATTATTAAATAAACGATCTTCAGTCCTAACTTAAAATCAGATGTCTTCTCGAACATCTCCCTAAGAGGTAAGATAGTAGCGTCAAGATCTGACGCTACCCATTCTCCGTCCTTATAATACATATTCTTTTCCTCGGAATACGCTACACAAGGTCGATGCCCTAAGTTCTTCATAACCGTATCTACCTTATTTTGGGTAGGCATCGAGACACGGTTCACTTTAGTAGATATATTAAAATTGCTTTCCATTAAATTACTCATTTTCAATTAGTTAATTAGAAAGGTAGGTCACTGTCGTCTCCAAAAGGAGGATATTGTGGCGGCTGCTGACCTCCAAAAAAAGGTGCTTGGGCTGTCTGAGGCGGAGCCTGCTGGTATGATGGAGGAGGCGTCTGCTGCGGAGCCTGCGTAGCGTATGACGGTGGGGGCGTTTGCGTTATATCCTCACCAGCGTTGTTTTGGCTTGCCGACTGAGTAGGTTTCACACCATCTGTCTTAATACTTTGGATATATTTATTAAGTACCTGATAAGCGAAAGCGTCTTGGGTCGTATAATCAAACTTCTTATTCCCCATTATATCAGTACTCTCAACCCTGTCAGGCCATCCATTCTGCCCGTTCTTATAATATTGCTGGATAAGCTCGTCCTTACCGTCAGGGGTCTCCCTTGCGTATGAGATAAAAAAATTACCGGGAGCATATTGATCCCCTTTCTTAGCATGAGCAGGATTGATCACTACCTTACGTTTCAGATCGATATTAGGCAAGTACCTTACCAGTGACTTCACGTAATTATTAATACCTCCTTTTTGAGTCACCAAAGGAACGTTTATAAAGTAATTACCATCCTCATCACTTATCTTTATGGATAAGTATTTGGCGTTTATTCCATTGAACTCCACTTCTCTTACGCTAATATCAGACAAATAACCTTCGATACCGTTCCAGAACACCCTCCAATAAGAAACGGCTCCGGTCTTCTCGTTTATATGCTCCTCGAAACCTTCCTTTGGTTCTCTTGATGACTGATATAATAATCCGCTACCACTTACTTTAAAGTAATGGTTATTACCACCTGATGAATTTTCACGAACTCCCATATTATATATATTTAAACGTTAAACAATAATTGATGATGACAAGAAATATTCGTTCTTATTATCCTCCCCATAAATCTTATTGAAATGAGATTTATGATCATGCTCGATAACTATCCTATTCCACGATATGCTTTTTATGATACCCAGATATCTTCCACATAACACGTTGCATACAATATCTTCACCATAATGAGACAAAGGGGTAAGTCTTTCCTTACATGATTTACCTGAAGACGGGCTCTCTGACATAATACCGCATCCTTTATCGGTAAATATCAACTTGCAATGATCGAACTCATTTACCTTAAGATTGTTTTGGAGGGCTTGGACGAGTAGATCCTTATCAAAGACATAGGTACTTGTTTTGACAAAATGCTCGTCCACGAACCTCCAATTTGGATAATTACCCTCAAAATGGGTCTCATACATATCCATATCAGGCGTAGAGAAATAAGTCTTAGTATCGTCCACTTTTATAGACAACATATCCGATGACTTATTGATATGCTTATCAAGCAATATCGCAGATTCGTTCGACACCGGGATAAACATCTTCTCTACCTTATCCTGATTAGGGACAAAATACCTGTAAATAGTATTTCTATCCGTACTTACTATATTAATATTAATATCATCAATATCAATGACCACATTCTCGATGCATGGATAAAAATCATCTACCTCCGTATAATCGCTGGCTTTGTTAAGAACCGAAACATAATCGCTCATCTTAACCTTAATTCCTCCATCAAGTATCTTATGTACCTGCGGGAATGTATTGATATCAAAAGCCGGACAACTATACTCACCAGAAGCGTAGTGGATCGTGATCTGATCTTTTCTATCCGAAAGCAGTATCGTAATCTCACGATTCTTCTGTTTTTTCATGAACTTAATAAAAGAGCTTGCCTCTACCAAGAAAGAGAAGTTAGAGTCAGCCTCGACCTTCAATCGTTCTATAACACATACCTTGGCATTTACGGAAGTGATATAAGCCAGATTATTGACAACATCTATCTTAAGATCCTTATAAAGGGAGTTGGAACCGGCGTTCTTAACCACCGTCTCCAGTTTACCCAACTTCTCATTTAATGATTTCGACAAGCACTTCAATACCATATAACATATTTTATTTGTTTATCATCCATAATTCATGTACAAGCTTTATAAAAATCATACTCCGAAACCGGAAATGATTCCGGAGTATGAATCCCGATTATGGGATAAATCAGGATAAAAATCCTGTTAGTACCCATCGCCAATGTTACCAAAGGTTTCATACAAGCAGCACTGTTTTGCCGAATACGCTACTCCTGTTTAACCACTTGCCTTAGAGCCTTGGGCTTGGATAAACACCCTAGGGTAACTATACATTCTAAGGTAACGTAGTGCTCTAAGCACTTAGGCTAATAACCTGACCGTTTCCGGTATATGTAAAATATTTTTCAACATCTTACATATTATCCGAGGTTATAATAAACAACTTTTACATGACATTGCAAATGTAATCATAATTATATTAATACAAATATAATAAATACTTAATAGTATTAAAATAATTTAAACTTACGTCTAATATACTCGGCTATAAGCGTAGCGTCACACATTCCGTCTTGTATCTTAGTAGGTTGTATTCCTTTTCCTGACCATGGTTTCACGAAAGAGACCAAAGGGAAAAGGCGCATGGCGCATCGGATGGAGGTAGCCTTCGTGTCCAGCTTAGCCGCCGTATACACCCGATCGGCTGTCGTATGAAGCTCCTTCTGCCAGGTCTTTGGTTGCACCTCCTCGAACATGAACCTAACATCCGGGTGAGATCCGTATCGCTCCATCATCTCCACCATCATAGCGAATAGAGCGTTCGGTTCCCGGCGTCTCCCGCCAAAGGTGAAGTTGCTGGAGGCCGAGCTGTTGTGGATGCTGTGGACGTCCTCGACGGCGATCGCCAGCGTCCCGCCTCCCTCTTCTTGGATCTTGTCAGCGGCATCGAGGAAGAAACTTGATATAGCCCTAAGATCTATATCTCCCTTAGCCGATATCCTTGGTGTCATAATTACCTTAACCTCCCCGTTCTCCGGGATCATAGACAATCCTCCGGTATCTATACCCGGATCTATTCCTATAACTGCATTCATATCAGGAACAATATTGAATTATTAATTTATCCTCAGTAATATCTTTAACCATATCACGCACATCATCCACAGATATACTGTTATATACGTCATATGAATCCATTATCCCATTAAATCTTGACATTACAAAAGATATGTAGCTCTCGTAGTAATCTTCAATATTCATCATATTTAACTTATCAGATAACTTAGCCATCCTTAAGACAAGCTCTATATTGTCATTATTCGCTATATGATGAAAATTATTGACATAATCAATCGCACAATCTTTTGTGATGTTACATTTATCTGGACTTACATCAATTATTAAGCTAGCAATTATTCTATTCGAGTAATTCATGTATCTCTTGTTTACAGAATAGCATAATCCGTTATTTCTAAGATAATGAAACATAGAGAAATTATAATTGCCACACATCATAGATAACACGATAAACAATACACATAATTTCTTGAAATCACAATTATCCAATATAAACGACACATATAACTGTCTTGGGTTCTTCTTGTATTTATAAATACCATATTTAGGATCAGATACAGCAAATTCCTTAAGCTTATTACGATAAAATGAGTTGATATCAATAGTATTTGACAATTCTGTCATATCTAATACATGTTTATCCACGAAATCATCGCATCCATATAAATGAAATACTATCTCTGATTTATTTAATATCGCATCTCGACATAATGTAAGGTCATCTTCCTTTATTTTACCGACAGATCTTTTAGTACCTAATATATTTACAAAACAACGCTTATCTATTCCAGATAATTCTATAAGTCTATTATCATTAATCCATGATCCATCATTATCAATCTCGGTTAGTATAACATTCCTCTCGCTTTCTATAAAATCGCTGCTCATGTCTGGATTTACTATAGAATTATGAGCGAACTTAATACATTCATCAATATTGGCATCAGGTAATGCAAGTCCCTTGAATACAATTGATCTTTGATCGGTATACCCATTAAAATCAAAGAATAGCTTATCGCCAATGTTATCTTCACGTTTTATCGCTATATGCTCATAAAAATGAGGCAATCCTCTCCTTGACATTAATATAGATACAATATCAGGTATCTCAGCGCATACTGATCCAACAGGAATATTCATCCCGCTATCGTAATAAAAGCATCTACATCCTAGATCTTTTATCAGTCCTGTGTATATTATCATATCTTGAGCGTATATAATGAATGAAAATCCTCCGGTCTAAACACCTGTATTGAGTTATCCGGATACATACCTATATAATAACCGTAAAAAGCCCGTAGAATGCCATTTTCTAGGATTATATCTAAAGCCTTTACCTTGTGACCGTCAACCATCACATCAAGCTCCTTGGTTCTTTGGGATATCTTATCAAACCATTCAGGTATAGGATCAATCCCGTACCTGAATGCGTTTACTGTTGATTTTATAGAGATATACGTACCCATGATCAGATAAGATTACAATCATCACGTTTAACAACCTTAAAATCTCCCTCTCTAAATAATAAAACTACGTCAGTTCTATTATACTTACACTTCTTGATATCCACCAAATGGTAAGAAGCCTCCCCTACGGCGGGGCGAACCGGTCTCAATACGGCTATGGCTATATCTCCGCCAAGTTCCGTGCCACCGGTGACACCCTGTAGGCACATGTATATGAATCCCTCATACTCATATCTCTTTCCAATAAACTCACTCATGGGAATACCTACGAACAGATAGTTCTTCACATCCCCTTTCTTAACCTCGACAGCGTTCTCTACACTGGACGGTATTACGTCTACAAATTTTACTCCTATTGCCATGATTACAAATTCAATTTAGTTCTTAATTCTTGACACAATTCTTGATTATCCCTCATGATACTTAACGTATTATCGACTCCGTTCCCTACACGAACATCCCCGTACCAGTACCATGATCCTTTACGGATAAAGATACCGGTTTCCTCGCATAACTTCAAAAGTTCAAGTTCCTTATCAAACCCCACGCCATAATACAAGGCTGTCTCTGCTATTTGGAACGGAACGGCTGTCTTGTTCTTCAGCACCTTTATCCTAACCTCATGACCTACTGAAGATCCGTCCTCTCCTAATATAACCTTCTTTCTCGCCATCTCCATACGGATAGAGGCATAGAACTTAAGAGCGTTACCTCCGGTCGTTACCTTAGGATCGCCGTATATAACACCGATCTTCTCCCGATACTGATTGATGAATACCAGAACACAGTCGCTTTTGTTTACGATTCCTGTAAGAACCCTCATGGCTTTGGACATCAAACGAGCCTGCAATCCCATGTTGCTGTCTTCCATATCGCCCTCTATCTCCTTCTTCGGTACCAGATTGGCTACAGAATCTACGACAATAAATCCGACCTTCCCGGACTCGACTAACTTGGCTGTGATGTCAATAGCCAGCTCCCCGTAGCTTGGTTGGGAGATCAAAAACCGGTTTATATCTAATCCCATTTTCCTAGCGTACTCAATATCGAAAGCGTTCTCCACGTCTATTATAGCTACCAGCTTATCTGGATGTTTTTTCTGGAACTCGATCATACTTAACGTACACATCATGGTCTTGCCACAAGATTCCATCCCGACCAGCTCATGGATCCGACCTACCGCCCATCCGCCGCCGAGGGCCTTGTCCACCACCAGAGAACCAGTGCTTTCCCTTGGTATGGATATTATAGGCTTATCATCGCCGAAGTTCATTATCGAGCCTTCTCCAAGCTCTTTATTTAAAGATGATACTAACTCATCTACGTCTGAAAAAAGTTCTTTCTTAGCCATTATAATCCGTATTCATCGAAATTAAACAAATCCTGTTGTTTCTTGATCATATCCTTACCGATATCAGATATCTTTTCTGGATTCAAAACACCCTCATTCTCATCCACCTTCTCTATAAAGTCAGATATCTTATCGCTTAGCAGTACCATATCTTCCTTAGGCACTGATTTCAGATAAAGCCCGTCTATAGACCTACATCTTGAAAGAGCGGTATATATCTGTCCTATTTCGAAGGCTCTGCTGATGTCTACGAATATATTATCTAAAGTCATTCCCTGAGATTTATGAACGGTTATAGCGTATCCTAACCTTAATGGATATTGTATTATATAGCCGCAAGAAATGCCTTCAAGGGAATCATCTACCTGCTTATACTTCATCTTCTCCCACTTCTCTTTGGTTATCTCCACCTCAGTATCGTTATCTAGATGAACATATATCGTCTCATCAACAGTATCTATGCTGGTTATGATACCCATCGAGCCATTGACATACCCGTTGCCGTTTCTGGTTATTATGACCTTAGCCCCTACCTTTACTATAAGCTCATCCTCGCAAGGCGCTACAGGCTTCTCCCCGAATACAGTAGCATCGAACTTAAATACCTTATTATTGATCTTATCAAGATTAGTCTTATTTATCTCATAAGCTTCTTTGTTAGTTGAGCATATAATTATAGTATTATCCATATTATCTGGATACTTGACCCTACTATCCAATATCTGTCTTGACTCGTCGGTAATAACCCCACATCTTATATCCTCAAGTACGGAAAGAAGCTGAGGATCTTTTTGACGGAATACGTTCTCGAAGGTAATGACCGAGAATCCTGACGCTCTTAATGCCTTTGATGAGAAAAAGAACCGGCTCTCATAATATTTGTCGATAAAATCATCCGCCGTCACCACAGGCGGTAGTTGTGATAGATCTCCAAACATAATCAACCTAACTCCACCAAAAGGTTCCTTGCTACGCCTGCATTGTCTAAGTACGTCAGCCACCTCATCAAGCAAATCAGGTCTTACCATACTGATCTCGTCGATAACGATAGTATCAAGATTCTTGATCTTCTTCTTCATAAACGGACTTACATCCACCTTATTAGACAACATACCTCTCTCGATAGAAGGAATATAAGGATCGTTCTTTATAGAGAAAAACGAATGGATGGTCTGCCCTCCTGCGTTCAATGCAGCCACGCCAGTAGGAGCTACAATAACACATTTACCCAAGAACTTTACGATACGTCTCATGAACGTACTTTTACCACTACCAGCTCTACCGGTAATAAACAGATTCTCCCTAGTGGTGAAAATCTTCTTCAAGGCACGACCCTGCTCTACGTTTTTATCCACCGTCATAATATAACGAAGGAGGTCGTTTTCATTTCTAAAATCCTCTTTTACCATATCTTTTAAATTTATGGTACAAAGATACGAATAGTTATAATTAACTATTAAAAATAAATGTGAATAATATGTAAATATTAAATTTTATATCTGATACTCAAATCATCCAGCTTTACTCATCTCATAAGATTTTTCTCCTAAAAATACATCTTTTATGTATTCTGTCGATATAAGGATATGCATATATTTCCCCTTGTATAATAGTCTTAAGCATCCGATAGTTACGTTCTTTCTGTCTTTGGTATTCGCTATTCCATTGTTTTTTTTTACCTCGTCATACAAATCGGATATATTCTTCTTACACATGTCTAAGAACATGCTTATGTATCTGTATATAGTGGATTGAGATATTTCACGCATACCTATGCCTATGAGCTTCTTATTTAACTCATTAAGAAGGTATGCTACATTGAACTTAACTGTCTTTCTTTTAGTTACTTTGTATATATGATGTACGTTTCTGGTTCTGGCCCTGAATATTATCTTGGAAAGGATTCTTACCCGATCAAGTTTCCGGCTTTTGTTAGCCATATTCCGTCTTTCGTCTGAGCTTAAATTCTTATTCAGACATTTGTATACGGATCTTTTCTTACCTACGAATATTTCTTTCGTATCCTCATTCTTCTTAGCCTTATACGAGTAGATCATGATATCAGATAAAGCTATTCTTATCTCGCCCTCGGCATAGGCCTTAAGCGTCTTTAGCTGATAGTCTATATCCTCATGGCAGTTCTCTATAACATGTCTGTAGCAGAAATAAGCTATGCCATCGGATAGGATATCTATAAAATCATCGGTATTGATCTCGATACGGTCACGGTAACCATCTCTCATCCTATTTCTTAAAAATACATGCTTCTGTACATTTATGATAGAAAGATAAGCCGTTACCTGCTTACACTTCTTTTCTATAACCATACCGGAACCTCTTATATTATCTTTCTTGTTCGAGTATTTTACGGCCGTAACCTTCTTCCCGTCCTTATTAGTTACAGGTTTGTAATCTACTGGACAGACAAGTGATCCTGCTGGAAGCCTTAGGCATCCAAGCTCATCTTTTTTTGCTTGTATATCTTTTGGGATATATGCTTCGGTAAGAATCTTATCGAAATTTGATTTCATTTTCTGTAAAAGTGTTACCTTTGTCTCCATAGGGTGATTATATACCAATTTACACCAATACATTTTGACGCTTCACAGCCCCGGCCAACGCCAGCGACTCCACGTCCCCTTCCCGGTTCACCACCGGTGACGTATTTTATTGGGTTAGAAGATTCTGTTTTTCTAACCCAAATTTCTTTATATTCCTAGCTGCCAGTAAATCCCTGTCATTTACGGCCCCACAAGAAGGGCAAGTCCAGATACGATCGGATAATTTAAGATCCCGATGTACGTATCCACATTCGCACATCTTGGAACTAGGTTCGAATCTTCCTATCCGAATCAAATTCACGCCCTTCCAATCTGACTTATAGCTTAATATTCTAAAGAACTCGCTCCATGAGCATGAAGCTATGCTATTAGCCAGCTTATGGTTCTTCATCATCCCCTCCACGTTAAGGTCCTCAATAACCACGGTTCGGTTCTCGCCTAGGATATTGTTGACAACATGGTGTAGGAAGTTATGTCTTTGATTCGATATATGCTCGTATGCCTTAACTACGGCTAATCTAGCTTTCTCTCTTCTTCGGCTTCCTTTTTGTTTGCGAGCTAATCTTCGTTGTAAGCATGCTAAACGTGCGGAAGACTTTTCCAGATATTTCGGGTTCTCGAAAACCGAACCATTTGATAAGGTAGCGAATGTCTTTATCCCTACATCGATACCTACAGCGGTATCCGGATTAATAGGAGACTTGCCCGGTAATTTAAGGCCGTTGTCTACAGGGATACTGATATAGTATTTATTTGTAGGTGACTTTGATACGGTAACAGTTCCTATCTTACCTTTAAATACTTGATTAGAATAAAATCTTACCCATCCTAATTTCGGTAACTTAATCCTGTTGTTATTGAAATCGATATGGACATTGAGGATATTCTTGAACGATTTCCTTGATCCTCGCTTTGACTTGAATTTTGGGAAGCCTTTCTTCGCCCTGAAAAATCTGGTGAAAGCCTGATCTAAGTTTCTTATTGACTGCTGTAGACATTCATTAGATACCTCATTGAGCCAAGAATATTCCTCTTGTTTCTTTAAATCAGTCAGTTTCTTACATAGATCAACAACCGTAAGCGATTTTTTATCATCTTGATACGCTTCGATTTTCATCCGCAAAGCCCAGTTATAGATAAATCGAGTTGATCCGAAAGTCTTCTCCATTAGCGAGATTTGTTCGGATGTTGGATTTAGTCTATATTTATAAGATTTTATCATACTACTCTACTGTCTTTTGATGCAAAGGTATGATATAAAGATTAATTATACAACACTTTTAATTATGTTATACAACATAGTAGTGCAAAATTGTATATAATCACCTATACAAGTTTCTTCAATACGAAACAAGTTATTCGGATGGATGGGTAGCCTGGGAAGGTCGCCCATTTGTTGTTTAAGGAGGGTAGGTTATGTCCGTAAAACGCTGTGCGCGTGAACGATGGTTTTTCTCAACCTACTTGTTACGCGCGCGTTAATAGGTATATTTATTAAATATAATCAACTCTATAAACATATACTACTTTCTAATATCTCTATCCGTACACAGAACCTCTCCTGACGTCGAGTTCCTGTGTACTCCACTTAAAGTCTCTATTTAATAAAACATTGCTTTTTACCGCCAAGGTATGGTGCCGTCAGGTAGCATACCGCAGGCTAAACATGGTAGAAGCCGTATCCTATACCGGAAGCCGGTGCCCCGGTAGGGGGATCGGGTGGAGCATAAGCCAAAGAAGAAAAAGTGAGGTCTTGTGCGGTCGCTCACGCTCCGGCCGTCCGTATCTTCTACGGCAGGCTCCATCGCCCAAGGCTTCCCATTTCCCCTTGGCTTTATATCCCATAACATAGCAAGAAGGAATCCAAAGGGGAAAGGGGTGGTCATGTCCCTTGAGGCAGGATAGGGCTGTCCACCGCCGCTCGGAGGCATGTATGGTCTGTGCTCCACTGGCCTCATTGCCGTGGCTTACGGTGGACTTATCTGGCTTTCCTCCGCCACTTCCACCGCCTTTTCCTATTTGGATGTTCGTAAATACATGCTAATCAGCATATATTATGTTGATTATGGCATAATTTCTTGACAACGATATTTTTTTTAAGTAGTTTTGTCGAAAACTAATTTTATATGGTCGAACAGAGGAAAGCTTTCGTATTTGCGTTGCCTTATGATACTAGGTTGGATATGATCCAGCAGTTCTTAAGGATATACAACGGCTATCTGGATTCCAAGGGTAGGAGCTTGATTACTGAAAGGACGATAAACTTACTTTCTTTCTACATCAACTACGGATACTCGGATGATACCAGGGCCAAGTATATGGATTGTTATGGACAGAAGGAATCTTATATCGCTGTCCTTAACAATGAGCTAAAGCGTGGCGGTTTTTTAGTAGACAAGAAGAACGGAAATTTCCGTACCCGTGAGCTGTCTATTGAGATGAGAAGCCTACGTAATTATTTTGTTCTTGACGGAGAGGGTGATGACACCCGTGTAATGGGATTCGTATTCAAGAGAAACAAATTGAATATCGATGGATAGGAGTCTTATTTCGTTCGACAGGGATATTGTCGATGAGGTGGTGAGAAGATCTGGAGGGAAGTTTACCAAGCAGCAGGTCGAATGGTGCATGAAAGCATCCGTATCTTATATCCATCATCTCGCCAGATATACCGATAATATATCTATCAGGATACCGTTTATCGGATATGTTATATGCAACCTCCGTGAGATGCGTGTAAGACGTGATAAGATACGTCGTATATATGTCAAGGAGGGTAATCGTTATCCAGACGAAAGGATGCCTATTGAGCTTGATTGTCTGGATAAGAAGATAAAGGTGATAGAGGGTATGGAGGGATTGAAGAACGGAGATCCCCTTATACGTGACAACCATGAGGCTATGTATCAATGCCGGTATGGTATGACATGGGAACAGTTACAGGATTTTCAACAACAACAATTTAAAAAATAATATGCAAACAATTGGTAAAGCCCAAGTAATAGCCCAAGCTTGGGAAGACAGTTTATTGGGCAGGATTCCTAAGGATGAGAAGGATTATCCGGAGTGGTACAAGAATCGTCTTTATTTATGCAAGAAATGTCCTAAGAACTCTTCTAATATAGCTTTCTTTAAGTTACCAGCTAAGGTATTGCTGCAAAGATTGATGGGAAGACAGGCATGCTCGCTGTGTGGTTGCTTTATCAAGGAAAAGGCTTGGATGAAGACAGAGGTATGCCCGTTGAAGTTCGTGGAGGGTGAGAAAGCCAAATGGAATGCTATGGAGGTGATAACAGCCGATCATAACGATTTTAATATTGAGTGCCCTAACGATTCCTTTGATATAGGACTGACGGATGATGAGAGCGAGTTTTATCTAAATATTTTTGATCAGAAAATAGGTGATAAGATAGAAATCGTGTTATTTATCACCCATAATGATGGTTTCCATGTCAAGGAGCATCATCTTGGATGTGGATGTATGGGAGATGTATCATATAACAAACATCCTGACAATGAGAATAGAATTATATTTAGGATGACGTTAGATACCTCAAAATATACGGAAGGTCATTTTGAGAAACATCTATCTCTTATGGGTTATACTAAGGACGATCCTGAACGTAATTTCAAACATTTCCCGCTACGTATTATAGGGGAAGCTTATAAATAATGCCGTGAGAAATCTCGTAAGAAGCAAGATAGATGACCGTATCCATGCCCTTATTGTCATGGAAGTCGGATGCCGTGAGTTGCCTGAATATTCGTTGGGTGATATACTTTACTCCGCTTTAAGGAGGATAGCTAGGGCTAATGGTGGTAATGTCCGCTTCTTGCGGGATGTTAGTACCAGAGATTTATTGAGGTCTATAGACCAAAGCATCAGTGATGAGATTGAATTAAATAATAATGATTATAACGTGTGATTATAATGGAAGAGGATAAGGATATCAAAAAAGAGATCAGGGATTATCTTAAAGAAGAGGCGGATACCCATATAAGGCATTGGATAGCCATAAAACGTGAGAGCAAGCGTCTGTATAGCGATATTGAGGATAGGACTAAGAAGATAGCCCTTAAATCATCTTCGTTGATAAAAGAGGAGGATTTTGTCGTTCTTCATGAGATGACCCATAAGATACAGATGTTGAATATAGAGGCTGTAAAAGTCAATTCTAGGTTGATGTTCATAATCCAGTTGGCTACCAGCTTCGGTATGGATCTGGATTTAGATACGACATATGCGTCCACCGCCAAGGGCATTATAGAAGACAGGACATCTGGATTTGTGTTTTATGATGACAAGGAACGTCTGAGATATGCCGACAAGGAGCTTGAGGATATGTTCCATGACATGAGCGTGACGGAAGTAAGTAAGATCGGGGTTGTTCAGTCTTATAAGCTTCTTATGAAACAGTATAACGAGTTTAAGGATATGAAAGCCAATGCCACAGGGAAGACGAAAGCCGACGAGTAAGGACGCTGATTGGGTCAATGATAATCTTGAGGTCATAGCTAAGGGCATAAACGACGCTAAGACTTATATTGATAAACATCCTTGGGATAAGGAGAAGCCGGAGGATATGGATAGGGCATTTGACTTCATATCAAAATTAATCGATAAGATAAATATATGGAATGATTCTTATATGGAGAAGAGCGGGATCATGGATGTATATAGGTCTGTAAGCAATGTCCAGAAAAAGGAACGTAAGGGTCAGGTTTCTGGTGGAATCGAGTCTGTTTTAAAGGATATTATGAAATGAGTTTAAGCACGAGTCCAGAATTTTATGTAAACATGAAGAATCCTCCAGTGTGGAACGATTTGTTTGGCTGGGAGGATCAAGATGATGATGTTAAGCAGTTCTTTACAGAGGAGGCTTATAAGGTCAAGAACGGGATAACTATCAACGGTACGTTCATCCCGCCATGGCTTTATTGGCATGTTAATTTCTTTCCCGTATTCCAGGATCTTCCAAACGGGGAACGTGTGCCAGCGATCAGTCGTTTGCGTGACAATGAATGGTTTTTCGCCGAGATGTACCAACGTGCCCGTCAGGAGAAGAAAGGGTTAGGGATGTTCGGTACCCGTCGTTTTGGGAAGGCCCTTCTGGACTCGGAGCTGATATATACTCCTTATGGGCCTAAGAAGATAGGGTTCGCTGATATCGGGGATATCATATATGGCGATGATGGTAAGCTTACGACTATAGTAGGCGTATACCCTCAAGGGTTCGTTGATATGTATAAGGTGACGTTTGAGGACGGGCGCAGTATAGTATGTTGCGGTCAACATCAGTGGAAGGTTAAATATCATGGTGATTATAAAGTCATGAGCACTATGGGTATCATCCACTCTGACTTCCAGAAGATGACTATAGACATAGGGGAGGCCGTGGATTTCCCCGAGCGGCGGTGGCTGATGTCGCCCCAGCTCCTTGGGTCTCTGACCGCCTCTTTCCTTTGTGGATCTACCGACAGGATCTTTGAGCTAAGCAAGAAGGAGATGGATGATGTCATTTATTCATCCAAAAAACAGAAAGAGTTATTTATAAGCTCGTTCATGAAGATCGCTTGCGGTATAAGCACCGGCGATGATCGTTTTAAGGTTGTTTACAAAAGTGAGTATATTATATCCTTCGTAAGAAGAATATTCTGGTCTATGGGATATTATTGCGTCATGGATGGTGATGATATGTATATATCCAAGACCCATAACAGACTTATGATATCCGATATAGATTATTACGGGAAGTATAAGGCTACTTGTATTGAGGTAGATAATAAATCTCATCAGTTTCTTACTACCAATTTTGTCGTATCCCATAATACGACCATCATGTCATCACTTCTCCAGATGAACGCTACCATGACGATCGGGCTTAGTCATTCCGTGGTAGGTTTCAGCGATAGCGATTTATCTAATATAGGTGAGTATTGTGAGTATGGTCTTGATCATGTGCATCCTTTTTTCAGGATTAACAGGACCAAGACCGATTGGAGTTCTGGTGTCACCTTAGGCAAGCGTATGTCCAACGGGGTTCGTGATGTTCATGCCATAATATCCATAGCCAACATCAACATGGGTAGGAAGACATCCACACAGAAGACTGCCGGTCTGACCCCCGCCACGGCTATTTTCGACGAGGTAGGTAAGGGACCTATCAAAAAGCCGTACACTGCCGCCATGCCGTCATACGACACTCCTTACGGCTGGCGTCTCAGTCCGATCTTGGCTGGTACCGGTGGTGAGGTGGAATTATCCAAGGACGCTCAGGAGATGTTCTCTGATCCTGATACATACAATCTTCTGGTCATGGATTGGGATATTTTAAATCGGAGAGCCATGAAAGGGAAAACATGGAAAGAACGGAAATGGGCGATGTTTGTCCCCGGTCAGATGGCTAACTCCGGTGTCAAGAGAACGATAGGGTTAGGTCATTATTTGGATAAGCCTGACGACAAGAAGCTTAATAAGATTAAGATTGATGCCACGGATTTTGAAGCCAGTACCAATAAGCTTAACGAGGAACGGAAGAAGCTATCTACGAAAGATAGGGTAGCTTATACCTCTCATACCATGTTCTATCCTTTTACGATTGATGACTGTTTTTTAAGCTCGTCCCAGAACCTATTCCCGGTAGAGTACGCTATCAAGCATAAGAATGATCTCCTTGAGTCGGGTCAATATAGCGGCATGTTGTGTGATGTTTTTCTTGAATCGGGCAATAAGCTTGGTACTACGAAATCTAATAAACAGCTAGCTGGTTTTCCGTTTAGTGGAGGTGTTATTGATGCTCCTGTCCAGATATTCGAGATGCCTCAATCTAATAGGTTTGATGATTATGTTTATGTAGCTGGTCTTGACGGGTATAAACAGGCCAAATCAGATACAGCTTCACTAGGTACGTTTTATATATTCAAGAGACGTGTAGGTATTCGTGATCCATATGCCTATAGAATAGTTGTGTCATATGCCGCTCGTCCATCATCCATAGATCAGTTTTGTCGTACGTGCGAGGTACTTCAGAAAGGATATGGTGCTATATGTCTTATGGAGAACGCTGACCAGATGTATGAACAGTACCTTAACCGGAAGAGTGGTATGCCTGCTTCTTTTTTCTTATTCGCTGGTGAGGCAATAGCCAATAAGTATGTGAAGGCCGGCTCCCGGCAGAACAGCAAGCTGGGGCTATACCCGACCCCCGGCAACCAGAACCTGCTCTTCTCCTGCGTGGTGGATTATTGCTGGCAGGATTTCGTTGTCGGTTATGATGATCAGACTGGTCTTGATATAACTGTCAAGGGTATTGAGCTGATCGATGATATAGCCCTATTGGATGAGATAATACAGTATAAGCCCGGATTGAACGTCGATAGGATAATAGCGTTCGGGCATGCGTTGGTTCTCGCCAGATATTTTGACGATAACAATTACATGCCTAAATCGAAGATCGAGGAGATGAATAATGCCCGCAAGGAAGACGCTTATAAACACCATGAGGTATATGCCTCTGCCTTTGGATCGGTATCTATAGGAGCTTTTAGGTAAATGAATGTCAATTAAACGCCTATCTTTGTTGTAAATAAAATTGAATAATCATGGAAGTGTTTAATAGAGATCATTCGTTTCCAGCAAAAGGAGCGTTATTAGGATTACCTCCTCAGGCTATTTCCACGAAGAAAAAGAACAGGAAATGGAAGGAGGATTGTATGGACGCTCTTGAGACGATAGGGTTGAAACAGTATGATCGCAACCAGATGTACCGTGACTATTATCTGATGGCGGATGGTAAGTTATCTTTTATGGAGATGGCGGATGTCATCCCTCAGCTAAGGAACGTGCAGAAGCTAAGGAGTGATATAAGAATCCCTTCTTTCTTGAAGCATTATGATATCATAGGTGGTATCGTAAACGCTTTTGAGGGATGGCTGACAAACCTACAGGATAAGTATACGGTTAACGAGGTAGGGGATATGGCTATAAGTGAGTATGAGGATACGATGTCAAACTTACTTCATCGTCATATACAAGAACAGTGGGATATTATCGTTAATCAGCGTCTTGTGGAGGCCGGTCTTGATCCTACATACAATGAGTTTAATTCCGAGGAGGAGCGTCAGGCTTATGTTCAGCAAATCCAACAGGCCAAGGCGTCTATGACCCCTGATGATATCCAGAGGTTCATGAGTACAAGATGGAAGACGCAGGCGGCGGTATGGGGAGATCATACGATCGAGGCTGATCGTAGCCGGTTTTATATGGATGAGCTTGACAGGGAGAATTACAGGGATCGTCTTCTTAGCGGAAAGATGTTCCGGAACCATTTCGTTGGCTTCGACTATTATCGTCCGGAGGTATGGAGTCCGATGGAGGTTTTCCATCCTGATGTGAAATACCCGCAATATGGATCTTATGTAGGCCGTCTTCATTATTACGAGGGTGTTGAGTTGATATCAAGATACGGCCATAAGATGACGGCCAAAGACAAGCGTCGGATTATGGGAGGTGACGATGATTATGAGGGATGGGTATCTAATGACGGTGCTAGGTATGATTGGAAGAAAAAGAAACCGTCTATTACCGGTATGTATGAGAATGAGGTTATTCCATGGAAAGGATACCATGACTATGAGTCTATAGTCGCCGCTGAGGACTATTATGGTGTGCCGATGGGAGAGTACCATACCTTCGGACCTGACGGGGAGGAACACACCCAACCCCGCTTCTTACCCCGCTTCCATCCCTTTGGATATTTCAACTCCGGTATGGCCGATGGTAAGAGATATGAGATAGACTCTCGCCTTTTTAGGGTTATGGAAGGATATTGGGTATCCATGAAACCGGTATTCTTAATAACTTATATGACAGAGACCGGAATGGTTGATCAGGAACTTGTAACCGATGAGTTGCTCCCGGAATTCTTGGAGAAGAATGGCATAAAGAAAGTAAAGAGGGTTATGGCCGATGCTGTTGGTGATCCTGAGGTGAACACCTATATCTTGGAGTATGTTCCTGAGGTTAGGTTTGGAGTTAAGATCACCGGAGGTAATTTAATGGATAAGCCTATATATATCGGTGGGGATCCAATACCTCATCAGATACATGGTGACAGCAGTCTGTATGATTATGTCATTCCGGTTTCTGGATTTATAGGGGCCAGTCTCGCTGATCGCATACAACCGTTCCAGATGATGTATAACCTTGCTATGAATCAGCTATACAATAACGCCGAGAAGGAGATCGGTAAGTTCTTCTTAGGTGACTTGGGATTCCTGCCTACTGAATATAAGGATATGATGGACAAGAAGGGCGCTTTAGCTACTTTTATGCAGATCGTTAAGTCTGTATCGTTTATGGGTGTAGGTGGTAATGATACGAATAATCCTTACCAGAATCCGCAGATGAGTAGCATATATAACCAGTTTGGTGTATATGATCTTACTAATACGGATCAGATAAGATCCCGTATGGAAATGGCTTCTTACGCCTATATGATGGCTTATAGGATGATAGGTATATCCGAACAGGCAATGGGTCAGTCAACCAGATACGAGAGTTCTACGGGCGTAAAACAGGGGGTTAACGCTACCATGTTACAGACCCAGGCTTACTTTAATGATTTCGATGACTTCAAGAAACGGACATTGGATATTCATCTAGCCGTGGCTCAAGTATGCCAGAAGGAAGGATACGATTGGACCGTGATGTACAGGAACAGCGATCTTTCCTTGGCTTACATCAGTCTTACGGATAATAGCTTGTCGTTACGTCATCTTAATGTTATGGCTGTCTCTAATTCCAAGAAACGTCTGGAATTGGAGAATTTGAAACAATATATATTACAGACAAATACGTTAGGTAATGACTTACTTGATATCACTAGGATGATGAGCGCCAACTCAACGGCTGAGATGAATCAGATCGGAAGGGATGCTAGATCTTACGCCGATCGTGTAAGGCAGGAAGAATACCAGAATCAACAGCGACTTGTCCAGCAGCAAGCTGAGGCCGATCAACAGGCTCGTAATGATGAGCATGAGAAGGATAAGGAGCTGGCTTATATCAAGGGCAACTTCGACTTAAGGGGTAAGAGCATAATGGCCGCTGGTCAAGCGGCCAGGACCGAGAACAACTCTGAAGGCATGGATTATGTCGAGGCTATGGCTGATAGGGCTTTAAAGGAAAGGGATCTTGATATCAAGGAAGAGGATATGAGAACCAGACAGGCTAACGCCGAGGCTGAGCGAAGATCTCGTGAGGAGATAGGGAAAAGGAAGTTGGAATTAAAAGAAAAGGAGATAGACGCTAGAAACAAACGTTCTGATACAGATAGGTTTACGTCGATGATAAACAAGAATTGATTACAAGTTTTGTAAATATTTTTACAAAATCTGTAATCATTTTGGCGTAAAATTCTGTCATATACTATAATGGGTTTGATTTAATTGGTAATTGGATTAATAATACTTTTGTAAAAAGCAAAAAAGGAAATTGTATGAATGACATGGGTGATTTCGCTAAGGGTTTTAAGACCATGAGTGTCGAGGAACTTTTTTACCGTGGTGACGGTGATGGCGATAAGAATAATATCGAGGGTAAATATGATAAGGATGGTAATCCTATAGGTGATTCCAAGGAAGAGCCTGCCGACGGCGGAGCGGCTGACGGTGGCGGGGATAAGGGCGGCGACGCTACCAACCCAGACCCAGATTCCTTTGGCGAAGGCGGTACTGATAATAATAACGTGGTATCAGTGTTTAACGGGAAATCTTTCTTGGAGAAGATGGCTGCCAGAGGTATCATCGACAGTATCGATAACCTTGATATTATGGTAGATGATAAGCCAGTCGATCTTTCTACTATCACTAAAGAGGATGATTTACTCGATATAGTGGAGGGATTGATCAAGGATAAGGCTGATGAGTTGTTGAAGGATAAGGTTGATACCGGTTCTATGTCTGACTTCATGAAGAAGATGATAGAGGTGGATAAGGCTGGAGGTAACGTAGGTCAGCTTCTAAACCAATATCAGAACATTCAGGCGCCTTTGGACAACCTTGATATGAGCAACAAGAATGATCAGCTTGCGGTCATCCAGCATTATTATAAGATGTTGGGTATGCCGGAAGACGAGATAAAGGATAATATGGAGATGATGATCGGCAAGGGCGATGAGTTTATTGAGTCCAAGGCCAATAAGTTCCATGATATCCTGAAAAAGGAGATGGATAACCTTATCGAGGAGGAGAAGAAAAAATCCGAGAAAAGGAAACAGGAGTTGATTGAGCAGATGAAGATCTATAAGAAAGGTCTTAAGACGTCTATAAGCTCAGGATTCCAGTTGACTGACACGATGATAGGTAAGGCTGTCGATTTCGTTACCAAGCCGATAGACAATCAAGGTCATACGGCTATAGATAAAGCTTATTCGGAGGCTATCAAGAATCCGGACATGGCCGCTGATCTGGCTTTGTTCTTGATGAATAAGGACGAGTTCCTTAAACAGAAGACTAACAAGGCTAAGATGGAGGTCAATAAGAAGACCATCACTCTTCTTTCTGGCAATAAGGGAGGAAAGCAAAATAAGACTAATATCGATAACGATACTATAGAAGCTAACTTCCTTGATCTGAGTGGATCAAAGAGTGTATAACGTTTAAATATATTGAAAATGAATCCGTTTCTTACAAAAAGTTTCCCGGCTACCGTGAATGGCGATAACGTTATCGCCTTTACCGATGCCAAGAACTATAAGACTTCGCTCGTAGAGCATAACTTAGGCTCATTGGCGAGCTGGTATTATGAGGATCCTGATAAGAATCATCTGGGTCTTTTGAATCTGTTCTCTAATATCGCTAATTACCCTGTACCGATGTATATGGGTATGATCAATAACGGCGCTACGATCTCCGTTAACGGTATTGGAGCCTCTTTCCGTTATGATTTACCTGTTACAAAAACATTCGCTGTCGTTACGGCAGAGGATACATCAGGTCACCACCTGAAACCTGGTATTGATGGTAGCTTGTTTGATATCGTTTTGAACACATCTGAGTTTACGGCTTATGATGTTATTACCTACGATGCTGCTAACGGTTGTAATATCCTTATCTCAGGTGAGATCCCGTCTAAGACAGAAGGTGACTTGACACGTTATTGGTGTCGTGTTATTGGTGGTAAGGCTAAATACTTCCCCAAAGAGAAATTACGTCCGGGTATCCGCTACTGGAAGATCGGTCATGCTCTTGGTGAGTACAGCACTCAGTTCTCTAAAGTATCTGGAGCTGACAAGGCCGGTTCTATGACTTGTGAGTTCCGTTTAGGGAACCACCGTGGTGTTGAGGGCGAGACAACTATGTACGCTGGTATGAAGTCCATGCAGGCTGCCCAGAACAGCACTTCAGAGTTTGTGGAGACCGCTCTTCGTCGTATGAATGCCATGAGAAGTGAGTATGAGGGTAATATTCCTGATTTGGCTATTATCGGTAAGACTGTTAATGGTAGACTTGATTTGCGTACGGCTAAGGTAGCGTCCACGCTGGAGGTATTCTGTATGGCTGAGTTGGTTAAGCTGGAAGCTAGACAGTTGATGTGGCAAGAAGGTGGTATTATCATGGATCAAAATGGTCCTATCCATTTGAATGAGGGTATCTACCGTCAGCTTCGCCGTGGTTACACTATCTACTATAGCCGTCCGATGGGTATTACTAAGGACACGCTTATGGCTGCCGCATCTTATATTTTCCGTGGACGTCAGGATCTTCCTATTACGGAACGTAAGATTAAGTTCAAGGTAGGAGCTATGGCTATGATCAATTTAGAGAAGTTGATCAGGGAATCGTTCTTCACTACCTTGCAGAACTTAAGCTGGGGTATGGGAAGCGATAGGATGTTGCCTTCTAACCCTATCTCTGGTACTAATGACGCCATGATCTTAGGTCCGGTTCAGGTTAAGGGAGCTTTCATCCCGGGCATCGGTAATGTTGAGTTCGAGCACGATCCTTCTTTGGATTACGCTGACATGACAGATCGTAGCGAGTTAGTGAATGGCATGTATCCTAGATCTTCTTATTCTTGTATTATCGAGAATATCACTGACGCTGGATCAACTAACGCATATTCCGCTATTCCTAATACGGCTAACGCTAAGTTAGGTAATATGAATAACAACGTATTCTATATCAAGCCAGAAGGTGTAAGTATGTGGTGGGGCTATGAGTACGGTCGTTGGGCGCACAAAGCCAACGGTAATGAGATCGTATCATCCTTGCCGGGCATGAAAGAACAATTCTGGTGCCACTCCGCTTCCGCAGCATGGGTTATGGATAACAGTAAGTTCTTGATTATCGAGCTTCAACCGAACTACTTCGGCTAAGTTTTTTCATATATGTAATTTGGTTTTTAGAGGGGAGGATATTCCTCTCCTCTTTTTTTAAAGTAACGCAAAAAAAGGAAATGAAAGAAATTTTAAAATCAAGGAAGGTATTGGCCGAGGTAAACGGTTTCAATATCATGTCAGATACCTTATATGAGGTTGTAGGCAAACACGATGGAAGTGCTCCTCAGGCCTTTCAAGACGCTAATATAGCTAAAGCTCCGTTCCCGGAGAACGCCACTCACGTATGTTGCCCTTGGGATGATTTCTCCAAGGCCTATAACACCGGTTTTTATCCAAGATCAAGATGCTATAATGGTCTTGACAAGAATGAGATCGATAAGCTCGTCAAACAGCGGGTAGATAATATCATGAAGCCTTTCGAGGAAATGTCGCAGATGGATCTATCTCAAACCAATTTAGAATTTTGGGATGACGCTAAAGATAAGATCTTCATGGGTAAGGTTTATAATACGGCTAATACTGTAGATCTATTTTATTTATATCTGGCTGTATTTTCCGGCATGTTGACTCCTCAGGAAATGGATGGCGATCCTGTCTTCATGAACTCCATGTTCTGTTTCGTGGAGAAAGACAATATGAAGGATTTCGTTCAGCAGCGTGAGATCAATAAGATGAACATCAGCTATAAGTTTATCAGCGCCCTTAAGAAAGGCGGCGGCGATCGTCAGGCTGTCATCGATCTTCTTCTTTACATCGGTATCGTAACTCGCCCGGATTTCACGGAGGATGAGTATTATACAGGATCTCTATCAAACTGGATGAATGAGAAGAAGACCAATGTCGATTATCTGCTTGATATCTGGGATCGGTCATTGGAAGGTGATTTCAAGGAAGTTCTTGAGTTTTACCGTATCGTAAACGTCCTTCAACGAAATGGTCGTATCAATATGACTCCATCCGGATTACAATATAATGGCCAGATCATAGGACCTGACGTTCGGACATCCGCTGAGTTCTTGGCTACCAAGAAAGACTTTATTAACATAAAGGCTAATGTATTGGATGAGTATGAGGAGATCATGTCTATGTCTAATATCGATGATAAGTCCAAGACCAAGAAGGTTAAGGATATTAAGAAGAAGGATGACGTAGAGGAAGGTGATAAGATTAAGGAGGAATAACGATGACAATCCAAGAAGCGTATCTAAGGTCTTTGCAGAAGAACGAGCAGAATCTTGCCAATGGCGGGATTAAGCTTGATCCGGGAAGGTTCGTGTTGTTGTTTAACGAGGCCCAAGACCGGTTAGTTAAGTACTATCTAAATAGGAAGGATGACGAGACTATACGCTCCATCCAAAACCTTCTTGTTTATTGGATGTCGTTGGATAATGCGGTTAGGATGGATGACCCTGAGTCTACGTCCTTTAACTTACCTGACGACTATCTATGGTTCTCTAACATAAAAGGAGTTTTCTCATACAAAGGGTGTGAGGCCACTGATTTCGTTATGTGGGAGGCTAAGAACGAGAATATCCATGAGCTTCTTGGAGACGAGAATAACCGTCCTTCTTACGACTACCGTGAGACATTCTACTCCATAGGGAACGGGAAGGTTGTGGTCTACGAGTCAGGCTTCCGTACCGAGGAGGTTAAGATGACGTACTACCGCCGTCCTGTCAGGGTAGACCTATCGGGGTATATCAACGCCGCCGGTATCCAATCCACGGACATCGACCCGGAGCTGCCCGATTATCTTGTGGAGGAGATTCTGGATATGGTAGCTAAACAATTCAACCTTAATGAGAATGAATTGTATAGATATAGAATGGATAAGGATAATGTGGCTTCCTTTAAATAAACAACGTTAGTTTTGATTATCCGGCCTGTCAGCTAAAAGACGGGCCGGTTTTTTTTTAACATCCTGTCACCGGATTTATATTACCCCATCTTTTTTCCCATTTATCTCCAAGATACTTGATTAGGGCATTAAAGTCAGATATGAATCCACTTTCTATCATATCGGATATATACCCTTGGAGCATAACTATCTCTTGCATCTGGTCAATAGAAGCGTAATTTCTTATTCCTTCTTCATGTTTACCAAATACCACATAATTCATTCCTTTCGCTATTCTTGATATATATGCTGAAAATTCATTATTTGTTATATTATCACATAACAAAGATCTAACATCCTTGCACATTTTTATATATGTATCTCCAGCTATATTCCTGTTTTTAACCAATCCGTCTGTAAGCCATATAACAACAGTAGCGTATATCTCCGGATCTAGTTCCATTGCTATAGTTACGAAAATATATGGATCTATGAACCATTTTTGATCCCCTCTACCTCCTTTTCTATAGGCTAGCCCTATTTTTCTAAATTCTTTCAACGTTAGATTATCATAATCTATTTTCTTCTTTAAGCTATCATTACCGTATCCTAATTGAGTCATCAATGCTCTTATCTTCTCCTTGAACCCTTGATTACGCAATACATCATTTATTTCTTTTGCGGATAAGTTCATTGATTCCCTTTTTTTCTTTATAGAATCCATAGCTTCTGTTATACACACATATCCATCTTTACTCATTATGGATACAGGGCTTCCTAAAAGAGTTCTACTCTCTGATTTTAAAATTAGATTTGATTTCATAATTTTGTTTTTAAAAGTTTATGTAATATCGTGAATCGGTCTGTGATAGATAGATTCACGATGCAAATATAAATAAATGGGATTTACTTTCAAAATATAATACAATTAATTGATAATCATGATTATAATAATGGGATTTATTGTTTTTGCATATATTATTTGGTATTATTTCTCTGGAATCGGAGAAATCTCCGACTCCAGCAATTATTTGTATATCAAACAGTTATATAAAAACATCAAAATTGTTTTTATGGATTATTGTTCATTGTGGTAGCATATTCAGTTTATCTTGTTTACAAAAAATGTAATCCGTATTAATATTTATATACTCATGGCTGTACTTTATTGTCGTGATCGTCTTTATTATTATGTTTGCGTTAGGTAAATGATTTTTAAACTAAAATATTGATAATATGTTGCACAGACCGCAAGACCGGGTACTTTTCGTATTCCCACACGCTAAGATGGTGGATGTTGATTCCATCTTCTTGAAGGAAGGACAGATCGGTATTTACGATACTAAAGATACTTCCGAGAACGGTTGTAAGGCCGTGATTGATTTTACCGGTAAGCCTCGTAACGACAAGCGTTATGAGATCCGTATCGGTCGTAATGAACAAGCGGCTTCCCACTCTATCTATGATAAGGATTTTTCCACGCCGTTATTCTCTTTGAACGAGATCACGGAGATCTACGCTTCTTGGCCGAAGAAAGATCATGCTTATGTCGATGATGTTATCTTAGGATACAATGGTGTTTCTGATAACACTGCGTTCTCCGTTTCCAAAGGAGACCGTATCGCTATTCGCTTGGTCCTCGCTGGTCGTGCCTTCGAGCTTCTTGGCTATGAGGAGGGTCGTGTAGAGATCAATGACGCCATTCTTTTGGATGATTGTGATAATACGCCAAATCAATGCGAGGAGTGCGATCCTTGCGAGGAGGTTGATTTGTTGCCCGCCGTATTGAAGTGTATTGAGCGGATGAAGAATCAACCTATTGCTGGTGGTGGTAAGTTATCTGATTATATCGATATTACTCCTGTTACAAGATGCACCAACGAGGCTACGGAGCCTGAGACGGAGGACGTGAACTTCTATTGTATGGAGGTATGTGATACTGGTGATGATTTGGCCTTGGCTGAGGTTCGCGCCCAATATCCGGGGTTGAAGATCGTACGAGATACTATTGAGGGTAGCATGTCACGTTATAAGGTTATGAAGAAGGGGGCTAAACCTGCTGACTATACTCAACGTCTTATCTCTATCATGAAAGGATGTACGGACTGTCCTCCTAACTATACGGAAGTTAAGGGTGGTTATCTTTATTCTATTTCTTTGGAGGATGACGGTGTTGATATGTCTACTACGGTAGAATCTTTACCTAACGTGGTAGCTGATACGGTTAATAAGATGAGCCAGATCAAGGGATCGGGTTTGTATATCGCGGCTACTTCTAAGAAATTGACGAGCGAGGAGATCTCTACTTTCGTGGAGGCCAATCCTACGGCTATTATCTACTATGTGGCTAAGACATCCGATATGTGTAAGAATCCTACGGTTCGTACCGCTTCTTGGTCAGCTTGTGGTTCTTGCAAGGTATCCACCGAGAAGTATTATATCACGATCCCGGATGATGAGTGCGGGAACAGTGCTTTGGAGGAAATCAAACAGGCTTTCCCGGAACTGGAGATCACTGACTACGGTACTCCTGCGGCTTGCCAGCATAGCTTCCAGACAACGGTATATACTAACATGTTGTGTGATGAGTGCGACAAGGTGTTCGAGGGATTCTTCACCAGCAAGGCTCCGGCGTCCTACCGCAACCGTATGTGGAAGAAATTGGAGTCGGCTCAGGAACTTGGCACGAATTGCAAGTGCGGTATCCGTTTCCGTGGTAAGGAAATGTTATTATCTCCGTCAGAGTGCTTGATGGATAAAATGACTTATGTAGAGGATAGCGTGGAGATCGTAGGCGCTAGCGGCGGTTATCCTGATTCTCTTGACGAGGGGTCTCCTATCTGGTGGGATCAACTTCATTTCGAGAGACTGTCCAGCAAAGCGCCACGTACTCATGTCGGCGGTAATATGATGGATGACGAGTTGAAGGGCTATGCTCATTTCAACGGTTTCCCGAAACATCAGGATTTCATGGGGCGGACGTTCATGAACGAATATAGTCGTGTAGAGCAAACGGCTCAGTACGTTGACTTCCAGATTACGCTCAATCCTCATAGATACGCTCAGGGATTCGGAAAGGTTATCGCTGATGATCCTATCAACTTGATCTTACATGTACGTTACGGCGCTCATGAGGGTGTTCAGGAGATGATTAATATGATCGGTGCTGCTGCTGGTCTTGGTCCGGCTATCGTGGCCGAACCTAAATAAGAACGACCTTTTTTGCGTTCATATATTTCCTAAAGGGGAGAGATTCAATTCTTTCCCCTTTTTTATTACCTTTGAAGCATAAGAACTAAAATGTTATAATATGTCAGGCATTAATGAGTATCTAAAGAGACTGGCTTCTATATTCGGAAGCATGGGTTTCTCCGTTCCGCCAGATGACTTCTCAGGGGTTGTTATAGACGGAAAGACGTATCCGGTCATGATGAGAAATGACGGGTGTTACGTGTACTTCGATGATAAAGGAGTAAAGAGACTTGTAAGCGATGTTCCTAGAAAGGATTATCAGTTCATTAACATCAAAGACGCCCGTGTGTCGATCGTCAACCAATGCTATCGCACGCCGGGTGGTCAGGTAGAGGCTCGTATCCATACCTATATGAATAATAAGGGAGAAATACTGGCCGAGAAGATATTTATCATCAACTCATCTGATATCGATATCCCTATCGGCAGTGAGTTTGATAAGATTCCTGATGGGTGGGTGGCTATAGATTGTAGTATAGCCGAGATGACCGATCGGGAGTTGATATTCGTAAGTAAATGTTATGCCACGGAAGGGGGCAAGGTCCAGATCGAGGGCGTAGAGTCAGTCGACCCCCGCCTGAACCCTGAGGTATCCCATTATGAGGTGGTAAATACGACTGACGATAGCAATCCTATCGGCACGGAGTATGATAAGATACCCGATACATGGAGTCGTATAGTATGTGATTTCCCTGATATGACTCAAAGGGAGATAATACCGGTTCTTAAATGCTTTGATACCGGTACCGGAAGGGTACAGATAGAGGGGTATAAGATATTTGATTACGAGATGGGTACCAGAAAGGAATGGTATCGCATCAAGCAAAGTACCGATCCTGAGAACCCGGTAGGTAAGTTTATTACCAGTATAAGTGATGACTGGGTTGAGGTTGTTTGTGACTTCACGGATATGGAGGACCGGGATATTGAGGTAACTGTAGAATGTTATAAGACACCGGCCGGTAAGGTGAAGCTGGAGGTTCTCACGTCATGGGACGGGAATATAGGGGTTAGGGATAAGAGTTATAAAGTCCTGGAGACTACCGATCCGTCACAGCCTGAGGGCGCCAGCTTCAGTTCCTTGCCAGATACGTGGGTAAGGACTGTCTGCGATTTCGACGATATGGAAGAGCGTGATATTAGGTCTTACGTTGAATGCTACGATGGAGGTAACGGTCATGTCAAGCTTCGTAGACTGGTTTCCTATGACTCCAAGATAAAGGCCAGATACATCCGTTTCGAGGTCCTTGAGTCGGATGACGCCAGCTTCGTCCCGGGGGCCGGCCTAGCTACCCTCCCCGAGGGTTTCTCTTTGGTTCCATGTGATTTCACGGATATGGAGGATAGAAACGTTCAAGTATATCGTGAGTGTTATCTCTTCAAAGGACAGCGTATTGAGGTGGATAAGGTTGTCTCTTATGACGGTGATCTAGGTGATAGGAAAGCCAAGTATATTGTACGTGAGAGCGAGGACGGCACTATCTTAATAGATCAGGAATATGATGAGATCCCTTTTGGATGGAAGAGATCTCCTTGCGAGCTTGAGAACCTTCGTGACAGGCATGTATCTTACTATGATCAGTGTTATGTTACGGAGAACGATAAACGGGTTAAGATCCATAATATCATTATATATAACTCTTTAGGATATGAGCATTATCATTTCTACGAGGTTACGCAGTCAGAAGACGATAAATATGAGGTAGGTGATATTAACTCCTCTATGATTGATAAATGGAGTAGGGTTGAGTGTGAGATGCCTGATATGGAGAACCGGGTCTTGGATACGGTAGAGACATGCTACGATACCGGTAAAGGTACGGTCAAGATCAGGCGTCAGGAAATTATTGACTATAAGCTTAATGTCCGGGAATTTGATTATAAGATCGTGGAGTCAACCGATCCTGATCATCCCACCGATACCACCCCTACCCAAGATACGGTTAGTGGTTGGACGGTAATAAGCTGTGACCTTAATATCATGGAGGTAGATGACTGTTATGAGGTTGGTGGTCATAAAATCCATTTAAAGGGATTCAGGACGGTCAATCCGGCGTTACAGGATATTAAGTCCATATTGTATGTCGTATATTCCGACCATCCTGATTATAGTGCTGGTGATGAGCTTAATTCTATCCCAGAGGGAGCCAAGATCACGATATGCGATTATACGGATAAGAGCCAAAGACATATGGTCTCGGTTCGTGAATGCTATGAGGTAGATGATGGCCGGTTCTATGTGGAGGGAAGTCGGTTGGTGGATAACAATATGGTCGTTGAGCGGATGTCGGTGATGGTTCTTGAGTCATCCTCCCAGACCTACCCTGTAGGAACTACGCTGACCTCTATTCCTGATGGCGCTACTATCGTGGCTTGTTTATGTCAAACCTGTTAATCTGAATGGCTATGGTTAAAGTATGTAATGATTATTTTATGATTGATGCCTTAGCTGGAGGTCAGGTCATAAGAAAAAGGAAATATCGTCGTGAGAATACGATGATCGGATATAAATGGTATGATTATAATGGGGTCGAGGTAATTGACCCCATTGAGATATCACGCTTGGATGGTCTAGCTACGAAACATCAGCGTGTGGATGAGGCTTATGATGACCATGCTATTTTCATGTCGTCAACCAACTACGTTGACAGCGTTTCTGGTATACCTATGGACAAGCATATGGTTGTCGTTGAATGGAGACCGGATAGCGAGCAAGGTTTTGTCACCATGGCTCATAATGAGGGTCTTGACGGGGATAGCTATTATATAGTTATTATCAATGCCGGAGATAAACAGGCTACGATCTACACCCCCGTAGATCCTGAGGACCCAAAGGATGGGACTTCCCGTGCGGTTGATGGCGATAACGTCTCTGTTGGTGGATCATATGTCTCTATATCTCCCAAGCAAGTAGAGAGGATAAGGGTTACTTTTCGTGATGGTAAATGGTACTATGAGTTGGTTGCGAAGACATATCCTAGTAATACTGGAGGTGTTAAGATTGGGGATGTCGATTTTGTGACTTTTAGGTATCTATGGGAGTCAAGTTCCGGAAGGGATTTGGATACTATGACGGAAGCCCTTAATTCTAATGTTCCCACCATAGATAATCTTGCTGTAGGTTGGTCTGGCCCCGGAAATGGAGATAGCTCTGTTAGGGAAGTCCTTAAATGGGGTGGTGATAATACCGGGTCTGGTAAGGAATGTGTTTGGATGTCGGTGAAGGATTTAAGGGCTAAGTATTATGATGTCCTACCTGAAGAGACGTATTTTATGGCCTACGCTACATGGTTTGGATCTAAAGGCACGGGTAAATGCTCTTTTGAGCTTGTCGGATACAAGGGAGGTACGATGAGCCAAGACGGATATAATTTTATAAATACCGGTGGATCTGTTGTATATCAGAATACATATGATTTTGTATGTAATACCCATAAAGGAGCTGGGTCGTATAAGACATCTTACGAGAAAGTAGCTCGTATTACTTACAATAAGCTAATTAATGAGGTGTATATGTCCATTGGTGACGCTATAGATCAGGAGGATAATTATGATAAGCTGGAGCGGGAGATCAATAATATAAAGGAAAGACTTAGCGATGTCGAGAGCGAATTGGCTGTCGTAAGACGTATAGCTGAGGGCAAGAACACGGCGTATATATTTGATACGGTCGATGCCATGAATAAGTGGCTGGCGGTCCCGGAGAACACGGCTAAGCTCCGTGTGGGGGACAGCTTCTGGATCAGGGAGCAGGAGGTACCTGATTATTGGTGGGATGGAACTCAGGCTTTAGAGCAGGAAGGTCCGAAGGTTGATTTATCCCCTTATTATACGAAAAACGAGATTAATGATATTGTTGATGATATCTATCAGAAGATAGAGAATAAGAGTACGTCTATTATCTTCGATACCTATATCCAGATGAAGTCTTTTGTGGATGATCCTACCAATGCTGATAAGCTTAAGGAAGGTACTATCTTGTTGATACGAGAGAAAAATGTACCTGATTATTATTACGATGGTGCTGGAATAGTCAAGATGGAGGCTGACGTAGAGCAATGTCTTTACGTTACTTTGTCTAACAAGCCTACGGAAAGCACTATAAGTTATACTCAAGATCGGGAGGTGACTAATTTCGCTCCGGGTGCTATAGCTAGATGGGTTGACGCTGACGGTAATAACGTTTTTTATAAGCTTGTAGAGATAGTAGGTGGTAAGGCTAAGTGGATTACGTTGATTGATACAAGATATGGTAATGTTACGGTGCAAAGCACTTATGACAAGAACTATGAGATCGTGAATATCGTATCTGGATCACGTTTACAAGCTATAAATAGCGATAAGGATGAGATTAAGTTCGTTAATAGCGCTACCGGTAATGTTACTGTTGTGTTTAACGCCACGGTATCAGGAGGAGCCAAGAAACTTACGAGCCTGTTGGCCGTGAACGAGGTGGTCCTTACGCCTGGGGCGGCGGCGTCCTTCACCCGTACCGGCGAGAACTTCACCCTCTCCGATCTTTTTGGCGTTACGATCTTCCCGGATCTGGCCGATTCCAACCGTGAGGGAGAATGGGTGATGAGCGTAGGCGTAACCGGAAAACCGATCCTTATGGAGGTAAAGGAGATGAGGAAATGGGATGAGAGTATTGTCAGGGAACTTACTATTGATGAGCTTAACGAGAAGTTCCCTAACGTGGATATCGGATTCGCTGTCGTATGTAAGACCATCAACAAAGTATATGAGATGGTTAATGGATATAAGGAATGGGTGTCTTATGATATAACCTCAATAAATTAATAGTATGGCTTTTTTGGCAGGATACGACACGGTAGCGCCCTATGTCACGTTTATGGTGAATGAGGATAGGTTCCCTTGTTTTGATGGTAAGGGTGCTGATTATATACCCGATCTGATAATATCATCGAGTGCTTTTAATAGAAATCTTAGGTTCTCGACATCTAAACCGGGATTCGTAGACGTTGATTGGGGGGACGGGACAAAGGATCAATATCCTTTAGTTAAGATATCTGATGGTAGTTATAGGATTGTATTCAGGTCTCTTGACATTGAGTATAAGAAGAATCCGGATGATACCGTATGGTGGTTTAAGAAAGAGGATGGCTCACAATACATACCGATCCCTCCACATAAGTATAGCGATATCAGGCGTAGAGAGATTACGATGAGATTCTCTAATGTAATTGATGGGGAATTTAATATGGATGGTATTGTCCTTCATGAGTTCCCTATAGCTAATCTTCCTGATATAACTTATTTGGCTATGGTCAGATCCGTTCTTAAAAATGGCGATATCCCATATGACAGGATAAGTAAGAGCGTTAATCTTCGTAATATACAGATGGGGTCTTTTTCTCATCCTGGTGTTTGGGGCAATTGGCCGGAAGGTTTTTTAAATATGAAAAATCTGAGGTATTTCGGATGTAACAGTGTTTTTAATTTCGCTGATAATCCTGATTCGAATTGGAGAAGATTCTCGGAATGGGAGAATCTTACTGAGTTTAATTTCAATTGGTGCAATATACCTTCGTATGACCCGGCATTTAATTCTATTCCGGCAAAAAGTATAGGCATTATAAGCGATCGGAATAATATACCTGTATTTGATGAGGTGGATAAGGTAGGGGATGATAAGGAAAGCGTTGCTTTTATGGCTCACGGTAGTTCATGGAGGCAGGATTTAGTAGGAGGGAAGTTAAATAAGATCCATAATATGTATTGTTCTTCAAGTACGGCGCCGGTAGACGATCTTCCGGATTACTTGTATGAGATAAGGGAATTTAGGATATGGACTTTGCGTGATGAAGGTAGATTTATAAATACGCAGGAGAGGGCTGATACGTTCGTTAACACGTTTTATGATAAGATAATGTCGTGGAGTTATATAACGATGTCGCAGACGGCTTCTGACGGTAATAGGAATCAGTTTTATAAACTCACCTTAGATTTATATATTGCCTCAGCTCCTACTAATAAGAGACCGTCTGGCGTTTATCAGGCTCCTGATGGGTTCGTGAAGGGCGTTAGTAATGGTAATCCTACGACGCCTATGGAGAAGGTGTATGTACTTACCAATAACTACGGGCAGACATGGGTCTTGGCGCCTGCCCCGGCTTCTAAGGCCGCCCTTACGAGGGCACGGCGGGCGGGGAAGACTAGGATCGCCCCGTTCGTCCTTGGCGTAAAGGATGGGCATGTATCCGTGTTCAGCGGAGACGTGTTAGATGAAAGTATGTCCAAGTACAGTTTTGCCGATAAATACGAGGCTATAGATATATGTAGTAATCTAGGGCTTGATAGTTCACCGGTTGTCGAGTATTTCAGGAGAATAGAGGAGGGAGAGGTATGAGGCTGATATGTAAGGATACGAATAAAGGGTCTATAACCTTTTTTACTAAGGGTAAATACGCTTTTAGGGGCGTTAACAGGGATGATATTACTGATGATGTGCCTGATCCTATATTGGATGTTAATAATTATAATGAGAGTATACAGTTTTATTCCAAGACCCCCGGCATGTGCGAGGTCGATTGGGGTGACGGGAATAAAGAGCAATTTCCTTTCGTGAAGGATAGGAGCGAATCCATATACGGGCGATATAGGTTGATGTTCAGGAGAAGGGATATAAGTTATCGTAAGAATCCGGATAGCCATCCATGGTGGTTTTATAAGGAAGATGGGAGTGAGTATATTCCCGCCCCCAATCATGCTTACGCTGATGGGCTAGATAAAGATCGGGTCATTACCATGACTTTTACGAATGATATTACATTCGTTCAAACAACAAGGATAATGATGGTAGGATTCCCGATATTAGACGCCCCAAGTATTATCAACTTAACCTTATCCATTACCGGCGATGGGAATATAACCGATATCCCTAAAGACAGGATACGTAGATCGGTAAATATAGAGTATATAACACTTAACGAATTGGGTGTAGGGACATTGACATCCATACCGGATGATTGGGATAGGTTGACTAAGTTGAAAGGCATTAATTTAAATCGAACGGCTGATTTTAATGATACGGAGTCTTCTAATATAAGGAAATTCCCCTCTATGTGGCCTAATCTTGTAACATTAGCTTTGGCAGGTTGCAGGGTTAGGGTATATCCAAGGGAATGGCTGTCTTTTAGCAAGCTAAGAGAATTATATATATCCCCGGGAGTGGCTATGCCATCGTTTAACCCTAGTACATGCCCGGCTATGGATGAGGTGGATAAGATAAATCCTAGCTTAAGGACCTTCGATCATATAAATAGATGGTATGGGGCTGTCGTGAGCTGGCATCCGTATATGATCGGCAAGGGATTGGAAAATATCACTAGCCTTGTCGCCTCATATAGCTATAGTAATATAGATGTAAGCAATCTACCGGATTATATATATGAGATGAGATCTATGAGTAGTTTTTATATGCATATCTCCTTGTTGACCCAAAGTCGATGTGATACGTTTATGTCAACATTATATGAGAAGGTGATGGGGTTTGATTATCTCACTATGTCCTCCTCTGCTTCCGATGGCAAAAGAAATCAGTTTTATGGATTGTATCTAAGTATATATATGGATGCCAATCCTGTTGATAAAAGGCCTAGTGGCGTATTACAGGCTCCCTCTGGTTTTATAAAGGGTCAGTCTAATGGCTCTCCGTCGACTCCTATGGAGATGGTTTATGTGCTTATGAATAATTATGGATGGAGGTTTAGTATGGCGCCAGAGGCTTCGGTGTTAAGGTCAATACGATCTTCTGATATTGACACGAGGTCGTATAAGCCATATAAGCTTATCGTATTTGACGATGGGCGTATCTTTGTAGGCAATGGAGATGTTTTAGCTCATGATACGGATAAGGTATTATCGTTTGGGGGTCAACCTGAAGGGGAGTATTTATGTGATTCTATGGGATTGGACAGGAATGTTATTGTAGAATATTTTAACAAGATAGGTAATGGCTAAGATATTATATAAATATGAGGCTTCATCAAATAAGTTCGTGTGGTTCACTACATGGGATAGGGCACTTAGGAATTATTATAGTGATGATTACAATTATGTGCCCGATCCTGTGATTGATAATCCATTTAACACGTATGTCCAGTTTAGATCAAGGAAGCCCGGTATGGCTAATGTGGATTGGGGGGATGGAATAAAGGAACAGTTTCCTATGACCAAGGTCCAAGGGCAAAATGATTATCGTATCATATTCCGTTCTTTGGCTATACAATACCGTAAAAATCCCAATACGACATGGTGGTTTAGAAAGGAGGATGGTTCTCAGTACATCCCTGTTGATAATCATGCTTACGCTGATGGAAGAAGTGATGTGCAGCGATCTGTTGCGATAGATTTTACTTGCGATATTTATTATGCTGAAATCATGACGTGCAAGATGACCGCTTTCCCGATCGTGGATACGCCGGGTCTTGAATCTTTAATAGTACATTATACGGTATACGCTAATGATGGTATACCGGTAGATAAATTGTCTAGATCTAAAAAGTTGACTTATATATCTCTTGAAAATGTGGGTACTAGGATGACTGTAATGCCTAAGGCTATAACCAGCAAGACTGAGGTATATTATTTAAATATGCATGGCATGCTTGATCTTAGGGATATAGAATCTAGCGGGATAAGGAATATAAAGAATATGAAAAATCTTCAAGAGCTTAGATTATCTTCATGTTATTTGGATAGGTATATAAAGGAGTTTAATGATCTTCCTAAATTAACTTTGTTGAGTATAACTCCTGGCCCTTCTGATATGTGGAATTATTCTGACATAAATACCCTCCCTTTTTTCGAGGTAGATAAGATAAATCCTAGCATTAATACTTTTACTTTTTTAGATGACTGGATGAATGGAGAAAGGAGGAAGAATTGGAATGATGATAATATGTCTGGAAGGGGATTGGAACATCTTACTAGTTTCATTGCAGCTAATAGCAATAGTCTTAGAGTGGATAAGCTACCGGATTATATTTATGAGATGAGGTCTATTACATGGTTTGGGGTGAATTGCTCCACTCATAGCCAAAAAAGATCAGATGATTTCGTGAACTCCTTCTACGACCTTGTTGTAGGATGGGATCAGATTACCATGGCATCCGTGGCCAAAGATGGGGAAAGGAATCAGTTTTATGGACTTACGGTTTCTATGTATAATAGTACATTCCCTAACGAGAACCAGCGTCCTTCCGGCACGGAGCAGGCGCCGGAAGGATTCGTGAAAGGCTCGTCCAACGGGTCTCCTGCTACACCTATGGAGAAGATATATGTGTTAAAAAATAACTACGCCCAGAGATGGACGATTAAACCAGAATAATATTATGAATATCAATATTTTAAAATTAAATTGGGGGGGGGTAAAATCCTATTTGCCTTATGATGAGAAGAAGAATGTTACCCAAAAGGAAGATAATAGAGGTATTCGAGGAACTATCTCCTCAGGATAATGGATATTGGGCGGTTCCTGATGGGGTCTATGAGGTTGAGTTCGCGTTGGTCGCCGGAGGTCTTAATGGAGAATCTTCCGATATATATAATGCCGGGAGTGGCGGTAACGGAGGTGGTGTACTGACTGGGACTATATCCGTAAATCCAGGTGTTACATATAGGGTGGTTGTAGGAGATATAGGTGGTGATAGTATATTCGGTATATATCAGGCTATTGCCGGTAAAGGTGGAAGAGGCGGATATGGAGTTAAAGGGGATGGTAATGATCCTTCCCCGGGAAATCCATGGCAAGATGGATCATATGTTTTTAATAACAAATATCCTGACCGATACCCTTATCCTATGGGCGCTGGTGGTGGATCGGGAGCTTATACAAGAGGATGGGGTAAAGGCTTTTTATCCGGAGGTAAAGGTGGCAATCACGGAGGAGGTGATGGGGCTGGAGCTGAGGATACTGAGGGTGTTACTATTAATGGCGAAAATGGAGGTAATGCCACTTATTATGGTGGTGGTGGTGGAGGAGCCTCTAAAGCTTCTAATAGTTGGGCTACGTGCGGTCAAGGAGGATCAGGTTATCGTGGTATTATTATTTTGCATTATTTAAAAAACGGATAATATGGATAGAAATAGTATTATAAAAGAACTAGGTTCGTATTTTGATATAGTGGAATTAGTATGTCCTCATACATATAATAAGTGGAAGGACAGATCGTGGCAGTTTCTTGATACAGCGTTTCTCCATAATCTTCTTATATTACGGAGGGATATAATCAAACGGCCTATGTATTGTAATAACTGGGATAAGCAAGGGCAGTTTTCCCAACGTGGTCTTAGATGCAACATCTGTCAGATAGTTAAGGATAAGAAAGATGTTTATCTATCCGCTCATGTGTTGGGTAAGGCTGGTGATTTTGATATCAAGTCGATGACGGCGGAACAGGCTAGAGGCTTGATCTTGGATCATCAAGATATGTTACCATATCATTTCCGGCTTGAGGGGAAGGTGGGTTGGTTGCATTTTGATAGCCTTGATACTAGGAACGGTATACACGCCGTGGTGTTTTAGGTGCTTAACGGTATAGTAGTTAACTTTGCGAGTAAGGTATAAAATGAAAGACAAAGACATGATAGAGCGAGTGGGGGCTTTGTGGAATATTGCGCTTGCTTATGGTGCCTCTTGTTGGGCTTACTTCCAGCCAGTGCATCATTTATTGACTGTATTACTTATAGTATTAATAGCGAATTTTTTGGCTAGGTTAGCGCAAAGCGTAAGGGGCTGGAAGCTCCGACGAAGCCGTAGAAGACGGGTTAGTTTTAAGAAATGGCTTAGGGAGGTCAGGTTTACTGATATTCTTAAGGAGTTCGCTTTGTCCTGTTTTATAGTAATGACATTATGTGTTATATATAAGACGTTATACCCGATCGAGGAGGAGGCTGGCATGATACTTACCGTTACCAAATATGGGGTGTATATAGCCCTTGTTGGATATGTGATGCTTTTCTTGAATACGATAGGGGATGCTTTTGCTGACGCTTATCTGGTTAAGGTGTTCAAGGCTGTATTCAATAGGATAAACGTATTCAAGATGTTTGGCTTCTCTAAAAACATACCTGATGAGACGTTTGACGATATAAAGAAAATTGCGGATGATGAGGTTAAGGATAAGTCTTAGGGCTGTTTTTTGTTTAGGTCTGTCGCTATTCCTGTCCTCTTGTGGAAGCAGGAGGCAGGTTAGCGAAACGTCTATTGATAGCCGGTTGATCAGCAGGATAGAGACGATGATAGATGAGGTTATAGACCGTAAGGTGGTGGAGATAAAGACATCTGATCTTAATGCCGATATCGTTATAACTGAGAGGAAGTTCGATACGGACAAGGATGTTGATCCTGCCGCGGGGGAACGGCCGGTGTCCTCGCAGACAGATACCCATATCGTCATTGGCCGGCGGGACAGCACGGTGACAGCCGATTCCCTTGGAGTTAATAAGACAAGGAATGATATAAAGGATCTGGATAATAAGACAAATATCAAATCCAAGGACGTAGATGATAAGAAGGAATCAAGATGGCCTATAGTGTGGATAGTAGCTGGTATCTTGATGATATTGTTGGTATTGGTGTATATATTGAAAAAGATAAAGGTTTTATGAGAAGAAGAATGTTGAATAATGGAAGTGATGGTCTTGTTGATCAACACACAAGATTCTTGATGAGATTTGACAATGATTTTAAGGTTGATGGATACCCCCCCCTAATATCGAGGATGGTTTAGAGATCAAGGGAGGAGAGTTTGTTACCGATTCTATAAGAACTGGATATAAATACACAAATACGTCTAATTCTTATGGGATGATTAATACATCTAGTACATTGTCACCTGATCTATTTGGTGATGGAGATCCATTTACCATTGATTTTTGGTATAAACCATTAGTCGTTATTAACGCTTGTTCTGTTGGCCATGAATGGTATAATGGTATTTTTTATTTTGGTATAGCTGGTGATGCTGGTGATTTAGGTTTGTTTTTTGCTACTCAAAGAGGAGCGCATGGAGGTAAAGCATCTGATGCTATTATTGGTAGGTGGTATCATATAGCTATGGTTAGGGTTAATTATACATTATATGGTTTTGTCGATGGCAAACGGTCTGTTTCATTCCCATGCTATAATATTTCATTGAGATATAGTAATATAGATTTTAATAGACAAAGGGATGGTAGTAATAGGGCGTCTTTTGTAATAGATAATTTTAGGATAAGTGATGTAGCTAGATGGACGTCTGATTTTGATCCTCCTAAATAAAAAGGGACTATGATCTCTCACCGTCCCTTATCTAATTAGTTTTTAAAGAATATGCAAATAGCATAGAGGTCAGTCCTGGATTCGAACCAGGGTGTATGGTTTTGCAGACCACCGACTAAACCAACTCATCCAACCGACCGTGACGCGAATATAAAGATTTTATTTGACCAGATGACTTAATTAACCATCTTTTTAACTAACAACTTCCCTTAAAGCCAAATAGTTCTTATTTAACTTCTGGAATCGTAGAGATAATTGTATAGACAAGTATTGTTTTTAGGTGACTCTTGTTGGAAGCCAATGAACAAGGTGGCGGCGTCATAGCGTGGGGCTGGTGGTTGCCTTCCATGGCCGGCCAGGAGCGGAGCGACTCACGACCCACCCTGCCGATTCCCTTTGGCACTTCACGCTTTAGCGCAGAAAAGAAGTAAACATATAGGATCATTATGTTTAAAGATAGTAGTCATCTGCCAAATAAGATCGAATGTAAGGATATAGTAAATATCTCAATAATACAATCATAAAGAGTCTTGAGTGGGATTATTAAGATCTTTATCTGCCAACATACTACTCATTTTTAAATTAATGTTTTTTGGATGTCTACTTTAGATAATAAAAGGCGTTAGCTAACATCATTTCATTAATCGGGTTATTAATTAGAAATTGGTAAGAATTAAATAAAGGAATGCTTTATAATGAGATTTGCTTCAGAAAGAAGCGAAGCTTCTTATTACACATGTCACAAAATGGACAACTGTGTTTCAGCTAGTTATGTTATTAATGAAATAATAATGGTGATATATGGGAAAATTAATTCATCTTATTCTTTTAAAGGTCTTATATTTTGCTTATATTTGAAGTGGGCAAAATATGAACAATATGAATTTCGACTTGAATTATATAAGGAAATGCTCTTCTATGATAAAGGAATTTCCGGTGTATACCGAGGCTGAGAAGAAGCAGGTAGATGAGGGGTGTACTTGCATTAAGCTATCTAAAGGTCGGCCTATATATCCGCGTAATTTCAAGAAACGTAGAGATACTTTCGCTGGCGCTGATTATACCACGGCTAATCCTAGGAACATCAGTCCTGATGATATTTATATACCTCCCTACTTTAGGCTTAAGATTATTATGGCTATTATCATCAACTTTGATAGAGCTATAGTGTTTAATAGGATATCTGATAAAGATTTTAAGCTAGGTATGACGTACCGGTTTATCTATGAGTATGTAGGATCGTTTAAGTGTTTTGAGAAGGCTTATAAGATGATATCGATGGTAGTTGATAGCGAGTTGTCGATCATGAGATCAATCGGAGATTATAATTATAAGTGGAATATTCGCAAGGTTTATCCATCATGCTTTGTAGGCAAGGCTAAGTTCAGGTATATTGGCGGCGAGGACAATGCACCTGTAAGTTCAAAGGGGAGGGCTAATAAAGCTAGAAGAGCCGCTGTTGATTACAAAGTTATGATTATGGTGAATATCATAAATACCAGATCTGCGAGTAAGATAAGGAAGATGATTGACTCTGATGGTAGTCTTAAAAACAATGGTAAAAGGTTTGACGGCAGGAATGATAAAGTTCTTTTCAGTATATTCAATAGTCATTTGATTCACGAGGGGTTTAAGGAAGTTAAAATCTCGTCCTTATATAAGTACTTGAAAGAGGCCTTAGATTTTTTAGGTGTAAGTCTATTAGAGTTAAGATCTATTGCTGATAGAGCTATTTCTGACATAGAGGATGGCAAGGAAGGATATGAGCCTGGCCTATGCTCTTATGATGACTGTTTTGATATTAATTCTTTTGTGGAGGATTCGTGATGAGTAATCTTATTATTGTAAGAAGTGGTGATATATATGTCATATTTAACCATGATAATGATATGTTTAACATTCAAGAGCTATCTGATTTTATTGGATGTAAGAGTGTTTTATCGTCTATTGTGAAAGATCCGCTAAATGGGGCTATGTATATTGTTGAGGATGTATCTGGGCAGAAGTGGGGTGATATCGTGGCTTTGGTAAGATTCGGTTGTATGGTGAATAAGTCTATTGTAAAGGATTTGATCATTAAGTCTATTAGGTTATGGGTGGAGATATGTGACTTCTCTTATGATGATACCGATCCATCTACATCCGATCCTATATACGATACGTTCCTTTTTAAGAGTTATATGTCTGTAGCCGGGGACAACCCTGACCTTAACAAGTTTATTGTATCCCTTAGAGGGAGGATGCTTAAATACGATCTAAGATCTCTTTATCTTTACCTAGCTATATTCATGGCTATCAACGGAGGCATTCTTCTTAGCGAGGACGATCTTCTTGCCGCTCTTATCTTATGATTGTATTTGTGATGTTGATCAAATTAGTATCTTTGTGAAAAAGATACGAGATGAATCAGATTAATATCATACCGAAGATAATTCATGATAAGTTCGCCGCTAGGATTATCATGGATGATTACGATATAGAGAAACCTATCGTTATTACTGTCGTGGCTAGACGTAACGATGGTGAGTATAATACCCAGATATTGACATACCCGACATCGGGCGTTGATTATGAGGGTAATGTAAGGATGGTGTTTTTCGATGTTGCTAGGTCTCATGTTTGCCAGATAACATCGGTATTTATCAACGGGCATGAGGTCAAGACATATTATACCGATATCCCGGATCTTGATATGCAAGCCCGTTATGACGATAGCTTGTGCCGGTACGATAAGAAGGTTAATATGAATGATATTCGGTTGTCATTTCAGGTGCTAGAGACACGTGATCCTAAGGTGTTGCAGGTATTGGATGAGTCCGAGTGGGGGCTACTGGAGGACAGGAAGGCGATCATCGAGATCACTACCCCTGGGATGTCCGACCCCGTTACGTTGTTTCTTGGCAAGAATCAGGTCAATACCTTTACCAGTCTAACGCTAGGTCTCAATTGTTTTAATTACGATGATTGTAATGTCAAGTACCTTGACCTACCTGATGGTATATATGATATCAAGATCATAGGTAGCCCTTCTACTTACAACTTCAGTCGCAAGTATCTTAAGACGGATCTTATACGCAGACGTCTCGACCGGCTATGGATTAAGACTGATGTCTTATGCGAGGACAAGGATAAGGATCTTATAAATAAGATACAGGAGATGGAGACACTTATGGCCGTAGCCGAGGCGAATGTCAGGCTGGATAATATAGAGGCCGCCCATGAGGTTATCGATCGTGTCGGAGAGCTTTTTGAGATGGCTACCAATTGCGTGGATTGTTAAACATAAAAATATTTAGTCGTGGGTTGTAATACTTGTAAGGAAAAGGCGTTAAGGGCCGAGAGGGAAAGGATTGAGAGAAGTATGATGAATCATTCTTCTTCTACCGCTGTTAGCGATATGGAGTACGCTTCTAGAAGTGCCGCTGGTTGTATGGTTATGCAAGATCAGTTGCAGACCATGGAACGTGACGTGGTTAGTATATATAAGCAAGTTCGTACCAAGGGTGATGGCGTGGGTGTATCTTATCTTAATATGCAGAAAAAGATCCGTGAATGGATCAAGAACCTGCCGTATGGATGCCCGCCAGACGAGGAGGTACAGGAAATGAGAAAGGAGATTCTGAATGGGCGCGCAGAGCATATCAAACCTTGATAGGACGGATTTATGTAAGTCCGTAGACGAATGGCTGTCCTGCCAATGGGGTAGATATATGAGATACCATAGGTATAGGATCGGGAATAAGCCCGATATATCCTATTGGGGTAAGATAATTCGTCTGCAAAGGTCATTGTGTGATAATGATTGCGGGTTATGCCCGGATGAGGTGAGATCGTTAAAGGAACGTGTTAATAAGTTGCTGGCATGAGAAAGTATAATTGTTCACATATAACTCCGTCCACTTGCGTACCTTACGAGGGTGATCTTCCGGAGTGGTCAAAGCATAAGGACTCTGATGAGTGTGTTATGATCTCTGATGTGATAGAGGAGATATATGACGAGCTTACCCGTATCAGGGAAGCTATAGATGTCCGGGATCTTGGTGAGTCTTGCGTGAAGGTAAGTGGTGATAAGACCGTAGCGAAAATCCTTTACGCTATTGAGGATAAGATCTGCAATGGGTAATTAATGTCCTGATTTTAGGATATTAAAAATAGCCAATCGGTTTGTGTTTATCATCCCGATTGGCTATTTTTGTATGTCCGCCGACTCTCACGAGGGAGCGGACATAAAGTAATTAATTATTAATCTCAAAATTAGACTAAAAAATGAAGACAGTAAATGTTTTAACAAGAAAGATGGGCGATTTTAACGTTTTCAAAGAACTAGTGATGGTTATTTTGATGCCAATAGTTTACTTAAGCAATGGAATGATAATCCCGATAATATAAGAAGAAAGTTTTCTGTGTTTATAGATAGTCCTAAAACCATAGAATTTTTAGAAGCTCTAAAGGATGATGAAAGCCATAGTCCAAAAATGGACAATGGTGATAATCAGTTATTTGTAAAAGTAAAAGGTAGAGTTACAAAACATGGCAAGACACCTGATAAGATATGGATGCATCCTTTGCTATTTATAAAATTCGCCATGTGGATAAATCCTAGATTTGAGGTTCAGGTTTTGAAGTTTGTACATGATCAACTTATAGATTACAGAGATAAGGCTGGTGATGCTTATAGGAGAATGTCTTCCGCTTTATCTAAAATCGTGGACTCGTCAAGGTTTAAAGATAAAATACAGGATTTAGCTAGATCTTTGAATATAATAGTTTACGGTCTTCATGAGACTATGATAAGAAACTCTGTTGGCGAGGAGGTCAAGGCTAAAGAGTTGATGGAGCTAGAGATTGATATAGCTAAGATGATTGAATTTGGGTATATAACTACCGAGGAGCAGTTAAGGGATTATCTGTATAAGGTTTTGAGAAGCAAAAAGGCTCTTCCTTTGTAATTTGATTTTAAATTGTATCTTTGTGACAAAGTGAATCACAATGGTATACGGTAATAAAGAAATAGTTCGGACGTTCACCAGAAATAACCCGCCTGCCGGGTACGTGGGCGGTTCTGTTGACTACCGGGTCCCGGCCAACGTCTATTTTGGCGATACGCAGGAGGAGGCTGACAACAAGGCTGAAGATGATATCAAAGCCAACGGTCAGGACTACGCCAATACATACGCCGACATAATACCGGCTGTATGGTATAATGATCAGGTATGCGATGAGTTTATCAAGAACAATTGCGTAAGCGGTAAGGGATCCAAGGAGCAGGTATGTATAGAGGAAGGTAGGTTTGTCTCTTACGTATCCAAGAAAGATGCCAATGATAAGGCTAGGGTGGAGCTTGGACGGATCGGGCAGGGGGAGGCCAACTCCGTCGGGGCTTGCTGCGAGGACTGGGCCTCACAGCCTTTTCGTGGCTTGTTTTACAAGAACGATTGTGAGGCTGGCACATCGGGCAAGGAAGGTATTGTATATGAATTACCAGCCGGAGCTGTCATATCCGATATCTCCCAGATAGACGCCGATACGTTAGCCTATAGGAAGTTCATGAAAGAAGGTCAGGAGAAGGCTAATGCCGAGGGTAGTTGCTCACCTGTATTCTATAATACTATGATCGGTGATTGGTTCGAGAAGATATGTCCATTCGGATATAAGTCCGGTAAAGTATATTACTCTATCAAAGCCAACAGGTTCAGGTCATGGATATCGGTTGAGGATGCCAACGCCAAGGCTCGTGAGGTCTTGATGGTAGAGGGACAGGAGTACGCTGACCTTAATCTTGAATGCGAGAAATGGATTGAGAATATCGATCAAGAAGATCAGTGTTATTGGTGATAATGCGTTTGTGTTTTCCATAATGTTAGATTAGTGTTTTGGAGGTAGAGGCTTATGGTCTCTACCTCTTATTGTTTCATACGTCTTGTTGTCTTATAATCAAACCAAATAAGTATCTTTGCTAAAAACATTAATATTATTAATATGTGTAATACAGGTGGTTGTTGTCATGATCATTCACGGAAACATCCCGAAGAGTGTTGTCATGGCGTTAAGATAGATAGGTTTCTTAATAAATGCCCTAACGATCCTTGTGATCCTTGCGATCGGGATTGTCAGGACGAACCTTGTGTTGGTTATGGATGTCCTATAACCTTGTATGATAAATGCGTCTTGTACTCAGGCGATGAGTTGGTGGTGGATGGTATAGAGAAAGGTACTGATATCTCTGTCGTTATAGACTCATTGAGGCGTATTATAGCGTCTAGGGATAAGCAGATAGATTTATACCATCGTGAGGTTCTGGATTTGAAGAGGATTATAAACGAGCTTGTCAACGCCGGTGGTAGCGGCGGGGATAACGATACGGAAGAGGAGACGTGGTAATGAATGGTTGCAACAAAAAACAATACAGGCCTACTGTAGACGATACGAAAGTACCGTGCTCTACGTACATGAGTACCGATTGTATTTATCCCGGTGATAAGGTACGTGTGGAATCATTGGGATTATCCCCTAATTGCGATATGTCCGATACCCTTAATGCTATGATAAAGGCTATACGGGATAGGGATGCCGAGATATCCGAGTTAAGAAGAATGATCAACAAATTAATTTGATAATATGAGAAATTGTAATCCATGTAAGCCGGAATATAGACCGGGGAATGAGTGTAGTATCTACAGCTCCCAGATCATATATGACGGTCAGTCGTTCCCTGAGGCAGACATCAGGAACGGTGATGGCATGAATAGCGTAATCGAGTCTCTGGTAAGGAAGCTGGTTGCCGTATCTGGCGCCACGGCGTCCATCCAGCGTGACTCGTTCAAGGGCGTTCAGGCTGTCAGGTTAAGATACGAGCCGTTGACCGTGCTCAGCGTTACCTATTGTGGTACTATCGTCCCTAATGACGGGTATGTCGTTTCTGGTAGATCCGTTAAGTTTAAGAAGAAATATTGCATGGGTGATGAGTTCACTGATGTTAATATCGTATATACTACATTGAATAGTAATATTTTAAATACTTCTTGTTATGGTTAAGAGAGTGTACGATACGGTCTTGGCTTCCGAGTGTGACGGTTGGGTATGTGGTGAGACCCTTAAGAAAGGATCTATCCCAGTAGATAGGTTAGAGCTTGATTCTTTATCAGAGGCCGTAAGGGAGCTTATAGAACGGTTTTTCGAGGAGGGATGGTTGCCGGACATGATCTGCGATCTTGGTTGTGGTGGCGCCAGCGTGTTTGAGATTAAGCCTACTAACTTCGAGTATCCTCCTGAGGGTGGCGAGCAGATTCTGGAGATTATCGTAGGTAAGAGTGATAAATGGACTATAACTCAAGCGGAATGATATGAATAATTTAAAAGATATTCTTGCTAAGATCGAGCAAGGTTCCTCATGGGTGTCCTACGACAAGATTTCCGGTACCGGACCAGACAAGGTCGCTATTAAGGTAGAGCCGGGATGGATGGGTAGGTTGCCTAGGGAGACTTACGTAGCGGTCGAGAAAGGCAAGGTTACGAAGCTCGCTACCATAACCCAGAAGGGCATGGAGCGGGTAAGCGTGGATCCTACCAGTATCATGTTCGATATGGAGGGCGGGACGGCGGTCATCAACGCCAAGCTTAACTCCGCCTCGGTCAAGGCCTCCTGTCTTACCCTTGGTGGCTCGGTGAGCAAGTCTTATATAGTCTCCATGAACGTGAATGGCTTATCCATGAAGGTTCCGGAAGAGGATAGCAGATATATAGTGTATGCCGATCCTGAGGATCCCGGAGCCACTGATTTGTATGAGGCTAGCTTTGTCATAGCTATGCCTAAGAATATGGATAACGAACAACATCATGAGATGTTTGTCTTGAACGGTAAGGTTGTTAATATCAATCAACAGTCTAATGATATACCTTATATCATACTTGATCATGACTTCGATAACGTGACTAGCGAGAACGGTCAGGTTGTCATCGATATCAAGTCAAATACCGAGTATGATATCGAGCTGGTATGTTGCACTTGCGGTGATGGTAGTGAGCCGGAACCGGGATCACCCTTCAACGTGGATCCGCAAAGGTTGACGCTTAATAAGGATGGTGATACCCAAATCGTGAGGGTAGATGCCGGAGATGATGTTTCATGGAGAATAACTGAAGGATAATATGGCAAGGGAAATAGATAAGAATTGTGTCGAGGGTAATTGCTTTGCCATTAACGACAAGAGTCATGGGGTAGGCGATAATAAGCTTAATATCGTATACAAGGCCAATTACACCGGTCAGATCTGTACGGCTAAGTTCCGTATAACGTCAAAGGATGGCAGTGTTGTTAAGGAGTATATGATAGCTCAAGACGCTAAGCCCGTTTATTATAATATCAAGATGGTTCAGCCGTTTACCAAGAACGATTGTTTGGCTAACCAACATGGATCGGTTGTGTTGTATACGGTCGAGGAAAGGACTTACAAATCATTTATCTCGCAGGAGGACGCCGATGCCAAGGCTATGGAGGATATAGCCCTAAATGGTCAGGCATACGCCAATGAGCATGGTGAGTGTATAACCGACATCTGGTATAACGAGGAGCAAAGGAAAACCTTTATCCGTAACAATTGTGATAAGTTCAGTGATGGTCAGGAATATGTTTACATCGTTCCTGAGGGTAAGTACGTGTCTTCTATCTCTCAAGAGGACGCCGACAGGAAGGCTCTTGAGGATATTGAAAAGAATGGTCAACAACAAGCTAATCTGGAAGGTGAGTGTAAGCCTAAGGAGAATATCTATTATGGTAAGTTCAGCAAGACCTTTACCCGTAATAATTGCGACTCCACTCAATACGGAACGGAGGTGGTTGTTAACGAGACGATGGTTACAGGAGACTTTAGATCCATCGTATCTCAGGAGGAGGCTAATAAGTTAGCCCAAGCTGCTGTCGAGGCTCAGGGTCAGGATATAGCTAATATCAAGGGTAATTGCGAGAAGATACCGGTATTTACTGGATCGTATTCTAAGGTATTCCAGAGGACCAATTGTCCTGAAGGTTCTACGCCTGTTGACTTTACCGTGGATGAGAAGATGTGTACCGGCTATCCGTTCACTTCTACGGTATCACAGGATGCCGCCAATAAGCTGGCGCAGGACGCTGTCGAGGCGCAAGGTCAAGCTATCACCAACGAGCGTGGTGACTGTCAGACTAACGTCTACTATAACGTAAGGATGGAGAAGACAGTCACGAGAAATAATTGTGATGAGTTCCATGTCGGTCAACCTTACACTTATGTCGTTGCCGCCGGTAAGTACTTCTCTATTATCTCGCAGGAGGATGCCGACAATAAGGCCAAGGCCGATCTTGAGGCTAACGCCCAACAACAGGCTAACCTTGAAGGTGAGTGTAAGGAGAAGACCGTATATCATGGTAAATACAGTAAGGAATTTACCCGTAACAATTGTGACGAGACCCAGTATGGTACTAAGGTTGTTGTAGACGAGACTATGGTGACAGGAGACTTTAGATCTACCGTATCTCAGGAGGACGCTAATAACAAGGCTAAGGCCGCTGTTGAGGCTCAAGGTCAGGATGTGGCTAACGTGAAAGGTAAGTGTGAGAAGGTTCCTGTATATACCGGTACTTATACACGTACGTTTACCCGTAACAATTGTGGTACTGGTGCTGGTGGCACTTATACGGTAAACGATAGGATGGTTGATGGTTATCCATTTACTTCCACCGTGTCTCAAGAGGATGCCAACAGCAAGGCTAAGGCTGCCGTTGACGCCCAAGGACAGGCTCTTGCCAATATCCACGCCCTTTGTACGTATACCGGCCGTGCTTCCTTGGAGTTCACGAGAAACAACTGTGGTGAGTGTAAGATCGGATCTAAGGTGACGATCACCCAAGATATGGTAGAAGGACACCCATTCCAGTCTAACGACTCCCAGACCGCCGCTGACGCTATAGCCATGACCGCCGTACAGGCTCAAGGGCAGGCTTTGGCTAACACCAAGGGTACTTGCTCTAACGCTACTATGTATACCGGTAGGGCTAGCTTCGAGTTCACTAAGAGCAATTGTGGAGCTAATCAGATAGGAGATCCGTTCACCGTGACACAGGATATGGTCGATGGTCATCCGTTCCAGTCTTGCGTATCGCAGGATGAGGCTAACTTGGTGGCTATGGCCGCTGTCATGAACCAAGGTCAGAAGATCGCCGATGAGCGTGGTACTTGCCATGAGGCTCCTAAGTACACCGGTCATTATAGTGAGGTGTTCGAGAAGAATGATTGTCCATCCGGATTGATACCTTCATCTGTTAACGTTACGGAGGCTGATGTCACTGGTGGTCCGTTCTATTCTTATGAGAGTCAGTTTGCCGCCGATGAGCTTGCTAAGGCCGCTGTCAAGGCACAAGGTCAGGCTATAGCCAACGATCGTGGTACTTGTGATGAGTTGAAGATATATGTCGGTAACTACAGCAAGGAGTTCACTCCTAAGTGTCCTACTTGCCAGTATGCTGATCCTATTACCGTAACCCCAGATCTTATGGGTCAGTTCTTCACTTCTACCCGTTCACAAGAGGAGGCTGACGCTTTGGCTAAGGCCTACATTGATAGGATGGGTCAGGCGTTCGTCAACAAGAACTACGATGATACGTGCCATACGAAGACCGAGCAACCAGTATGGGAGACTATAGAGACTGTATGTAAGGACTGTATCTCTCAATTACATCAACGCAATACGAATACCTGTTATACTGATCCTAACAATCAAGAGCGGTATATAGCCGGTGGTAGCAATACCTGTTTCTGGTTTGGTACGGCATCCAAGGCCTTTACCCGCCAATGCGCTGACGGAGGTGTGGGTAGTTCTGTTACTGTAACCCAGAATGATGTTACGGACCCAAGCCCTAGCTCTGATGGTAAGTTTAAGTCATGTGTGTCACAAGCTGACGCTAACGCCAAAGCATTGGCGGCTGTTACGGCTCAGGGACAGAGCGTGGCTAACTCGAAAGGTACTTGTACGTGGACAGGAAGCTATACCGGTCAGGTTCAGAAGAACAATTGCGCTGATGGCGGCGTAGGCGACATGGTATCCGTAAGTAGCGACAGGCTGCCGGGACATCCGTATACCTCCAACATATCTTTGGCTGATGCTAATAAGAAGGCCGAGAATGCTGTTCGTGGAGCCGATGGACAGAACTACGCCAATAAGAACGGTGGATGTACTTGGACTTACGTGGCAAGCCGTGACTTCTATAAGAGCAATTGCGCCGATGGTGGGGTTGGTCAGAGAATAACGGTGACCTCTACGCAAGCCAACGGCGGTACGCCTATCACCAGCAAGGTTTCTTTGGCTGATGCCAGGAGCAAGGCAGAGCAGATCCTAGACCAGAGAGGGCAGGATTACGCTAACCAGCATGGCACTTGTGTGTGGACCGGTACTGGAAGCGCTACGTTCTATAAGGATAATTGTGGTACATGTAAACATGGTGTAGCTTTATCCGTTCCTTATAGCGCTTTAGGGTTGTCAGCGTTGATATCCACCGTATCTCAGGCGGATGCCGACAGCAAGGTTCAGGATGCTTTCAAGAATGATACGGCGACTAAGACCGCAGCTCAGGCTTACGCCAATAAGAATGGTGATTGCGCCGACGATGATGATACTCCTACTTATGGTAATTGGAGTTATTATTGCGACGGGTGTACCTATCGTAAGAAAAGGAGTCAAACCAATCCTTGTTCCTCTGCTTCTGATCAAGACGAGGTGGTTGAGTATGATTCCAGATCTTGTGGATGCGGATGTGATAATACATACTATATGGATAATAGTAGGTGTAATAATGGTAATAGCGAGGAGCATTATTCTAGCGAGTGTAATCCTATAGGATATTGGCAGAATGGTGGTGAACATTGCTGTAATCCACATGACTACACTATCTATACCAATGAGGTATGTAAGGGATGTTCGGGCGAATGCGGTGATATATGTGTTCCTGATAGCCCTATTAAGGTGGTTAGCGCTGGTGAATTTTGTGCTTCTTCATCGAATCTGGCTAGTGAACAAGCTTATAACAAGTATAAAGGGTACAAGGATGCATTACAAATTTTAGTTGATGCTAGGATATGTCCTTCTAAGGTTGGCAATGATGACCGATGGGGAAATGTCAAGGCTACGAACTGTCCTGGCAACTGTACTCCTAAGACTATCAGTTATAAGCAAATCGCTGGTAAATATGAGGCTTGTACCAAGGATGAGGCAAACAGGATAGCCGACAGCAACCTACAGTCAGACGGTATCTCTTACGCTAATGGCTTGGCGCAGGCCGATAGATGCGATTGCGTGGAGCCAACAAAGACGTGGAGCGCTAACGCTATGCTGAGCGGTGATCCTTGTAATGGTCTGTCTGGTTCTACATCTGCATTAAGGTGTTCCTATGAAGTGTCTTACAATAATCAATGTGGATCATCTAAATCAATAACTGTAACTGTTACTGGTAGGAATAATCTTGGACAAACTGTTACGGCTGGAAGTACTACCGTAAGTATACCTACTGGGTCTGGTAAAAAAACCGGTGTCATAGGTTTTGATTCAGGAGTACAATGTGGGTCTATAAGTATTTCTGGAGGAGGATCTGGGAACTGTTAAGATTCTGATGTATAACAAAAAAAGGAGAGGCTAATAAGTCTCTCCTTTTTATTAAAAACCATAACAGCAGTGATTGTCAACAATTACCTGAATCATGACCAGAGATTGTTACATCTCCACATACCACTTCTCGGCTAAAATATACACTTCCACTCTTGGTTCCGGATCCTGCGGGAATTGTAAAGCTAGCGCTATTGACCTGCTCTTCTCCGTTTTGTGTATATCCTATACCACTCACAGAACCAGATATAGATCTACCACATTGATTATTATACGTAATCGTAAATCCTCTTGATGTGACAAGTTGTTCATGGCTCATGCAATCATTATTCATAGATACCGACCATGACCACGTCTTTGTTGGCTCCACGCAATCGCATCTATCGGCCTGCGCCAAGCCATTAGCGTAAGAGATACCGTCTGACTCGATGTGAATTTAGCTTATTCAATGCGCATTGTTTATCTATTAAATAAAATCATTAATATTGTATCGTTAATATTAATACATTAAGTTATGGCTTGCAATAAGAAAAAGAAAATGGCTAATGGAGGCAAGGTCTCCGAGAAAAAGAAACCTCAACTGAAATGTGGGGGCAAGGTTAAGAAGAAAAAGTAATAACTGGAGGGGTATATCCCCTCCTTAATATTTCGCTACATGAAAAATTCAGAATTTGTATCTAGGATCATAAATGATATGAACTCCATCAATAAGGACGCTCATGTCAGTAGGAGGTGGATATTATCTATAGGAAGGCAGAAAGCCAGATCGTATATAGCCCAGAAATACGCTGACGGAACTTTGTTCGGCGAGGAATCGTTATACACCCATATCAATTGCCTGGAGATGGAGAGAGTTCGGAAAATTGATTGTTGTTTTGATGAGTTTAAACTATGCAGGATACTTATGAGATCTAAGAAAAGGTTGCCCGATATGATATACACCCGTATAGGACCGGCTATTATAAAGGTATCGAACATCATGGATGATATCATATTCACTCCTATATCGTTAAGAAAATACGCTAATAATAAGGAACGTAAATATGGTAATATAGATCAATATTATTATTACGTCAATGATGGATATATCTATATACCTGATATAAATATAGAGGCTATAAACGTGGATCTTATAACCCTTGACAGGAAAGCGACGTTAGAACTAGGGGGATGTGGAACGGAAAAAGATGATCCATGTATATCTCAATGGGATTATGATTTCGTATGTCCTGACAAGCTACTAGAATATGTTGTCTCAGAGACGTTAAGGGAGACGATAACCAAATTGCAGATTCCTACGGACGAGAATCCGGATATGGATATTAACAAGAAAACTCAAAAGATTCAGTGATGATAAATATAATAAGGTCAATAATTAATTTCTTCGGTTTCAATGATGCCATAGTTGATGGTATAGGCGAAAGAGGGATGAGGGATAGCTCAATCATAAGATATAATGAGGTACATGATATGTATGATAAAATTATAAAGGATTTAGGAGATGTATCAGCATACGTGTCCAAGGGCTATATCTATGATAAGATAAAAGATAAAACGGGATTAAGTACCAGACATATCAGTAGAATATTGAATTATACCAAGAAAAGAGATCTTAGATTCATTTGATATGTTTACCGTCTAGATATAGGCTTCATCAATACAACAGAGTGCGATTGCCCACAAACGTGGAGCGCTAATGTAG